ACCCCCTTCGCTTTAACTTGTCAAGTATACCAGCTTAGGTTACTAGAAAATATTTACTATAACTATAAAGGTTGATCCTAATAAATTTAAAAAGGTGTTGACATTGCTTTCCTATAGGTGTATTATAAAGACAATCAAGAAACAAGGAAAAGAGGGGAAGCAAACAAGATAAAAATAATTAATAAAACTATTGACAAGTTAAAACAAGTAAGGTATACTAAAGACAATCAAAGGAAAGGAATATTAAACATGAAAAACTACAATGAAATGACTAGCAAGGAAAAGGCGCAATTAATCTTGGAAAATACACCAAGTGAACAATTACAACAGTTAGCTATTGACCTATCCCAGGCCTATGGCGATTATGGAATTCAAACCACTGATGATTGGTTTGATACTATAGTCGAAGAATTCAATAGTGGTGTAGTGGAAACTGATATTGTAGAAATTATCAGAATTGCACAACAATCCAAGGATCTTGACATTTGCGATACTTTTATTCGTGGTAGTATCTACTACTATGATTATAAGACAAGCGACAATGCACTAGACTTGGTTAATGATGAGGAACTATCAGAATGGATCGAAAACGCTATTGAAGATGATAACCCTATTATTGAGGACGCTAACAACGAACTTGAAATTGAAGCTATGCAAGAAGGACTTAAAAACGATTAAGAATGAACGGCCGCCTGAAAACGAGCGGTCTTTTTTTTTATCGCATATCACTTGACTTTTGCAGCAGGATATGGTATACACCCCTCCCCCCCGTTTGTCAAGTACCAATCCAGTACCTGACCCCCTATCTGCTCTACCCTAGGTCACTTTAAAATATTTTCTAAAATTATAGGAATTTTATGAGACTGTTTAATTTGTCAATTGTATAAGAAAAGTGGCCCATTAAAGACCACTTCGTTTACACCCACCCCCCAGTCATTTATATAAGACTATTATCTGACAGGGATAAGAAAGCAATATTCCAAAAATATTTCCCCAAAATTTTTAAGCCGGAAGAGGGCGTTTAACATAGTTAAAGTCCAAACCAGCCTCGCCAACTTGGAAATGAATCTAACCAAAGGGGACATTCATTATGTGGTTGTTGTTTATGTGATTGTAGTTGCTGTTGGGTCTTAACTGCTTGTTCCGCAAAGTTAACATACAATCCATACATCTTACCCGATAACTTTGAATCCCGATAGGCTTTCTTAATTAACTCGTCTCCTGTTCCATTAAAGCAACCAACGTGCCAACGCTGATTAGATAGGACGTAAACGAACTGCCGTCCTGACGACCAAGTGTTATTAAAGATTAGATAAGAATACTTGTCCTTAATATCATCATCTTCTCGAATGTTAATTCGTCCTTGCAAGATACTATCACCGTAGACTTTAGCATTCTCATATACATTAACGTTACCACAAACGTGAGCAAAGCCACATACTATGGCGTTACCATGAACCTTAGCTTTGCCATAAATTCTAGCGTTTCCATAAACGTGAGCATTACCAGAAATAGCCGCATAACCACAAACCCTCGTATCATCATAAACCCACGCCTTACCGTAAACGACTGCATGATCATAAATCTCGGCATGACCACGTACTATCGCATTATCATAGACACAAGCATTACCATAAATCTGTGCCTTATCTAAAACCTTGGCGTTGCCTACAACATAAGCATTATTATAAACCCAAGCATTACCACCAACTTGGGCATTATCTAATACTCTAGCATGATCATAGATACAAGCCTCACCATAAACTTTAGCATTATCTAAAACCTTAGTATGATTATAGACCCATGCGTTACCGCGGATCTGGGCCTGACCATAAACTACAGCATTCTTATAAACTTTAGCATTGTCATAGACCCAAGCGGTATCTGATTGGGAGAGGTTAGAGTAATCTTCAACCCACCCGCCTAGATCTCCCTTCCTCACATCATCAAACGACTTTAAAGCCTTGATTCGGTGAAGGGTATGGCCATCTACTTCCTTAGTATGATGGGTTAGTTTATATTTCTTATTCATAATAATCTCCTTTTCTTTAATTCCTTTAACAACTATATAATAACACAGGCAGGGATAATGTCAATAGTTTTTATAAAAATAACTAAAATAAAAAGACCTAGTAATTACTAGACCTTCTCATTATGATTCCATTACTTATATAGTTCCCTACGTGAACCCATTAAATCTTCATTACTTCTAGATTGTTCCGGATTAGATTGTGCCTGATCTGTTGCTTTCTTAACCAAGTCAGGGTTCTGTTCAAGTAGATCAACTAGATATGATAAGTCATCACGGATCGTTCTTACATCTTTTTGAATGTAATAAACATCTACTACACCAAATGCAAACAGAAAACCTAATAACCACATAATTATATTCCTCCTTTTCTTTTGTCTTATCCTTTCGACAACTATATAATAACACAGCTAGAGATATTGTCAATAGTTTTTGTTGAAATAACTAAAATAAAAAGACCTAGTATTAACTGGGCCTTCTATTTATTAATCAATTAGTTCTGCATACTTGACTACTGAACCATCTTGATCCTTATATTGAGCTAACTGAATCTTATGACCAGGATAAACTGTTATGATTTCACCATCGGGTTGCCAGCAGTATAAGACAGGATCTTCATAAGCATACTCCCATGGATCAGGAGGTTCTTCCCCCTCAATAACAGAATCATTCTTAATTAGTTCAAATAACCAATCAGGATAGCGTTCATCGTCAAAAATATATGGTTTTGCCATTGGCTATTCACTCCCTTCATTTGTCCTTTAGCCAATCCATCACTTCTTTATTCTCGTCAAAAAGTCGGTGGAGTGTATCTGTATCTACCGAAGTGTTTTCATCAGCTAACCCATGTTTCAGTAAATACTTCTTAATCTTATATAAAGTATCTTCCGTATATGGTACAGCAATTAAGTTATAACCATGAGACTTAGCATAGTCTAGCTTCATTTGATCATGCTTTTGTTGAATAGTAAACTGATCATCACCACCAAAATGATCAATTGGTTGGTAATGCTGAATCCCTTGATATTCAATTAAGATAGATTGGCTAGGAATATAGAAATCATAAGAAAGGTAAGACTTATATTTCAGGTCTGGGAAAGTCTTTTGATACTCATAATCAATATTAAGGGTATCTAATAGCTTAGTAATAACAGTTTCCCCTTTAGGGCTGTTACAATAAGGACAGCGATTGCCACTAAGAAAGTAAATTGGTCTAACTTCGTAAATGTTACCACACTTGTTATGCTTAACTTTTAATTTAGTAAAACTGTCTACGTATGGTTCAAGGAAAGTATAATCATCACCTACTATGTCATAGACTTCTTGTCTAAACTGAACATTGGTTTTCTTGGGGGTTCCATAACAATGAGGACAGCGAGTACCTCTAAGAAAGTTAATAGGAGTTACCTTATATTCAGTACCACATTTATTATGCTTTACCCTTATTTTAGTACCAGCATTAACATATTTATCTAGGAATGTATATTCATCACCCACTAAGGCGTAGACTTCCTGGCGAAACTGTTTGTCTGTTTTTTTAATAATCCCTGCACAGTACGGACAACGGGTGCCCCTAAGAAAATTGGTAGGTCGTACCCCATAGATATTTCCACATTTATTATGCTTTACCCTTATTTTAGTATTATCATTAACGTATTTATCTAGGAAAGTATACTCATCGCCCACCAAAGCGTAGACTTCTTGTTTAAACTGGGCGTTAGTTTTCTTAGCCTTAACAGAACAATAAGGGCAACGACTACCTCTAATAAAGGCACCAGGTCTAACCTTATAGATATGACCACATTTGTTATGTTTAACTTTAATTTTTGTACGTTTATTAATATAAGTATCTAAGAATATATATTCATCTCTCACAAGATCGTAAACTTCCTGTTGAAACTGATCGTTTGTTTTTCTTCTCAAGATATTTCACCTTACTAATTTATATATTTTTATTATAAACCTATGACAATAATAAATCAATAAGTTTCTACAAAATAAAAAGCCCGTCATATAGACAAGCTTAAATACTGTTTACTTCATTTCAGATAAACCGGCTTGACGCCGACCACGGTTAAACCAAGGAGAAACTGTGAAAGCCAGAATGTCATTAATAACATAGATTAAGCTATTAACTGCCATCGCCAAGGTTGCGTCACCTTGTGCAAATGTAACAGCCCATAGAATTAATTGGAAGATACCAGAAGCTAACCACCAGTAGTATTGGTTATTGTAACGCATAAAGCACATAATTCCGGCAGTCAAACTAATTGCAAAACTAATAGCGTCAATCCATGGACGTGGGTCATTAGTAAACCGACCAATTAGATAACCACTTACTACATATACAATCAATGTACCAATAATAGCGACTAACCATTGTTTTGAACCGAAACGGCGCAAGTGATTCTTGGTATCGTCATTCCAACTACGAACTGCAAAGATAACAGGCAAGTCCAATGTCACGACATAGGCAATTTGTTCAAAAATTGACAGATAGTTCTTCGCTGACCACCCGGCATAGATAAAACAAGTGGCTGAAATTAACCCTAACCAACCATTAATTGCTTTAGTAGCATTAATTGCCAATACACATAGGGTACCCAACAAGGTACCAATAAACGTAATCAATGTTACTGAATTAATTGGGCTACCAATCAATAATGCTAGTTGAAATCCAAAAGCGAAGAAAAACAACATATAATTCTGCATAGGCCAACCTTTCAGTTGATTGAACAACCAAATGAAATAGTTTTGCTTTGTAGCTTTATCCAAAATAAAATACCACCTTTTTATTATTAGGTTCACTATATCTATATAGTGCCTTATCCACAATCTATAATTGCTTCTGTATTATACTGACATGACATTACAACAAAGTCAATATCCCAACTTACTTGCGTATGAAATTAGATCACTTGTCTTTGCGTTTTGCAACTTGACTTCCTTACCACTAGTAAGCACGATGGTCTTTATATGCTTAGCCTTTAGAAAAGCCTTAACATCTGCTTTGATTCCAGCACTACTCATGTTTTTGTCCCCCTTTCCTTTTCTATATTCTTTATACTACCATCTCAAATATGTTATTGCAACCCCTAATTCACTATTATATTAAGCAAGAAGATAAATGTAATTAAGGTGGTGGAACTATGGTTGAAGAAAACATTAACTTAGATGTTAGCAATCAGGCGGCAAAGGACGCTATTCAAGACGTCACTAAAGATATTGATGAACTAGAAAAACGCATCGAACGTATCTCTAACGCCCGAGTAAACAATAACAACACACTAAGTAATAAACAGGTTGCCACTGCCCAAGGTGGACTTAGTGACCTCTATTCAGACAAGACCAAACTCCAACAAATGTTAGCGAGTGTCCAAAAAAATGGGGACACAGAAGTTGAAAGCGACTTAATTAGTAAGTTAACCGAATTAACCAATGCTATTAATAAAATTAGCGATAGTGATAATTATAAAAGTATCATTAGTAATCATTCTACTACTACAACCAGTAGCTCGGCTTTTCGTACTTTTTACGGAGATCAAACTGATAACGTTAATAAAGCTAACGCAGATTACAATAAACTTCGCTCTGATGTTAACAACTTAATTAATAGCAACCGGAAAACTTATAATAACTTTGAGGTTGGTAAGCGTTCTGGGTATATTTCACATAACCGTTATCAAGAATATAAACAAAGCGCAAACTATAACCAGGAACGTTTTTCTAACTATAGTGGTATTTTAAAAAAACAACAATCAAAGGTATCTGATCAATTATCTGATGCTATAACTAAATATACTACAGCCAAAGCGGAAGCTAGTGTTCCTGGAGCCAGTCGAGAAAAGATTAATGCCGCTAGAGAAGCTGATGAATATGTTAAGCAACTCGAAAAAGTTAGTCAAAAGTTAAATCAGCTTAGCAATACCCTTACACAAAATAAAGATTCAATTGACCAAACTAATAAAGCGGTTAATAAACCAGATAATAGCTACGTCATTGGGCCTAAAAAGGGTAGCCTAGCTGATCAATCTCGTTACCTTGCTCGTTCTGGTCTTACTGCGGCGATGAGTTCGTCTGGTTCCTTAGTTAGCCAAGGGAGTAACGCCCGTCTAACTGCCTTTGACAACATTAAAGGGGTCGCCTATGGTATTGGCGGTTATCATGCTGATAACCACGTTATGGACACGATCTCTAATTCAGGGTATAAATATGGTTATTCTGGTGCGGAGATGTCTGGATTCGTTAGCGATTATTCAGGTAGCACGGGAAATACAGGTAACTACAATAAGGCGGCTACCTCATGGGCACGTCAAGCCCGTATAACCGGTTCTGACAGTGAAACTACCCAATCCCTTGAACAATCGGCTGGGAACGCCAGTGGGCTTTCTGGTAGCCAAATGTCTAGGTTAGGTAATCAGATCACTAATGAGATTACCTCTAGTGGTATGACGGCCAAGTCTAGTCAACAACAGCAAGGTTTAACCGAACTATATAACAATGCTACCCAATATGGGGCTAGTTATAAAGATTTACAACAGATTGCCGGCTTGCAGGGTTCACTTTCCTCCTTGGGAAGTCAATTCCAAGGTACCACTGGTGCTAACAATATTATTCAGGCCACTCAAACCCTTTCAAATTATAATAGTTTACAAGCCCGTACTCTGTTTGCTAGAGGAACTGGAACTAAATATTCTGGTTTAAAGGGTCAAGCTCAATTAATGCAAGATATGCAGGACATGAACAAGAATCCTGCGTCCATGAGCCGGGTCTTAAACAATGCTAAGGACTTTGCTCATGGTGATAGTCAATACGCCGCCTACAATTTAAGTAATATGAACCCCAATGTATCAATGGATACATGGGAGAAGCTAATAAATGCCAATTCTAAGGGTAAATTAGACAAATCGACCCTTAATAAGTACCTAAATGACGGCTCACAAGCCAAAAAGAACGATAAATCCTATTCAGAATCAGGTACTTCATCGATTCAAAAGTCAAATTCGGCCCTTGCTAACTCGGCTACTAAGGCTAGTGAAAGCCTAGATTCCTTCCGAAGCGCTTTAGCCAAAATTTATAAGACCGTTGGGGGTAGTTTTGGCGGTTTTGGTGGGGTTGGTATGAGTGTCGCCTCTGCCGTGGGAGGAAGCCTTGTTCAAGGGGTTGGTTCTGGTCTAGTTTCAGGCTTTGTCCTTAGACACGGAGGGTTCCGTGGGGCGACTAAGGCCCTGTTCACCAAGGAAACATGGGCTAATGGTGGTCGATCTCTTAAAAATGGTGGACGATCCATTGTTAACGCCGCTCGAAACATTCGTAAGGGTGGTAAGTTTACTGGTCTACTCCGCAAAGGGACTAGTCTAGCTAAATCCACTGGGTCTACCCTTCTAAGATCGGGTGAACGTACTGGTTTACTAAGGAGCGCAGGTGGCCTAGTAAGGAAAGCTGGGATTGCTAACCTTGCCTTCGGGGCTTATGACACTATTAATACTCTTACGCACACCAAAAAAGGATCTAAAGCCCAATTTGAAGGACTTGGAAAAGCGGCGGGTACCACTGCTGGGAGTGCTGGGGGCGCCGTTCTTGGTAGTTTACTAGACCCATTCATAGGTCCAGCAGGGACAATTGGTGGAAGCATTATTGGTGGCTGGGCCGGTGGTAAAATTGGTGGTCTTATTGGTGATGGTGCTCACTGGGTTAAAGACAAATTCAGTGGAAACCACAAGAAATCCACCAGTAAAAAGTCCAAACTTCATGATAAAGACGACTGGAAGATCCTTCGCTCCTACAACAAGATGTTAGACAAGGCCAAGACCCTTGTTGAAACCGCTAAAAGTATTTCTCTTAATGGTGATAACGCTAAGGCTTCTGATGATTCAGAAAAAGCTAGTGGTAAAGGGGTTGAAGCCGCTAAATCCGTTGCTAAGAAGGTTGGTAAAGAATTAGGGGTCGATCCTAGCCTTGTCTTTGCCCAAATTATGCACGAAACGGGTGGTATGACCTCTAAATTAGCCAATGATGGGTCTAATAACCTGTCTGGTATCAAATATGTAGGACAATCTGGAGCTACTAGGGGTTCTGCTTCTCCCGAGGGCGATTACTATGCTAAGTTTAACAGTTTAGATGACTATGCTAAGAATTTTGCTAGTATTCTAAAGAATGATGGCATTGATTCAAGCATTAAGTCAGTTGACCAGTATGCAACCGCCCTTAAAAATCATAGCTACTTTACTGCTGGGCTAGGTGCATACGAGGCCGGTATGAACTCGTTCAAAGGACAATACGCTAATGGTGGGATTCGTTCCTTTGCCAGTGGTAATGGGTTCATTAGTAGCCAACCAACCTTAGTTAATAACTCTGATCTCTTTGGCGAAGCTGGTACAGAAGCGTTTATTCCGTTAAATACAAGTCACGCCGGTGCGGGTCTAACAGCACTAAACGATTTAGCGGGGGTCTTTGGACGTAAGTTGGTTAGCCCAAGCGAAGTTGGGGGCAACCAAAACACAACCATTAACCCTACCTACAACATCAATCTTACTATCCAAGGAGGGACGGACGATCCAGACAATTTAGCTCAAACCGTAGCAAACAAGGTTAAGGAAATGCTTAATCAGTTTGAACAACAACAAACTAGACAAAGCCAATTAAATTACTTTGCTCATTAAAAATGACCACCCCTAAACCGGGTGGCCTTTTTGTATATAAAAAAAGAGATAGCTATTACACTATCTCTTTATATAAAACAGTTACCACCTATTTGTAAAATAGATACCCTATTAACTTACAGAAGTTGTTCCACTGCTAAGGTACAAAAATTCTATTGACTCAGTCACGATTTGATTACTACGGTACGCAGTGGAGTAACTGGAAGCCGAACAACCATAGAATGACTCAACTAGGTTCTTAGTTACACTGTCCATAACGTTAATGGTGATAATATCCTTGTTGAGGATATCCTCACCTAGGGCGGCAATCGCACCCATTTGGGCACTTGCCAAGTTACTTGAAACCATGCGGAACCGCTCAAGCGTAACACTACCCGTATATTTGAGGTAAACGTGTTCTTGTGGCATGATGGAACCGATTTCATACACACCCTCTGTACCAAATGAGCGTTGCGCACTTAGAGATTGTGCCCTTGCCACAAGGTGGTTCTGGGCCATAATGTAAATACGGTTTGCGCTGTTCACAGTTTGATTATTTACCGTCGCCAATATTAAAACCTCCTAAAAAGTTTAGCTAAACTATGTTTTTCTAGACTTAATATAGGAGGTTAGCAAGCTACTTACCCCTCACTAACTATCATCGCCTTAACCATTTTTTATATATACAACAATTGGCAAGGCTTTAGTACAAGACAAAATTAAACCATCTTTGTACAGTTTCCACCAACTTTCTTTTGGGAAACCTAATTTATTGGCGTTGGCACTAACAAAAGCCAGAAACGGTGAAAGTACAATTACCACTAAACTATCAATGGCTAAAATAACAAATGGTAATGCAATAAGTACATAAGCTAATGATAAGTTACCCCACCATGCAATCTTTTTTAAAATTTTATTCATTTTTAATGTTCCCCCTTAAACAAGTAGGGAAAGTATTCCACACATAGATTAATAACCTTACTATACAAAGCTACATCATCTTTATCTAACAAGCTGGAGCTTATCTCAACTATAGGTGTACCTTGAAGATATGTGAAGGTGACAAGGGGAACTAGATTGTCGTTATCTTTTCTATACCAAATAATCATATCTACTTTGCTATGGTCATAACCATACAAGTTATGGTACTTGTCTACGGTTAGGTGTGGGTTAAGCTGTTCTACTTTTTTAATAAATTCATCTGTCTTAGTCATTATCTTTACCCCCTACAATCATTCCAAAAACAATCTTCCATATAGGGTTTGCCAAACTTGTTGAACATAAACTTACGCATAAACTTAGTTAAGTAGAAAACATAGCCAAACCCAACAGCATTGCTAAGCACACCATAGTCGTTAACTTCAAAGCTATCCTCAAGTAGTATTTCATTATCATCATCATCTAAAGCGTAGTAGCTACCCTTGAAAGTGATTGTATATATACTCTTAATAACATCAAGATGTTCAACTTTAAAGCCACAATACTGTGCAATGAACACTGAATATAACTCACCCAACTCATAACTATTTAACTGATTAACATATTTAAGTTTCATATTTAATAACCCCCTAAACCGTCCCAAAAACAATCGATAGCATATTGTTTCCCAAACTTCCAAACCATGTGCCTACGATAATGCTGTGCCATCACCCAATTCGGATTATTTTCAGAATATACATTAAAATCATCAAGTTCAAGAGTAAAGAGAGCAGGACATTCTACATCTTTGATAATACCCCTATCAAAGTTCCCCCTAATGGTAATCAAAGGTTGATCTCGGATAATTTGGCAATCACCATCAATTTTATCCACCCTGTAAAAGTCTTTAACTAAGCATACATATAATTTTTTCAATTCATCATCAGTTAATTGTTCAACGTATTTCATAGTTCTCCCCCTATTAATCATCACATAAACTATCACCAAAGAACGCTTCTAGATACTGACCACACAGCATAGCTAGATTTCCAAACGATTCTAAACCGTCTTTATCAAAGACAACTGGTACTGGTTGATCAAGTTTAACAATGGTTACTGGTACACCACCAATAACCTGCATTGTAAATATGGTTATGTCGCCATATTTGATTTCAAACATTTCTTTGGTAACAATTCCAAGAGTTAATTCTTCATCAATTGCTTCCAGCTTCTTGTTAAACTCATCAACTAATTTCTGATTCATACTTAATCACCTCTGTAAAATTCAAATAATTTTGAATAGTTTTGACAAGAGTTGCTTATCCTTACGCCTGACATACCTATTAGCGTCATGCTTGTGTTCCTTCATCACCTGCTTATCTGAATGTTCACCCCGCCACCAATATAGATACCTGATAGAATCGTTATATCGTCTTTTACTTTTGCTTAGCATTACTAACCACTACCACCCTAAAAGTGATTATAAAATACGACAATTGGTAATAATTCAGTACAAGACATAATTAAACCAGCTTTATACAGTTTCCACCAACTTTCTGTTGGGTAATTTAATTTCTGGCCATTAGCACTCACAAAGGCAAAAAGTGGTGAAAGTAAAATTACCACTAAACTACTAATGGCTAAAAGAATCAATGGTAATATACAAATTACAAAAGCCAATGACATATTACACCACCGTGCAATATTTTCTAAAGTTTCCTTCATTTAATTAACTCCCCCTTTCCTAATTGATGATTTAAGTATAGCATATCAAGCCTAAAAGTCAATAGCTTTTATAAAATAAAAACTTCGACTTACAATTATATTAAACTCGCAGGAGATGATTAATGTGCAACAACTTTACAAGATAAGAAGCACTCACGAAATAGAGAATATAAAAGGTGGTGATTACGACTGGTTAGAAATTACTAAGCCTGATGATAGCGATCTAAGCCTTGTACAAAAGCGAACTGGACTAGAGATTAGTACCTCAAAGCTCATTCTATCTAGCCATGAAAGTAGCCATATCGAAGGGCTAACGGAACCAGACAAACCACTTATGATTGTACTCCAGTACCCCAAAATGGTCGAATCAAACCTAGGGGATTTCAAAGAGTACGCCACTAGCCCGATTATCCTGATTCTAAGTAATGATGGGGATAACAATGACCTGATTACAATCAGTAATCATGAGCCATCTTTTATAGCCAAGATACAAGAAGATAGTAAAAGCTTAAAGGTTCCAATAACCAATAAGAAAGATATAATGCTTCTGGTTATCTATTATATGTCACAAGAATACAGAAGTATTCTAAGATCATTAAATAAGGACGCTAACAGCTTGGAGCAGTCACTTAAAACGGCGACAAACAATATTATATTTTATCATGTAATGTCAATTCAAAAGACGGTTTCTTCATTTCTGGATTCACTTGCTAATAACCAAAATATCTGTGAGAAAATAGAGAATGACGCTAATTACTTTGCATCTGAAAAGTACACAGAATTAGCTAGGTCTGCTAGTCTTGCCCTAGAAGAAACATCAGAAGCGGCTCGACACTTGGACTACATTTTAGATAAGTATACAAGTCTAGTATCGTCAATCGTTGGTAATAACCAACTGGTTACTATTAACAAATTCACGGAGTGGGGTATCGTTCTTTCCTTTTTGAGTGCCTCTTTTGGCGCCCTTGGTATGAATTACTATCTTCCTGGAGAAAGCAGTCATGTTACTACCATTCTAGTTTTTGCTACAATCTTTGCTTCTTCAATTTGGCTAAGTAAGTATATTAGAAAGTTACTAAAGGGTAAAAAATAATAACAAAAGGCTGGTATTAACCGGCCTTTTTTATTACTTATTTTATTATAACGAAAGAATTAGTGCAAAGATAGACCAGCCAATTATCCAGCCATGAGCCTTAAAATAAATTTCTGCTACAATAAGGCCACAAATCCCACAGATCGCTAAGCCATGACCTAAGCCATCACCTTTAGAATCCGTTATGATTTTACCATCAGAATCAATTATGATTTTGTTTTTAGAGTTCATTATTATTACCTTCCTTTTCTTTTTTGTTCTTGTCCTTTCGACAACTATACAATACCACAAGTAGAGATGATGTCAATACTTTTTGTTAAAAAATATAAAATAAAAGACTGGTATTAACCAGCCTCTTATACTTACTTCTTAGCTCGGAAGAACCCTGTCGAGGGAGACGAGTTGCCAAACATACTTTGGTAGCCGCCCTCACACACAGATGGGTGACGGTCTATACAGTTGATAACTTTGGTATCAGACCCTTTCCATTTCTCTAAAAGGATCCCAGTATGTGGGTTAGCATTATTGATGACAATATCACCAGCTTTAGTATCGTCAGCACTAATTTGGTCGAGATATGGCTCCATTGAAAAAGTTGTCCACGGACTATCACTTGTTTGATACCCACATGATTTTAAAACGTACCATACAAAACTTGAGCAGTCTGCTGACCCATTATCCTTTGGTTTTCCAATATCTCCAAAATTAGCCCGATTAGCTTGGGAGTAAGACCAATTCTTACCCTCCACCTTCTTAGCAAAGGAAACAATATCACCATCACTACCAGAAGATGAACTAGAACTGTCTGAATCTGGTGTAGCATTCTCAACCGCCGCCGCTAAGGTCTGCTCCCCAAAGTACCCACCAACAAAGTTGGTAAAGGTGCCCCAAAAAGACCATTCATTTGAGAAACGCTTATTAGTATTGGTAATATCATCACCTAAAGGAACCCCCCGAGTAATGGTAAGAGTGACCATTAAACCGTTGGAAAAGTCAAAGCTGTACTGTTCACCCTCACAATAAAATTCCCAGTAAGTTCCGTTTGCTCGATCATAAAAGTAGATACGAGTACCAATAAAGTTATTCTCTTTAAAAGTGGTTTGCTCGCTTTCAAGTCCGGCAAAAGTTATGGTTCCTGAATAAAACTTAGCGTTATCCGCATACCAATTAAACAGCTTCTCACTATACCTGGCAAAGAAGAAATTAACGGAATCATTACCATTCATCGGAGATCCACTAACTCCATCTTCGGTATCAGTGATCTTATATTGACTTAGAATCTGGTTGTAGGCACTTTCTGAAATGGTTCCCCCATTGTTAATTGCATACTCAACCATTTCATAAGCCTGTTTACTACCAATTGAATACCCCAATAAATTAATTAATTCACTAGCCGCCTTTTTAGGGTTTTGTTTCATAGCTTTATATGACTTCAAGTAAGTAGTGTCTTTAGCTAAATTAGTAGTCGTTGGTACATAATTCGGGGCAATAATACTAAGATACTTAGTGGTACTCATTGAGTTTTTACTTAGCCACAATGAATTAGCCTGCTCCTTAGTAATGCCATAACTACTAATTGAATTAAAGAACGCCACATTAGAATTGGTTGCCTTTAACGCATTCATTACCGCATTATAAGCGGTACTACCACCATACTCTTTCGGGATTGACAAGTTAGCATTAGAACCTTTACGCCCACTAGTAAGATAGAAAGCGTCCACAATGCTAGTATATGGGGGGTAGTGTAGTTGAGCCGTCTTATCCGTGTAACCCTTCATAGCTTCACTATCTGCATATGTGGTTCCGGGAGTATGTGACTGACTATCTAATTCTAGCGTTTGACCATTAAAGTAATCTGTATTAGCTTCCATGAGCTTATAGCCATAACGGCGAACTAACTCTATGTTAGTAAGTGGGTATAAATTAGCATTGATTCCTCCTGAATAAGTGGTGTCTCCAAGGTTTTGGGTAGGTGTAATCTTAAAGACTGCTGATTGCTCACTATCACTATTTTCAATACTAATATCTGTAATTAATTCAGTTGGAATGGTGTTAGTAGTTAGACCCTTCCAATTCTCGGGGTCAAAAGGGGTTGGTCGATATACAAAAGTTGGAATCCCACGTACATTTGTCCAGAACATTTCATTAAATGGTTGAGAAGAAACATCTTTAATCATTTGTAAGATGGAACCATTGTAGTTTGTATATGGGTTAGAAGTCCCAGTATCAGGAGGGTAACTTTCATCTAAGTTTTCCCATATATCAAACTCAACCAGATTTTGCATAGGAATATCATCACCATCGGCAACCGCAAGTGGGATATTCATCATGTTAGCGTAAAGACTAGCGTTATTAGAACTAGAACTTGACTTACTATCTTTATCTGCCATAACTATGCCCCCTAACTATTGTCGCCATTATTGGCAATGCTATCCATGTATGCTGAATAGGTGTCCTCGCTAATCGCATTTCCCATTAGATCGCCCCACCAATCAACCTGAACCGCGGTAGAACGAGTTGTAATACCAATACCATATGAATTATCATTAACACTTTCAAAATCATAAGTATTACTCCCACCTTGATTTTGAAGGATAAACCTATTAATAATCTGTTTGATGATATTGGCACTGGTATGATTACCAAAAGCAATCCCGGTCTTTTCATCATCGGGTAACATTTGATAACCACTTAGGTTAGCCGATAATTCACTAAAACTTGCTAACTGAATACTGGAAAGAATCTTTGCCATACCTTGACCAACAATGGTGTAGGTTGTTTGGTTAGAACTATAAGAAGTGTTTCTAGACAAAGACGAAATCAAACCATAGTAAATGTTGTACTTAATTGAATCAACTTGGGTATTGGCGTCCCCTTGAAAGTAAGAAATTGTATCTTCAAATTCAGTCGAATAAGTAGTATTATCTCCACTACCACTAGTCTTTAACTGCCACCGCTTGTTAGCAAGAGAAACATTAGGTTTAAGACCATCATTATTACCACTACTACCAACGGGTAAAACTAAATCAATACGAATTAAATCATTAACTGACAAAACAGAACTCCAATCGTATTGATCTCCAAGAGTGATAGTACAAGTTGGAATATCATTACTCATCAAGTTCTGTGTTTGTAGACTGATAATGTCATCGATAAAATCTTCTCTGGCGCCATTAGGTAAGTAATGTGAGTAGTTGCGTGGAACCAAAGGATACGTTCCTTCAATGGTCGAGATAACTACTGATGGCACATAAGATACGCTGTGGGCATACCTTAAAGTTTCTTTGTCTGTTGGGCTTGCAACCGGGGTAATTTCCTCCGGTACAAGCATTAACTTACTTGATTCTGCTTGAGCATTACTACTATTATTTGAGTTAGAACTGCTCTTATTACTATCAGCCATTTAATCACCACCTTCTTACTTAATCTAGCAAGTCGGGGTATGATTCTTTGATCTTGGCCATGCGTTCTTGAACATTATCAACTGTATAATCATCGGCATAAAAGGCAGTGTAGGTATCGTCAACGAGTAAATGCTTGTCCTTTAAATTACATACGTTACCCACTCTGGCCCCAGTTACATTACACGCAATAGCGGCGTCCGCACGGGAACCATATCGATACCCCTTGTTGGTATGAATATTATATAAAATAGTAGCTCTCTTTTTCATGAAATGTCAAATCCTTCCTGTTGGTACTGACGATACCGTTCTTGAGCCTGACGGTACAATATATCGGAATTGGTATTAACTAGATCAAATACATAAACGTCATGTTTATCTTCTTGAATACGAAGAATCCGACCAATCCGTTGCATTAATGATACATAAGACTTACCACCACTACATTGAACAAATACCTGAATGTTAGGACAGTTAATACCTACTTCAAAAATCTTAGTGGCAATTACAATTGGTAATTCACCACTCCGTACCCGATCTAAGACTTTCTCTCTAGTTTCGGTATCATCTTCACCTTTTACATAGTCATACTTAGCACCGAGTTTATCCAGTTTCTTGGCAATGTTCTCCCCGTGTTCCAGAGAATTAACCATCACCATAACTGCTTTACCATGCTTCTTAACCCGTTCACTGGCCTTAAAAGCAATGTTAGAAACCACTTGATTGTAGTATTCATTATCAATAACCCCTAAACGATAGGCTAGTTGGTAATTAACTAGATCACCAGTAATCATTCCTCGATTAGCCCGGCGTTGTAGTTCAGCCCCTACTCGTTGTTCAAGATCAGTTGGCTGATCAACTTTAACCATCTTAATGTGAGGCTTAGCCGAGAAACCCCGTTTAATCATCTCATCATTAGAAACATTAGCAATGGGCGTCCCTAACAAGGCTTTAATACGAACCATCTTTAACTTATCCTGTTTAGGCATGGTACCAGTTAAACCAATCCGCATACGGGAATTATCCAATTCTTGAAAAATGTTCCAATAAGACTGGGCACCAGCCCCTTGACACTCATCAACAATAGTGGCAATAACACTATTTAATAATTCCTTACATTCATCATATCGTTCAAATTCATCTTTATGATTCTTATATACTAACTTTTTGTATTTTTTATATAGGCCGTCAAAGTATTCTTTGGTTTGTTTTGAATTAGAAACTACTGAATAAATATCTTTTAAATCTTGGGGGTCGTCAGCTTGATACTTATACTTGGGCTTCAAGTTTAGTGCCAACAATTTTAAATTGGTATAAGGATCTCCATGATCGAAAATCATATTGCGATAAGTAACTGCAAACCGCTCTAAATGCTTATCTTTCTTCTTGGTTAACTTAACCTCTGGTTTTTTGAGGGTTGAGTTAAGGGTCTGGTAAGTAGCAACAATAATTGGCTTAGTTAAATCCTTCTTACTATCACCCCAGATACCAATCTTATCTTTACCTAGATACCGTTGGTAATCATGAAAAAGCTGGTTCATTACACTGGTGTTAGGTGCAATGAATAACAGCTTTTCATTATCCTTGAGGCGTTGCTCTAATAAAAACTTGAAGATACTAACGGCTACACTCGTCTTACCTGCATTAGTGGCTAACAAGACAATTCCTACTTGATTATCAAAAGCACTTCTTACAGACGAATATTGGTAGTCACGCAAGGTTATATCCTTGCCATCACCCATTAAGTCCTTTAAATCAATTTGATCAGGAACTTTAACTAATAGTTGGGGCTTACGTTGATCTTCATAGGAATACTGAAAGCCTTGGGGGACAATGGCAGTGTCCAATAGTTTAATTAACTCATCATATAAACCAGTGGGAACTAAATTATTATCTAAGTCACAGACCTTTTCTCTGCCATCGAAAATTCTGTTACCGTACTTATCCCTCATATTATAGGCTTTCATATGATAACGTTGTGGATTAAGAGGATCTAAAGTATTATGAATTTGTTTCTTAATCCACTTAACCTCTTTATCAGGTAGATCTTCAAACACTAATTTAATGTTAATGTTGCCAATTAATAACTTAATCAATCACTTTCCCTTGCTTTCATTAGGTAGTTGAGTGCGGACTTTGTAACCTCGGGGTATTTATCCTCACAATAGGACTTAACTAATTCATAGTCACTTGCATTGTGTTCTAATTCCTCGTCTAAGGCGTTTTCAGACGTTTTAGCAGGGCTAATGGATAATTGTACATGAGCTTGGTTAAAGTCCTTGTATGGGCCACTCATGAACTCTGACAGGGTATCATTATCACTGAACACTAACTTGAGGTAATTATCCTTGGCTAATTCCTGATATGCTGATACCTTGCTTTCATCATAATCAAATTGATTAAAGGTAGGATATAGCTTAGACAGATTAACAAAGGTATGCTTACCAGTTAATGTATCAATCTCATCAAAGCCCCGATCAGCCCCACTACCATCTTTATTTAGATCATTAAAAGATAAACCCAGTAAATCTCCAACATACCACGCTGGCTTGGGTTGCTTCTTAATAAAGTAACGGTTGTGGTAATGTCCTAAGATAACGGCTTTAACATTAGGCTGGTCATAGCCTAGATCAGATAAACTATAAGCACCCTCTAGTCTATGTTGCCAACGCCCTTGGACACCACCTTCAACACCAGTATGTGCAAAGACAGTAGTCGGACCTTTCATATATTTGATGGATTCTTCAATGTCCTTCTTACTCTGTTCTACATTCTCTGTGTAGGGAACAAAAAATAACTTTGAACCATCATTAAGATTAAAGGACTGGACTTTATTAATTACAACAAAACGGCTGTCTAAATAGGGTAAATCAACTAACGAATTAGGGTGTACATCACGCCCCAACTCATCATGATTACCAACATTAAAATATACCTTTGCGTCCTTTGGTAAATTAATCGCACAACTAGCAAGCCAAGCCCGAATATAAGCTAAGGTAGCTGGGTTATCCCGTTGGCGCTTATCAAATAAGTCACCATTAATTACATAATACATAATACCACGGTCTCGACCGTAACAGAAAAAATAAGATAAAGCACCTAACAGACATTCAAGCCGGGAACCAGTTTGTGGTTGACCTGAAATTTCTTCATTAAAAGCATTGTAGTTAGTTAAGTGAATATCACTAGCAACTAGCAACTTCATCGGCTTCACCCCCAAAACTATGGTAATTCAATGTGTGGTGTTACCTTAACAACTGCAATTCCTTCTTTACCCTTATAGGTTGCATTGAAAGAAAGCGATTTAATCTTACCTGCCAACCGCTTACCAATGGAACCACGAGAAGAACCCAAGGCTGATTCAGCTTCGCTAACATTGCTAAAGACCAATTCTTGGAATTTAAGACCGGAATCTAGCGGGGCAAAACTAATCTTAACTCCACCCTTTTGTCGCTTAGTTTGACCTTGCTTCAACTCATTGCACAATGCTTGGGTTTCCTTAGCCTTTTGCTCTAAATCATCTAACTTCTTAGTTAGCTTATTAATATCCTCTAACATCTTTGGAACTTGGTCACTCAACTTGTTTACTAATTCTGCTTGATTATCCATTTTACAGTCCTTCTTTCAATTTTTATTAATTCAATAGTCTAGCGACTACTTTGCCTTATCGTCAATCATGTGTTTTAATTCTCTAAGTAAAGCCTTCCTATTAGTTTTATTACATCGAAGGTCGCTTCGACGAGAATCTAAAAATCGAATCATACTAACTTCGTGTTCACTCAAAAACATCTCAAAATTTTGCATACAATCTTTGCATAAATCAAAGGGGCAATAGTAACTTTCGTAGTAATCATTATTAACGTGCATATCTATCCAGAAGTCACCATCAGCTTTTCTTCCACACACATCACAAATATACTGTGTTTCAGTTACTTGTTTTTCCACTATTCTTCTCCTTTATTTAGTTTTCGCCCACACATTGGACAAAAATTCAGTAGTCGTTCATAGCATGACACTGCGCCATCATCACCAAAAACAACGGTTCCATCATTACTAATGGCTAAGAAGTCACTACTGCCTTCAATAATAGACCTCATGATTCTTTTATCTGGCGAACAGTATGGACAATTTTTATTGTTTTCCATTCTTATCTCCTTTAGTTGTCTCTGCATTATTTAATTGTGTAACCTTGAAACATTCGTTTTGAACCTTGTCGTATACGTCAACATACATTTCACCCTTATCTCCATTAAACGTGCATTCAAAATAATGATCGGTAAAGCAAGTTCCTAGGAGTACCTTACGGTTCTGTAAGGTCTTAGAGTACCAAACAACGAAAATGTCATTGTAACTGATACCGTCCATATCTTCAACATTGTGCCATAGCCATTGTAGAACTTTATACTTTGCAAAACTAATAAACCTTTGACCAGTCATTTTTTATCTCCTTTAGTTACCTTTCCTTTTGCCAACCATCTTCTTTGTCCACGGTACTTGGTGCCTTGGTACTTTGGTAGGTGCATATGCTTCGCTTGCCAATTAATAAACATTGGCCAATCTGCGTCAACACCTCGATCTACGCTTTTGTTAGCCTTCTCGTTCATGACAATGTATTTGTGCCAAGAACGTCTAGATCTAGGATTTATTTTTGTCATTTGATCACCCCCATAAACCCCTACTATACTTACTCATCGTCATCAGGAAGATAGCTTCCACATAGCTCAATCAAGTTAGCAAACATCTTTGAATTAGGCTTATCTAAGTAACCACCTTCTAATTTAATGGCAGGAGTCCCCTCAACTTCAATCATAGATAGCACAATTTCACCATCATATTTAACTATGACATCACCTGCGGATTGTTGCTGTAATTCAAGAAAAGTACCATTTAAGTTAGCTTTTGTATTGTCTTTTGTAATGATTTCACAGCTTAAATGTGAATCTATTTTAGTAAGTTTATTTTGTAATTCATTTTTTAACATTATTTATCCACCTCAACATTATAGAAGTTATCTACAAGTTCCTTAACCAAGGTTCTTTGTTCTTCTTCTGGGCATAGAGTTCTTAATATGATTTCCATTGCAATTGCACATTGAAGGCCATTATATTGTTCCCCTGCATTTTGAAATCCTTTAATAACTTGGCTAATTGTTTCTTCATCTAATTTCTCTTGTTCTAGGAAATGCTTATCTATCTCCATCTATCATCACTCCTAACAAATAATTGTCGGCTCCGAGAACTTATCAACATCAATAGCACTAACACAAAAATCAGAAGATTTGTATAAATGATGTGTCTGTACTCGGTTGAGAAACTTAGCCACCATCTCAATAGCATCATTTTCATTTTTGGCAACTACTACATGGCTTAATTCTAAGCCACGAACTTCTGGTATCACCTCATAAATTTTAATCTTGCGTCCTCCTAATGTGCCTTGTCGTCCATGATGGCTTGCTTTTGCCATTGGTCAAACTCGTATTCCTTTTCCTTCTTAGCTTCTTCTGGGTGGTCACGATACCAGAGGTATTCGTCATACCCTAAGTCGTTTTCAAAACTGTAATCTTCGTACTTCTTATCCATTATTAGTACCTTCCTTTTCTTTTTGTTCTTATCCTTTCGACAACTATATAATACCACAAGTAGAGATAGTGTCAATACTTTTTGTTAAAAAATATAAAATAAAAGACTGCCCTGTAAACCAATACAAGACAGCCTTTGCACTGAATAAAGTCAAGCTACCTACCTACCGCACAAGTCTCGTCACAATACTTTGCTACCAAGGGGATAGTAAACTTAACCAACATTAATTTAACGACTAAATCAATGTAACTATATAGTATCACTTTAATATGGTAATGTCAATAGTTTGTTCTAAAATAAAAAGACTGTTTGTAAACTAATACAAGACAGCCTTTCAACTAGGAGTGTCCTTTGACTGAAATCAAAGTTATATACGGAGGATTAACCTAATAATAACATACCTTTACAATATGTCAACCCTAAAATTAACCATTTACACCATTATTGATAGTATAAGTAGAGTTGTCTTGAGAAGTTGTGCTAGTGAAGTTAGTGTAAGTACCACTTACAAGAATTGTCCGTACTTCACGTGTTGGTGCGGCACTAAAGGCAACATAGGCGCTATTACCATCAATGGTACAAGTAATGCTTTGCCGATCATAACTTGCTAACAGCCCTTCGCTAACCTTTTGCTTCAAGAATGCTTCGATGAAACTAGCAATTAAACTCCCCGTAGTATTTACTACGCTAGAACCGATGAAGGTATCTTCAAGATAGATACGAAGATCATCAAATAAGTAGTCGGTGATTTCCCGGAGTGAAACTAAGTTCTTAACTGGTTCATTCGTGGAGTTGTAAGTAGTAACATCTTCAACAATCCGGTAGCCCCCAGATTGGTTGCGGTTAACTACCTTCTCAATTGCGATAACCCCATTATCATCAAGGGCGTTCAATTCATCACCATTGAAATTCTGATCAAGGCTAGTTAATTCAAGATACTTGTGGGTAACAGCGTCACCAACACTCAAGGAACTAGCAACCCCCGCTACATAGGCGGCCATTAAGTAAGCGGGTGCGTGAACGACTTTCCCACTAAGACTATTGTAATACCCAGAGTTAGCTACTAAGGCAATACGATCAGACTTTAAAGCTGTTTGCCGATTGATAGCAGTGTTCATGCTTTCGTTAAATCCGCCACCAACCCAACCAAAGTAGTTATAACCAAGAATTTCTTCTTCATTTAAGAACTCTTTCAGTTCGGCGTGAATGTTTTCTTCACTCGTCAACGGAACAATGTAGTAAGCATTGACCCCATGAACGTTCTGGAACTTATCAGCCCAAGAAACTGGTACATTACCATCGCTACCACCAGAAAGATTAATAGCGTCAAATGGTACAAAGTCAATCTCTTGTGCATTAGCAGTAACTACCGTGTCACTACCACTAGCCTCGGCACTTACACCTGTTGGTGCCCCTAAGCGATTAACACTAATACCTACATAATCATCATAGCGAGTGGTGTAAAGTAAGTCACCATAAAAGTCGGTAATCGTAGTTGGTGAAGCGCTAGTACCCAAAGTAAGATAACCACTACCACTGGTCAAGTCCAAAGTGGTTGAATCAATGTTAGCACAACTCTTTAACGTTGTGACGGAAAAACCAGGTAATGCACTAATGGCGGTGATAACCTTACCAATGTTATTGTAAGCGGTACTGGTCAAGTCCATCGTTAAGACTGTTTGTGTTGTCGAACTGGACGTATTTAATGCAATTTCAAAGGTTTGGGCACCAGAAAGATCACCCGTAATCTTATAACTAGCCCCCGTTACACTAGGAGAAGTCGGGTCATAACCAATCGTAAAGAGATTACCAATACTCATGTAAGTTTGAGAATACATCTTGGGTTCATAATCAACATGGAAATCATAAGCCCCAGATACAGGGTTCTTGTTAAATGAAACAGATACCTTATTAGCACTTGCCCCATAAACCGTAGAAGTAAAAGTTAAAGGCCCCTTGACCAACTTAGCTTGGGTTGCATTTTCAACCCGTTGTGCATAGATTGTCCCACCGTTTTGGTAGTAGCTACCAGTTGGGTTCCAGATTAATTCCATTGCTTCAACCAGATCACCAGACCCAAAAATGGCCCGGGCTTGGGAAGATGATTTAACTTCATAGATATTATCTGGGTTGCCTTCTGTTGCTGATCCTAATAGGAAGATATTCTTGGACGAAGAACCTGCAACATTATTTAATGCGTTATCATTGTATTGTGTTGCAACGTGTGGACGTGTATTAGTTTCCTTAGGATAAATTAACTTCATCGTTTCAGATGATTTAGTTAGTGTTGCCATATAATCCCCTTTTCTGTTAAGTTATTTAATTTACTACTTTCAATATAGCTATATTAGCAAACTTTATCTTAAATGGTCATTTAGTTATAGAAACCAACCTCTGGATTCCCATAGTAAGCCTTAATACCATTAGCTAAGTCTTTCATATCTGATTGTAGTAGCTTAATATCAGCCGTGGTAGCCGTATTTTCGGCACTTGCTGTGGTGTTCATTCCCGTTGAAATTCCGTCCATCGAAACATTATAGGAAGCAATCCCAGCCCCGATAATGTTACGACCCCACTTTTCTAGAATTTCAATTGCGGCTAGTTTAGCCACATAGGATTGGACGTCTGGCTGAATCTGATAGTCATGGAACTCACCAATTCGATCACTAGCCGGCATCATACCCACAACAGATGTTACCCCTAGCATTTGAGGGCTTACTTCAATCTGTTGGAATGGTGTTGGAGCCATACCATACGGGTTAGAAAGGATTGGGTAGATAGTCGGGTTAATGGTTGTATTTAACCCTTGCATTAAGATACTAGGAGAAACCTGAATCTGGCCCGAACGATTATTAACCTTGACCCATTCCATAGGAACTCGCATAATCGTTTGATTGTTATAGTACAATGTTAAATCTTTTACCGTCAAAATTGGCCGTAAAGTTGTATTCATATAAGCAAACGCATTAAAATCATTCCGGTGATAGTCTAGCCGATCAACTTGTAACCGAGGAAGAATCGCCAAGTCAAACTTCTTCTCTGTTTGTGAGACTGCCCGAATTAACATATTCTGATAGAAATCATCTGAATAGGATTCACCGGTTACTGGGTCTACTAAATCCCTTCCCAAACCAAGTAATTCCTGTTGAATAATATCTTTATTTAACCCTAAATCATCTAGGCTGATATTCTTCCATTTATCATCTAACGCATAATCTGGGTTGCCTGTATAATTCTGTAAGCTACCTGCGTCATCTACAATTGTAAAATAATCTTGTATATCTTTTAAAGACACCTTTTTCACCACCTATCTTTACTTAATATACAATAAAAGCTCACCACCCATATTGGGTAGTGAGCTTCTTTTATAAACTTGCGTATTGGTTTACGTGGAATATCAGCAAACAGACTTTATTAGGTGACAGCACCTATCAGGCTTACTATTTGTTCGTCAACAAACAGCTCTGATAGCAAATGGCCAAGGCTGGGCTGGGATCGGTACCCACCAACTTTCACTAAGCGTAAGCATAGATTGTAATATACATAACTTGTAAATTTAAATACCGTTAGCTACTCATACACCACTGGACTGTTATACACGTGTTACCACGCTTCATCGGTAACTACCTTAATGAGACCTCCCGCTTTGGGTCATTCGCTTGTTCAAGGCGATTTAACTACGGGTATAGTATTGTGGTTAGCCAGTCCGTGGCTACCCTAAATCCTCAAGCTAATTTCCATGATTACCTCCACCCTAGATTTTTTTCTCTAGTTGGTAACACTATTAACTGTTACTAATTGAAATGGCTAAGCTATCGTTTAACCACGTCTTAGGTGCTTTATAGGTAATCATGAGGGGCGGGTTTGCAATACCCTTATCCACCCACTTCAAGTTTACATTTATTATATTAACATACTAGAGTTTAGTCGTCAAGGATTTCGTGGAACTTTTTTTGTGATCCAAGATAAGTTGGCTTATTTGTCCACATGAAGTAGGCACCAGAATCAGTAGAGATAACCAAATGCTTGTTATTAATGATAATTCTACCCATGCTAAACTGGAGTGATGGATCATCTTTATGGTCATCTAGAACTTCCAAAGCCGAATTAATGGTTTCTTCACGCAAAGATAAGGCGTCTTTGAATATGTTAGCCATATGAATCAAACTCTTAATCTTATCCTCAAAAGTGTCCGTAGACTTACAATCTAATGATAAAGACCCTTGTAAGTGTGGGCCATCGACTGTTACAAATTCTTTGGTTACACGCAACTTAAAACCCACAAAGTAAAATGTCCGATATTCTTCCCCGTTTGAGTTCCAATTCTGTTGGGTCAACCCTCGAGTAAGTTGGCTAGATACTTCCTTCAAAAAGTTAATGGAATCATGTAAGGGATTGTAAGTAACAACTTCCTCACGTTCATCTAGGGGAGTTTCATTAAGCAAAACCGCCTCCTCAAAGATACTAACTGATGTTGAATCAGTTAGCTGATATACTAGCATAGTACCATAAATAAGCTTGCTAATTTTAAGTAATGGCCAACCTGTCTTTTGGCTAACTACTTTAACCTCTTGATCATCAACATCGACCTTCCAAGGAGTAGCCTCCTTATCTGATACTAAAGCCTCATTAGTTAATGAATCAACTGCTTGAATAAATTCTTTATACTTCATGTTTGTTTCCTTCTTTCTTTATTCCTTTTGACAACTCTATAATAACACACCTAAAATTATTGTCAACATCTTTTTTAAGTTATTCAATATATAACAAAAGTCCCTAGAATCGTTTATAAAGGCTTTTATTGGTTATTCGATTAATTAACGTGTACTTTCAGGATATATGCTGTTTATTTATATCTGATAAGGGTTGCCCCTTCTTCAATATTAGCCCCTCGATTTAATTGAGTAGCAGTAATGACTAGCGTATCTGTTTGTTGGGCTAACTTTACTAGATTCCGAAAAAGTGATTCTCCTGCCTTGGCTTCGTTATCTGAATACTCTTGACGCTTTAACAGGTCTACATAGTCTAAAACTACCATATCAATTTTAATATCGTTTAATCGTTCTACGGATAGAATCATCTGTTTTAAATCATCAACCTTTAAAGTTAAGGGAGTAGACTCTTTAAAATAAACATTCCCATAACCGCCAATATTAGCTAAGTTATGGTAATAAGATTGTAACTTGCTAATATATTCTGGGTTAAAATCTTCCAAAGTAACGTGTAAAATATTATTGCCATCTTGCATTACATAATTATAGATTAGGTTGGTAAGCAAAGTCGACTTACCGCCACCTGGCTTAAAACCAAACAAAGCTACCTTTCCCAATTCTAGATCATCAATAGTAGCCTTGATCTTGTCAAACTCTGTCATACCTTCTTGCTTCACTTTGAATTCCTTCTTTCATTTTTTTCTTTTATGTTTGCTACGACTATATAATATCACATTTACAACTATTGTCAACATTTTTTTTTGGATATTTTTTATAAAGTAAAAGCCCTTAGAATCGTTTCTAATGGCTTTTAATAGTTATTCGATTAATTGTACATATGCTTGGCTAAAGTGTCTGTATTGTCCTCTAGTGAGCTACTAGGGGTATATTCGTTTTCCTTGTAAGTTAATGCTACATAGTGACCAGCACCAGCTTTATTAGCATGAGGAAAAGTTTCAACTCGGTAAACAAAGTGAGATTTAATGAAGTTATTCACGTCCTCGTCCGTATAGTGATCTTCGGGCTTAAACAACTTGATCTTAACAGTCATTATCATCACCTACCAAACTATTTTTTAGTTGGTTAAGGTATTCATCATGTTCCTTAACTAATTGTTCCTTCTTATCTTCATCATCTTCTTTGCCTAAGTCAGTATTAAGTTTATCCTTAGAATACTTAACCTTCTTCGCATAATCATAATACCTGTCCATACCAACCCGTTCAATTAGATCAGTATTGTAGTCAAGTTCTTCTCCGTATACGTGGCCAAATTCAATTTCTGCAAAGAGTGGGAAGCGGAACTGTTTATCATTAATCTTGTACTTGTCATCAATTCGTAAATCAGGAAAATCAGCAATGTTAAGAATGAAGGCTGGAATTTCTACCTGTTCCATGATTTCCTTAACTAATCTAGGAACTACCATTACTTCATCAGGGTGAACGTCTAGCACAATACTATCATGAACCGTTGCAACCAATTCTGACTTATAGCCTCGTAGCACTTCTCTAACCTTAATCAAGGCGGTGTTAGTAACGTTAGCCCCGCTACCTTGGACAAGCGCATTGAAGGACTGTCGAAGCGCCCTTGCCTTACTACCATAGCTACCATACTTTGCGTCAGGGAGACGGCGAACGTGCCCCCGAATAGTTTCAACATATCCACGTTGTTCAACAAAATTGTGTACGGCGTCAATGACCTTAGATAGGGTCGGCATGGCCCCTAATACCTTTTGCATTGTGTCCTTAGCTTCTTCTAGGCTGGAATGCAATGTTTCAGCTAACCCTTGCTCTGTCTCGCCATACATAAGCCCGAAACCTACTGATTTAGCCTTAAAACGTTGGTCAGCAGTAACCTCATCAAAAGGAACATGGAACGCCTTACTAGCATTAGACTTATGAATATCGGCTCCGTCCATTAACGTCTGCATAAGCCCTAAATCCTTAGTAATCAATCCAGCCACAAAGTATTCTAGGGACTTGTAGTCAATGTTAAAAATATATCCATTATCAAACCTAGACACGAATAATGCTTTAACGGGATAATTATAATTAGGGTCATAAACGTTAGAAGTTGGCTTGAGGATATTTTGAATGTTCGGGTTCTGACTAGCAAGACGGCCAGTCGAGGTTCCTGTAATCTGGAATTTAGTGTGGATAATACTATTGTCATCTAACAAACTACCATAAGAATCAGTAACCCCACTCACCATCTTCTTATCCTTAGAGTAAGTAAGTAATAAGTCAGCCAATGGTTCATGATACTTATTCTTTATATATGGTAAAGCAACCTTACGATCAGACTTATACATCTTCCAAGTAATCTGATCTTCCTTCCCAGCATAGCGGGAATACTTGTCAGATAGATATTCTTTCTCTGGTGGTAGTTCGTACCCCATCATCTTATATAAGACATAATTTACATCATCACGACTACCCGGGTTAAATTGATAACCATATAGGCCATTAGTTTTTTTAGAGTATTTAAAGTAGTCCTTAAATTTCTGTTTCTGTTCTGGGGTTCGATCAGCAGGCTTAATCTGCTTAATCTTTTCCCGCTCCTGAACATAACCCTGACGTTGATGTTCTAGTTCATTGACTTCGGGGACTGTATCATGAATCTTCTTAGTAATATCTTCTTGTTCTTTTAGGAAGTGGTCGTGATAATTATTTAAATTAGCTCGATCAACCTTAAAGCCAGTGCTTTGCATAAAGGCTAGAGTTTCTACTAACTTAGGATAATAGTTAAAGACCATATCAAACCATTTTTTGTGTTCTCTAATCTTTGGTAAGAACTGGTGATATAGATGTAAGGTAACGTCTGTATCAGCACTAGCATACTTATATAGTAAATCTAAAGGTAGCCATTCAAAGTTAAATTTACCGCCGTCAACTTCGTTTTTAGGGGGTTCATACTGTGATTTAACAACTCGTTTAATCTCACCCCGAGCTAACTTCTCTTTTTGTTCATTCTCCCAACGATCATGGTGCTTTTGTAAATAATCTTCCATAGCCAGATCACGTTCATCTTCATAGCCCCCCATGTCCGTAAAAAGATAGGCAAGGTGCTTTAGACCACGCTGTGCGCCCTTTTCTTCGGTGTACATCTCGTAATACATTAGCATGGTATCTAAAACTCTTTGAGCGTGTTTTAGCCCATAAATATCCATTAGCATTTGGAGGTCATAGTTAGCATTGTGCATGACTTTCCAATGTGGGGAATCAAAAAAGGATAAAATCCAATTAATGATATAGTCGAACTGTTCTTTTGTCCAAAGGTTAGAATATAACTTGTGTTCAAGGGGGATTGAAACCCCTTGGTGTTCTTCCCACGACATACTTAGCATGATTGCCTTGGCCCCTGAACGATAGGTTTCTAGGGTATTAGTTTCAAAGTCCATAGCAATAACGTGCTTATCTGGTAACGAAGAAACATAATCGAAAGTTTGTTTCACCTTATCAAAATCATCTAATAGTTCATAGCTACCAAATTGTGGGAGAGTGTTGACAAACCCACCCTTTAAGAAACGATTGATAGTCCGATTCTGAATTAGGTATTGGTCATGTTCAATTGGTGATAATTGGTTTAACCGCCGGAGAGAAGGGCTAAAGGCAAAGTAAGTGGTGAACCCGTCTAAGTCAATCTTAGTCAGCTCATATAACTTCTTTTTCACCCCTGTACGCTTGCATAAAGCGTTAGCGCACCAAGACCCAAACACCACTACAATATCAGGTTTATCCTGTTTGATAGTAAAGATAAGTTTAGTTAGATACTTGTTAATGGTATCAGCTTTAGGCTTAGCATAGGTATCTTCGTTAATCATGCGAGGAACTTCCTGAATAAAGAAGCCAACGCTTAACTCATGATCTTTCGTATCTAACCCCTTTTGGGGGTGATTAATCACTTCGTTCATCAAGATACGGCCTAGCTTAGAACTAGCAACCTGTTGGGTAACTTGATTATTTACCACTTTGAACATATCTTCCTGATATGAATCAATAATAATCTTGATCTTCATCTTGTTATCTTCCTACTTTCTTTTCTTGCTTTTCTTATAGAATTGGTGCCTTAGTTTCATACAAAAGTTTAAGAACCAACGGGAACTAATGATTGCGTCCATTACTAACCACAACAACATAATTATGAAAATAACTCTTACAGCTACCATGTTTTTACCACCCCCTTAAACTTAATAGTAACATGGTCAAGCATTTTGTCAATACATTTTTTTAAATTATAATAAATAAAAGCAGGATAGTTAATAACTATCCCACTTAAACAACCTGAACTAATAGCGACTGCAAAATTTTTACGGGCTAAAAATTATCAAATATCGGTCAGGTTTGCAACGGTTCAACAATATGTTGATGTTGCAACGGAGAATGAGGGATTTGAACCCTCGCACCGGTTTCCCGGCCTACACCCTTAGCAGGGGCGCCCCTTCAACCAACTTGGGTAATTCTCCAAAATGTTGACCCCAAGATCTAGTGGGAATTGAAGTAATTAAAAAAGAGAAAGTTTTAATTAAAAGGGTCAACAATGCTAATTACAAGAATCGAACTTGTAACCTCCTGCTTACAAGGCAGGCGCTCTGCCGATTGAGCTAAATTAGCTTAATGCTAACGCTAAGACTTGTCGGAACTTGTTAGCAGTGTCATCTCATTACCAGCGTCCACTCTTGTCAGGGGGTACGCCTTAGCTGGTGTTGGAGGACAGTTTAGAGAGATTTTATCACCCGTACCCGAGGGCTCTCCCGCCTGATGGTTTATATATTACCAAATGTGAACTACAATGTCAACACTTTAGCTTAAATAATTTTGGGGGAATTGGAGATTAGTCCAGTGAGCTTCCACAATATCAGCTAAACGACCCACACCACTCTTTGCGTGATCAAATCTAATTCGTGATACTGAATTAACGTTTTGATACATCTTCAACACTTCGCTTGGAATCACAAAATCTGGTGAAACAATCAATAGGGAGCGATCAATACTCTTTTGATATTCAACCGCACCTTTGAGCTTGCTTGTGGATTCAACACCCTTGACTACCATCTTAGCTACTAAATCAGCAATAGCATTGTAGTCAGTGGTTTGACATTGCATACGGAACCCGACCCGAGTTCTACCATAAGGAAACCCACCTGTATCTTCAATTCCGTACAACAGGTTGTTTTCTTTTAGAATTTCTAAAGCATGGCTATCTGTCTGGTATTGGTAGATAACTACCAGCCCATTAATTCCTACCCCAAAATCAAGATCAACACCATAAACAGGTTCAGTTAGTTTTTGTTGTAATTGTTCTAAACGCTTGTTCTTACTCATATGTTCTTCACCTGCTTGTTATAGCCCTTGTCGAATGATTCCTTGTTCTACTACGGCGTGTTCAATAGTCTCATCATTAATTTCGCTGATATTAAGAGATTTAATTACTTGCAAAATAATCTCTGTAAATCGTTCATGCGCACATTCAATGCTATTTGATTGTGTCTGTAAATATACCCCGTGAACATCTAAGCCAATGTGAACTAAGCCAAAGTGGTCGTAGTTTTCAACAGCCATATGTTCTGGGGAGTTAGTGTCCCGTAATACGTTGACAAAGGCACTGGTGGTTCTTTCGCTTAAAACTGGGAAATTAGTTCCTAAATTCATTCGGTACCAGTGCATGATCATTGCTCCTTTTCTATTTCATGGTTCCAGTTTAGCATTGGGATTTATCCACGTCAAGCTAATTCCAAAATTTTTTAAATAAATTTGGGCAAAGCCCTTGCCCTTCTAGTTGTTTGTGGTATACTATAATTAAATTAAAACCAAGAGATTGGTGAGTATGAGTAGAACGTTCAATACCCGTTGAAATAGCTACGAGTACCCTACTAGGATAAGGGCAAAACCGTGTGTCCTAGTATCTTACAGTTAAATATCAATTCACCGTTTGAGTTAAGCCTACTTGATTAGGCAATGGGATAACGAGGTGAACGCCCCCCACAAGGCAAGATCTCATGAGGCGCGTTACAATTACAGGTTTGGGAACTATAAATCAAGCAAGTTCCAGGTTCTATATCCAAGACTGGACTATCACAACTAATTAGCATATGGCTTACTAATTGGTTGCCAGAGAGGAATAAGGGTCTTAAAACCGATTGAGATGGTGTCATGAGCCTAACTATAAAATTCATGCGAAGCTACAAATTAGCCTGATTCATGGGGGAACCAATTCAAACCTAGGGCCGTAGCTTTAGTATTAGTGAGTGCTACTATAAGGCACGGCTGGTAGGGAAGTTCCCTAATGGCCTTGTAATTGGAGATGGTTAGTCTTGATATGCTAATCATCAAGTTACAAGTAACCAAGGGGAGGAGCTGACAGACCAACGCTTGTTGGAATTAGTTAAGCGCAGAAGTAATCAGTAATGGTGAAGATAATGCTTAGCTAGTTATGGTTAAAGATATTAGCAATAATATCAATAATCAGAAACCGGGACTTCCGGAGGTTTCTAAAAGCTGTTAGATTGATCCAGTTGAAATACGTTTCATAGTAAAGGTTCCCCTGTGATGTACTATACCCGAACGACCGATATACCAAACTCGGTGTTTCCCAATATTAATCACTTACAACTCTTACCCCCTATTCCAACAGTTAAGTCTTATGTCTTAATCTGTCTTTTCTGTCCGGAGTAGGAGGTAAAAGTTTAACCTTCCCCTTCACTCCCTCAACCCAAACTCGGTGTTACCGTGTTGTCAAGGTTAAACTTTAGATAACGGGTTACTTCTTGGTAAACTGTTATTGAGAAAGAGATAACTATTAAAGGGTTAACCCTTAAAATTTTATCTTCTTGGTTAACATTCTTGGTTTAACTCTTAGGTTAGATAGTTAAGATAGAATGTTAACTAACTTAGATAGATAACTCTTAGGTTAGGATTGAATAACTAGGACGGAGTTAGTTAATATACATATACCAGATAGAGATGAATATTCTTACAACAATGATATAACACCAGTATCTACTGTAAGAATTAGTCATAATGAATATAAATGAAAAACTGGATAAATATTCAGTAATTAAAGATAAAGATTAGAACAACTAACTAGGTTAAGATTGTTAAGGTATATCTGGTCAGAACTTTATTTTTACCCTTGGTTAGAAAAATCTATTGACAATTAGGACGGAGTGATAGATAATAAAGACAATCAAATAGAAAGGAAGATTGATTACATGAAAGAAGAAGATAAGTTTAACTATGATTTAATTAACCTAACTACCAGTGTTATCGTTGGTAGTCTGGTTAGTTTACTATTAGTAGCACTGTTTTTAGGTTAATAAGAATGTCAGGTTATTAAGATGGAAATGAATCAAGCAGAACACTACTTTCAGACTGGACAAGCAGTAATGTACCAAGGTCAGCCTGTTAGGTTACTTGGCGTGAACTTATTAAAGGACGAGTTCACAGTGGTATTCCCAGACGGGCATAAGGTGCATGAAGTGGGGGTAGAAGAACTATGGAGTATCTAACTAAGAATTTCTATAGTAAACGTCAGGTTGTGACATCTAAAAGCCACCCCAATATTGACACCAAAGGTTGTGTTAAAAAGTTAAATAAATGGTTAGCTAAGCCAGACCAGCAAGACGTCAAGGTTGACCATTTTATCATTAAACCAAAATGGGGAGATAATGTGGTAGTTAATGGTATGTTTCGGTGTACCGTACTAACTCAATTAACTATTATCTATCACCACGAGTAATTAAGGAGGTTTCATCATGAAGGGTCACTTTGTAATTAATGATTTAGAAGATAACAAGATCATAGTCACTTTTAAGGTGGTTGGTACTACCTTTCACCAGAACGAAGTCGATGAATTATTAATGAAGGCAATGCCAGATTTCAGTTCTGAACAAAACGGTCAACAAGAACGAACTTACAACTATTCAATTGATCTGATTCCAGAACCAGATAACCAATATGATAGCAACGCAGTTAAGGTTGTGTTTAAGGCGATTAATCAGCCATTACACATTGGTTACTTACCAAAGGAGTTTAACTGGCTATATCTAAAGCTAATTAATATCCTAACACCAGTAACATCACCATCATTAAAGGTCATTAAGCGGGAAGCTATTTGCGTTGGTAGTAATGATGATGGTACACCAAGGTTCCAAGATTTTAATGATGAGTTCCTCGTTCAGTTTGTATTACAAAACAAGCAATAAATGTAATACTTGTAAAGTAAACGACATACCTGTGTTATGGTAATTAAGTAATTAATGTTATATTATTAACAATAGAAAGGATGGTTTTTATTTTAAAAGAAACTAATAAATCTAATCATAATAAGTTAAAGTTGGTATTAGGTGTTGGGTTAATGCTAGGTGTGACGGCCCTTGGCGTAACATCAAACAGTGATGAAGCTGACGCCAGCACTCGCAACGGAAACATTGTTACAGTTCAATCTGGTGATACTTTAAGTGAAATTTCCACTACCTACAATACCAGTGTTGATCAATTAGTTAAGGATAACAACATCACTAATGAGGACTTTATCCAAGTAGGTCAACAATTAAATCTAACTGGGTCAGTAAACCAACAACCGGTTAGTCATCAACCAGTTATTCAACCACAGACTAATCAACAACCAGTAAACCAACAACCGGTTAGTCAACCACAAACTAACCAACAGCCAGTTGATAACACCAATAGTAATAACCAATCTAGCAGTGAACAGGAAGCTAAGGAATGGATTGCCCAGCATGAATCCAGCGGCTCCTACACTGCCCAGAACGGTCAATACGTTGGTCGCTACCAACTTTCCAGCTCTTACCTAAATGGTGACTATTCGCCAGCAAACCAAGAACAAGTAGCTGACCAGTATGTCGCTTCACGCTATGGTTCGTGGAGTGCCGCTAAGAACTTCTGGTTATCGCATAATTATTATTAGAATAAAAAATAAAAGACCTGTCTAGTAGATGGGTCTTTTTTGCGTTATAATGGGGTATAAAGAAAGGAGTTGAAATAATGAATCAAAAATTAAGAGGACAATTCGTTAAAGCCCCCAGTAAAGAGATAGACAAGATCATAAATAAAACGGTTGATATTGACTTTAAATCAGCTATGAATGAATTATTGGGAAACCCTAAATTATTAAAAACCCTGCAAAAGCTATCATTAGTTTAGAATCAAGAAAGGAATGATACGTATGTTATTAAGTAGAGTAATCACTTGGAAAACTGCCCCTGACTTAGAGAAACAGTTAAACTACTTGTGGGAAGATAATAAGGATAATGATATTACAATCCTAAGCATGAAACAACTAGGTCAAGCTAAACAGCTAGTAGTTACTCTAAAGGTTAGTCCTAAGACGTCTAGTGGATCTTCCTATGAACAACAAGAGGAAGCACAACCACATAATAACCTGGTAACAATGAAGCAAGTCAGCTATATTCGTAGCTTACAGAAACGAGCGGGCTTACACGTTCAAGATGAAGATGAGTTGAGTAACCTAACTAAGAAGAAGGCTAGTCAGATCATTAGATCATTGAAGAACGCTGATCAAGACCAACCAGTTAAGCACCGGGTTCCCAAGGAAGATAATATGCCTCTTATGGGTGATGGCGAGATTGATCATCTCCCTTTCTAAAATATGGTTTGGAAGTTAAATGCCAATATTGACACAAATTACAGTGGTATGCCCTGATTGGGTAGTGCCACTCTTTTTTATATAGTTTTTTGGTCTTTTCTTGAATCCGACTAAGCGCAATAATGGCGTCAATCCGATCTTTATAACAGATTTTACCGGTTACACACTTCATGTTCGCACCTCCTGTCTAGCTATATTATATAGTGGTTCAGTTCAATTATAATGTAGGTGGTGTAAAATTAAAAATGTTTTTTAGACGATACACCTTTCTGATTGTCACAGGTGTCGAATCAATCTTAGTAGGTTTGTCTTTCTTAGTCCACCCATATTTTAAAGATGACGCTACTAAGCCGGTTTTGCACGCTTTTTCATTCTTTGGTGGCCCTTGGGGATCCATGATATTAATTTTAACTGGTTTTTTGTTATTGGTGGTTGGTTTACTCCGAACTCATCGTTATCATCTAGATCAGATTGTCTTGGCCTTAGGAACGGGGGTATGGCTAGCGTTATTCATGGCCTATCTTGTTCAGGATATGGTTAAACCATTTCTCCCGCCGTTTTCAGCCGGCACGGTTCTAATTGGCTTTGTAGTGGTTCGCCTGTTAATTGAATCTAGTTTATCTTCCATTAGTTCTGATGATAATGGAGGTAATAATGAATAATGCTATTGTAACCTTATTAGTTTCGTTTCTAGGTGGTTCTAGTTTGTCCGCCATTCTATCCTATGTGGCTAAACGTAAGGAAGTGACAGTTAACAGCAGTAATCAGTTGATTGAACAGTTTAATTCAACCTTACGGGAACTATTTAACCGGGTGGATAAATTAAACAAGACTGTTGATGAACTTAATAGTAAGTTGACAGACGCAAACAACAATCTGATTAATGAACGCCGATTAAGAGAAGAAAAAGAGTTTGAAAACCAACAACTTAAAGATAAAATTGATATATTAAATAAGCAGATAGATGATTTAACCAAAAAGGTGAGCCGTCTAAATACTCACTTGGATCAGGCAAAGGAGATTAATCAAAATGTTAGTACGTAATTTCGCCGATGTAATTGTAGCTTTAGCTGTGTTGGCTTTGCCAGTTATTACTGGATATATTGCTAAGGCAATGGGTAAGAGTTCTTCCTTATCCGGTTTGATTGGTGTGTTACCAATGGTCGCTAAGGACGCTGTTGTAGTAGCTGAAAAGACCGGGGTTTTGGATAGCTTAACTGGTAATGAACAGTTAGCTAAGGCCCTTGCGACTGCTAAGGCAGAATTAGCTAAGTTGGGTTATGATAAGGTCGATGAACAAGTATTAGTAAATGCGCTTGAACAGGCTTATGCACAGCTCAAGAGTGCAGGGACTTTGGCAGTATACAAGAAGCCGGTTGAACCAAAGCCAGAAGTTGAAGCACAACCAGAGGTAGAAGCACAACCAAATCCGGAAGCGGAAGCACAACCAGAGGTAGATTCCCCAGCCAAGTAAATATTAATTTATAAGCTAACACTAAAGCCTAAGTTTAACCACTTGGGCTTTTTAGCTAAATTAAAAGAAGAAAGGGGACTTAATTTTCATGACATTTAAAAAACGATACACAGTGCCAATTGTATTAGCGATGGCTACTCTCGCTCTATCAACTCCAGTTGCGACTGGTGCTGTACCTTTAGCCGAAAATCAGGTATCTACTACGTTAGTTGCCCATGCCGCAACAATTAAGCACTATGGTGTGGACTGGTCAAAGTATCAAGGTAATTCTGGTATCTGGGGGTATTCACGGGACGACTTTTCAATCTCTCAAATTGGTGGGTATTACAATGGTACCTTTGTACCTCAAAGCACTTATTCTTCTCAAGTTGCTAATACCATTGCCCAGAACAAGCGTGCCCACACGTACATCTTTTCCCAATTTAGTGGTACATGGCAAGCTGACCAAATGCTGAATTACTACCTTCCTAGGATTCAAACGCCTAAAGGATCGATTGTGGCCCTTGACGTGGAATCGGGTAATCCAGACACGGCAAGTGTTGAGTATGCGTTAAAGCGGGTGCAAGACGCCGGTTACACGGCGGTTCTTTACGGTTATAAGGGATTCTTGATTAACCATTTGGGGACAGATGGCTTGCAAGAGATTGCTAATCAGTACCCGTTATGGTTGGCCGAATATCCAAATTATCAAGTGACAACCGAACCAAATTACAACTTCTTCCCGTCCTTTGATAACGTGCAGATGTTACAATTCACGTCAACTTATATTGCTGGTGGGCTTGATGGAAATGTAGACTTCACCGGTATTACCGAGAATGGTTATAAGAACGGGAATGCTCAACGGCCAGCAACTAAGACACCGGCAACTGAAACTGGTCAACAACTGCACCAAGATACACACAGTTATAATGTTAAGAGTGGTGATACCTTATCAGCCATTGCAAGCAAGTACAACATGACTGTAAACGCCTTAGCTACCTTGAATGGTATTTCTAACCCGAACCTGATCTACCCGGGACAAACACTCCGAGTTGCTGATAGTGGTAAGGGTAATAGTGTTTCAGATAAGGCCACGGCCCCAATTGCTAATAATGTTTCCACAAATTCTTATGTTGTTAAGAGTGGTGACACCTTATCGGGGATTGCTAGTCGTTATGGAATGTCAACCAGTGCCTTGGCTAGTTTAAACGGAATTAGTAATGCTAACCTTATTTATCCGGGACAAGTTTTAAAGGTTAGTGGTAGTTCTAATGGTTCATCGGCTACTACTTATACGGTCAAGAGTGGTGATAGCCTTTCTGGTATTGCTAGTCGTTACGGGACAACCGTTAGCGCCTTGGCTAGTTTAAATGGTATTTCTAACCCAAACTGGATCTACCCGGGCCAAGTTTTAAAGATTAGTGGTAGTCAAGCTAGTTCCCACACTTATACGGTTCGGTCTGGTGACACATTATCTGGTATTGCTAGTCGGCTAGGGGTATCTTGGTACTCCTTAAAGGCTAAGAATGGGATTAGTAATGCTAACCTTATTTATCCGGGACAAGTTTTATCTTATTAACGTTTGACAGAGGGTAATAGTATGTTATAATAAAGACAGTTAATACTATCCTCCTTCAAATAGTTTTCCATGTTAAAGTCTAGGTGTAACAGCCTAGGCTTTTGTTTTTGATATATTATTATTAGAACAAGTACAGAAAAGGGGTTTATAAATGGCTTTAAAGACCGCCGAACAGGCAGAACAAGAAATGAAGATTAATCTTACTAATTTAATTAAGGCAGTAGGTGGCGTTAAGTTAGCTGATCTTAACAACAAGTTTGTGGTAATTAAGAACATTACTGATAGTGGTAACGTTTACGTTGATGGTGGTGATTATCCGCAGTTCTTTGCAATTGTTGGGAGTAATGTATATCATGTAACTGAACAACAATTCTCTGACCCTACAGAGGGTAAGTTAGTTATTACTTTAGATAGTGGTAAGAAGCAAGTTTCTTACAAGGTTGCACACAAGGAAGATCAACCATACGAACGTTTTAACACGCTTCGTCAAGTAAGTTATTTTGGTGACGACGGGCAAGCGCTTCTTCAAGCTCTCAAGGCTCACATTTTAGGAACTTACAATATCCATACTTATGACGCATACCTTACGAGTGTTCCTGAACTTAATGCTGACGTTAAGGCTAACAGTTCCGCTAGTCAAGCACCTGCAAGCGCAAGTACATCTAGTCAAGCACCTGCAAGCGCAAGTACATCTAGTCAAGCACCTGCAAGCGCAAGTACATCTAGTCAAGCACCTACAAGCGCAAGTACATCTAGTCAAGCACCTACAAGCGCTAGTCAACCAGCAAGCAGTTCAGCTGAACCCGCAAGTTCCACTAATTAATTAAGTAAGGGGGCAAAACTTTGGCAGAAGAACAGGAAAAACAGAAAAAACAGCAAGTATTTATCTTTGACCCAACTACTTACCAATATTTAACTGTGGTTGATATGACCGATGTTCCAAGTAATGGAACATTAATTCCGCCGATTGCTATGGTTAATGGCAAGGAAATTATTCTTGATGACGCTGTTTGGCACCCTGATACAAATAGTTGGACAGGATCAAACCAAGAATTAGTGGCGGCTAACAGTAGTAATCTATTACAAAATCAATCATCAAGTATCGCTGATGATGTTATTGTCTTAAAGAATAACTTTGTTGGTTTACAAAACAGTGTTGCATTATTGACAAGTTTATTGTTAGGTGATAGTACAGACCCACAGGAAGGTGAATAATTTTGACGCCAGATGAACGTTCAGAAAAGATTAAGGAGTTAATGGGACTGTTATCACGGTCTAAGCAACAACTCCAAGAACTGCAAGATTCCATGTTTTCAGAGGCACGACACAAACTTGACTATGATTCCAAGCAGTTGTTGTATAGCATGACTGGTAACATTGATAACTTTGTTAGGAGTACCTGGTCGCCCGGTTATGTATCAGTAGATGATTATAGTAAGATTACGGGCAAAGATTTTGTTGGAGAAACAGTTGACGGTGTAACCTATCCGCAAAGTGCGAGTGTAAGCCAACCGCAAAGTGCAAGTCAAAGTGATCCCGCACCAGCTTCTACTTCAACAAGTGCCAGTGATTCTTCACCAGCTTCTGCTTCAACGGCCGACAGCCAAAGTTCATCTACAACCGCTAGTGCAAGTGCAAGCCAAATCGAACCAGCCCCCGCTTCTACAAGTGCTAGTGAACCTGAATCATCTTCTACAAGTGCTACTCAAAGTGAACCAGTTTCCGCTTCAACCAGTGTCAGTGAACCTGCTAGTTCAGTAGATAAATAATCTAATATAAACACCCTTGATCTTATATATTATATATGATTGGGGGTTTTATTATTTTATACGAAGATTATAAGAAGAAACGAAAGTTAATCACCAATGAAGCTATTAATACTAAAATAGTTAAAAAAGGTAATCGTTCTATTCACACTCTAAGGGTTTGTGCATTGTGTGGTCGTCATTTAACAGAATATATGTTGACTAATCAGAAGTATATTGTGACGGTTAAACATAAACATTTACAGATAGTACCCGGCTTTGAAACTAATTTATGCTTTGATTCTAAGACTTGTTATTTGTTTTATAATAAAAGGAAGGGGGTTGGCAATAGCTAATGGGACTAATTGATTCGTTACGTAATTCTTTAGCAGATAATGGAACCGGGGATAAAGACCAATCCCTTGATAATGTTAAGCAGTCCTTAGACTTGGCGTCTGAAAAATTACTAGGTAAGATTAAGAATAACGAACTAGACTTAGACGTTAAGGATATTAAAGATCTAGCTAGTGTCTATATGCTACTAACACAATCTGGGGAACAAGATAGTACCCTGGGAACACCACAAGCTAGTCCCGAAGTCGTTAATATTATAAGCAAAGATTTAGATGTTAAAGAAGATCCTAGTGATGGTTCTAAGGTTGTTGACCAAGATGATTTATTGAACTTATCTAGTGAAGAAGTCGATAAGATGTTGGATCAACAGTTTAAAGCACAGAATGATGATAATTTAAAAGCAAACGAAGGGTAGGTGTTATTATTGAATGGTACTCAACTGGTTAAAGCCACTCGAAAGATGTTTAAACTTTCCCCAGATGATCGAGTAACGATGGATCAATTAAATTATGTATTGATGATGAGTAAGCCTAGTAACTATATTGTTGCTAACCATACAATTCGGGGAAATCCAATTACCTTTAATATTCCCGACCATAATATTAATCGGGCTTTGGCTCACCGTCCTTGGCAAGTTGACATTTTGAATGATACCTACCTAGACTTGATTATTATTAAGTCTCGGCAGTTAGGGCTATCTGAATTAGGGATTGAACAATTAATTTGGTGGCTTGATACACATTCATTTGATCGGGTCAATGCTTTGTATACTTTCCCAACTAATCGACAGTTGGAGGACTTTGTAGCCCAACGTTTACAACCTGAATTTAATCATGGTTATTATCGTTCATTGATTTATGATCCTAAATCGATGACTTTAAAGAAGATGAAGATCAGAGATTCAAATTTAGTTTTCCGCTCCAGTTCTAGTGGGGCTACTATGGAAGGTATGGACTTGGATTTCGTTTCGCTTGATGAGTACGACCGTCTAAATCCGTTAGCGGAACAATCAGCTTTGCAAGGTATGACTTCTTCAAAGTATAAAATGTTGCGCCGATGGAGTACCCCGACCGTGCCTTCGTACGGCATACACAAACTATTTGAACAATCTGATCAACGGCGTTGGTACCATAAATGTTCTCATTGCGGTTATGAACAAGTGTTGGACTATGAAAAGAATATTCAACAAATTAACCCAGATGGGGTTGATGATATTGGTTTAACAGTACAACCCGGTACCTTCCAGTTTGTCTGTGCTAAGTGTGGGCGTCCTTTAGATCGTTGGTATAGTGGTTATTGGGTAACTGAACGACCATTAGCTGGACGGACACATGGGTATTCTATTTCTCAAATGGACGCCGTGTGGGTGAGTGCCGACCAACTCAAGCAAGATGAGTTACGGGCACCATCAAAACAGTTTTTCTATAACTATTCTTTAGGTATGCCTTATGAAGATAAGTCCGTGGCCTTTCACGATTATGATGTATACTCTAATGAAATTGACTATGAAAAGCCTGAACAGAGAACAGACGAATATCGTTTTGTAGCAACCGGGATTGATTGGGGAGAACATAATCATACTGTTGTGACTATTGGAATGACTACCACCGGTCAAATTAGGCTTATGGATATTACCTTTATTCCTCGGTCAACTGGTACTGAACATATTGAACAAGACCTAAACCAAGTGGTTAGAAAGATTAATCAGTACAACCCTGATATTATTTGTCCAGACTTAGGTTTTTCTGGGTCATATGACCAAAAGCTGTTAGCTTACTATGGCCCTGAAAGGGTATATTCTGTTAAGGTTAGATCAGCTAAAACCAATGGTGACTACAACTCACATTTCAGTGACGCTGATAATACAGTTACAATTGATAAGTACACACAAAATATGATGATGATTGCTAACATTAAGCGTGGTGATATTAAGTTTTGGCGAGGTTCACGGGTGGATCCAATTATTCAAACTTTTATTAAGCACGTCCAAAATGTTGTCTTTAGAACCGATGAAAAGGAAGATCCGGCTACTCATACAATTGTTTATGACAAGGTTATCTTACGTAAAGGTCCAGACCACTCGGAACAAACGCTCATTTATGCCTTTGTGGGCCTAGATAAGTTGATGAAAGAGTATGCGTTAGCACATCGGAACGCTATTGAAATGCAGTTTTTATCACCGGAATTATTTAATGGAGAACAGACCGACTTACAGCGTGAGTATGGGGTGACAGATGTAAAGGAATTTGGTGAGTGATAATCATGGGATTATTTGATATGTTTAGAGAACAAAAGAATTACTTTAACCCGGAGGAACTAACTAAGTCCTATCAGAATGACTTAGCTAAGAAGTTTACTCCGGGGAAAGCTGACCAACGACTAGATGATTTATCAATTACAATTGGTAATGATCGAGAAAACCAAAGGAGTGGTCAGCGTACACAGATTGACCAAGACTATTTCTTGCGTAAGAAGGCACAACTGGCCCAGTATGCAGAAGATATTCTGGTTCAATCAATTATCCGTACTCGAACTAACCAAGTTGTTCGTTATGCTACTCCCGCACATTTAAGTCCGACTGGTGATGGGTTTAGAGTGATTAAGAAGGGTAAAACATATTCTTCTATGACAAAAGAAGAACAGAAACGTTCTAAGGAACTTGAACAGTTTATCTATTATACAGGTAAAGATCAATTTGATTGGCGTGACAATTTTAGTGAGTTTCTTGCTAAGGTTATCTATGACTACTACGTCTTTGATCAGGTTAATATTGAGCGTATCTTTGAATCTAAGTCCAGTAATCAACTGAACCACTTTAACCATGTTAGTGCTGGTAATATTCTAATTGAGCGGTTCCCTAAATCTGTTGACCGCCCAAAGACGTATGTCCAGTATGTTGACCATAAAAAGCAAAGCACGTATACTAGCAAGGATTTAGTCTTTAAGACTTTCTGGTCTCAACCAAACGCTCGTTCTGGTGGTTATGGTAAAAGCCCGGTGGAAGCAACCATTCCCCAATTGAATTACCGAACCAACGCTGAACAGTTTAATGCCCGTTTCTTCTCCCAAGGTGGTTTAACTCGGGGTATGCTGTTGATTGACCCCGGTGATGGAACAACGGGAAGTCGGGCAAGTTTAGACGCCTTACGGCGTAATTTAACCCCGGCCCAGTCGGTTAATGGTAGTTGGAAGATCCCTATCATGTTTGGTCATGACGCCAAGTATGTTAATATGCAACAGAATTCTAAGGATATGGAGTTTACCCAATTCCTAGGGTATTTAACAAATGAGATCTGTGCTGTTTTTAATATCCAACCCGAAGAAATTAATGTTAATAACCGTGGTGGGGTAAATGGTAGTGGTAAAGGATCTTCTGTTTTAAATGAAGGTAAGACAGCTCAAGCTAAGTTAGCCGCTTCAAAGGAATCTGGTTTAATTCCCTTGATCAAGAATATCGAACGGTTAATGACTGACAGTATTCTTGCTTATGTTGATAATGAATATCAATTTATTTTCACACCGAGTGACGAAGAAAAGGCTGAAAAAGAAGTGTCTTTAATTCAGGCTAAGGAAAATGTTGGCTTAACGATTAATGAAGGTCGGGCCATGATGGGATTGAAACCAGTAGAGAATGGTGATGTTCCAGGTAGTCCAGCTTATATTCAGTACCTTAATACCATTGCTAAGAATGATCCAGATTCCAATAAGGAATTACAGCAAAAGGATAAGAGTAACCCTGATAAGGGAGTATCTGGTGCTGAAATGGCCGAAGAAAAACAAAAGCAAGAAGCCAAAGAAAAATAATCGATAAAGTGTTGACAATTTGATAGAGTGTGTTAATATATAGTCAAGGCTTTAGTCAAGCCTAGTGATAAAACTTCTTTCTTTTCTTTGATTTGTCTTTCTACAATGCAAAGAGGCCATGAATTAACGTTCATGGTCTTTTTGTTTTTGTTATAATTTCTTATATTAATTCTAGAACAAAGTTTTGTTATATTATACCTAGAATTAATAAATAGATATTCATCTAGATGAAAGGAAGTTATTAGAACATATGCCTAAGCTAGAAACAAAAAGTCACGCGGATACTGTATTTAAGTCCACGAATCGTTCCGAAGAAATCGCTAAGAACGATGGTATGGTTTCAGAAATTAGTAAGGCTTTGGAGGCCGGTTATGGTATTACCCCTGACACGCAAGTTGATGGAGCGGCTTACCGTCTGGAAAGTCTTGACCCAACTCTGAACATTACTACGTTTGGTGAAAATGACTTTACCATTTACAAGGACTTGGAACGGGTTCCTGTTAATCAAACCGTTCAAAAGTACACTGTTTACTACAACCACGGTCGGACGGGACACCAACTGTTCCAACCGGAAATTGCTAAGTTAAGTGTTAACACGCCTAACGCACGTCAAAAGACCGTTAACGTTAAGTTCGTAGTTGACACCAAGGGTGCTTCCTTTGCTATGCAATGGGCTAACACGACTGTTGACACCCAAACCCTGCTGGAAATTAGTGGGGTAAACACGATTGCTAAGGCAATTGAATACGCTACCTTCTATGGAGATTCTGACCTTGCTACCCAAGATGGCGAAGGTTACGAATTTGACGGTATCTCCAAGCTGATGGATCAAGATAACGTTGTTGACCTTCATGGTGGTGCTTTAACTCCAGGTAAGCTGAATGAAGCCGCTACGATTATTGGTAAGCGTGGTTACGGGAAGGCAACTGACGCTTATATGCCAGTTGGTGTTAAGGCTGACTTCATTAACCAACACCTTGGTTCCCAACGGATTCTTCAACCGAACCCGGCTGACCACGGAATGCAAGTAGGGTTTGATATTACCCGGTTCATCTCCGCTAATGGGGACATTAACCTGCATGGTTCTACTATCATGGATCTTGACTTGGTACTTGATACTGAATCCACTCCAGATGTTAATGCTGGGGCCGCTCCTACGGTTCAAGCTAAGCAAGTCGCTGGTCAAGGTGGTGCCTTCTTAACTGATGATAAGAAGGACGCAAACGGTCGGACAATCCTTAGCAAGGAAGTAGGGACTGAACTTCAATATCGGGTAGTTGCTGTTGGTGCCCACGACAGCCTTCCATCTGACATTGCTACGGCTACTCCGACTGCCGCAACTGATGGGGTAACTCTTACAATTACTCTTTCCCCATTGGTAACTGACCTTCCGCACTATGTAGCCATCTATCGTAAGTCTGATGTGCCGGGTGATGAAGATTTCCGTCTGATTGACCGGGTACCGATGTCCAAGTTCCAAAACGGGACTTTGACTTACACCGATGTCAATGACACTATTCCGGGTACGGCTGACGTATTCATTCTTGATCGGCGTCCAGAAAACATTCGTTACCTTGAGTTTGCACCAATTATGAAGTTCCCATTGGCTGTAACGACCACTGCTACGAACTTCGCACTCCTCTGGTACGGGGCACTACAGCTAATTTACCCGAAGCGTTGTGTAAAGCTTCACAATGTATTATATGCTAGTGACGCTGAATCCTTGTTTGACTTAGCATAGATATAATTATTAAATTCCTAGGTATTTTTACCTAGGTTTTTTATTGCCCAATAATTTAAGTGTGTTTATATTATTAGTAGTATATAGTATGTATTGGTGGTGATTTGGTGGCAAAATTTGATGTGTTTCTCCCGTTTGATAAAGTTGCCAAGTCTGATGATGATAAAGTCATTACGATTAGTGGCTACTCATCGACAGGGGACAGAGATTATCAGGGAGAAACAATTGACCCTAATGGTATTCACTATGAATATTTGTTAGATCATGGTTATATTGACTATGAACATGATACTGATCAAATTATTGGGGTACCAACGGAAAATACGCATTTAGATAACAAGGGTTTATTTCTAGAGGCTAAGCTATTTTCTAATATGGAACAGGTACAGAATATTATGAAGCTGTACAAGAACATTGAGGAAAATGATATTGATCGGAATTTAGGTTTTTCTATTGAAGGTAGTGTCATTGAACGGGACGATGAAGATGATTCAATTATTCGTCAAGTTCAGATTACTGGGGTAGCAGTAACTACACACCCAGCTAACCCCGCTTGTAGTTGGAAGGTACTAAATAAGTCCTTGTTTAACTCTAATAACAAGAGTAGTGACCAAGTAATCAAAGACATGGAAACTATGACTGCTGGGTATGATGTAAATAGTGCAACAGTTCATGGTGGGGCCGCCTTTCGTAAGGAATCTTTTTTAGGCACCTTTAACAATTTAGTATTTAATCTAAAGCAGGCCAAGAAACTTGGGCTAGAAACGGTGGCAACTAGTTTAGCCGAAGAGTTAGATAAGAATGACGCTGACGAGGACGCAAGGGTTATCTTTGTGCAGTTGTTTACTGGTTTATCCGAAGCAGACGCCCGGTTAATTGTGCAAACAGTTGATCAACAAGCAGATACCGATAACCGGTTGAGGCTACTTGAAGGTTCATCTAACGCAGATGATGATGATGATGATTAAAGGAGATTTATAAAGATATGGAATTAAAAGACGTTTTTGAACACATTGATGAAATTAAAAAGTCCCTCGAAGAAAACGAAGCCAAGTCCCTTGCACATAAGGAACTCAAGAAGGACGAAGCAGATGACGATGAAGTAGAGGAATCTGTTCAAGTTCATGATGGCCAAATTCCTGATGGTGATGGTGACGCAGACGACAAGCCAGAAAAGGAAAAGATGGCTAAGAAGTCCAAGAAGTCTGATGATTCGGGTGATGAAGATGGTGCAGATGATGAGGACGCCGCAGACGATGAGGACGCTACCAAGAGTAAAGATTGCGATGAAGTAGAAGAATCTTGTCACAAGACTAAGAAGTCCGAAGATGTAGACCCAGATGTTGAAAAGTCAATAGATGAACCAAAGGACGATGAAATGGTTAAGTCTTTGATTGGTGCTACTAACGAATTAATTGGTTTGGTTAAGTCCGTAGTTGTTCAGAACCAATCTTTGCTTGGTATGGTTGAAAAGTCCGTTAAGGAACCAGATTCAGAAAAGGCAGTTGAGAAGTCAGTAGATGAACCAGAGGACAGCGTGCAAAAGTCCGAAGCAGAGGTAGCTAAGTCTAATGATGGAGAAAGTAAGAAGGCCGAAGTAGCTAAGTCGATTGACAAGGTAGCTAAGTCTATTTATGAAGAATCTGAAAAGGACGAAGTAGCTAAGAGCTTCCCAGAAGGCAAGTCAGTTGACCCTGCTTCTGATGAAGTTGCTAAGTCCGTAGATGAAGATGTAGTTAAGGCGGGTGAATTAAAGGAAGTTATCACCAAGTCTATTAATAACTACTATGGTAAGGCTAACTTCCATGACCAAAAGATTCTCAAGAGCTTGCAAAGTCTTTATCATGATGTTGAAGGCTTTGATGATGATGAAGTGGCTCCAGATGATCTTATTAACCGTTATAACGAGATCTAGGTATAATTAACCACACATATATCTAAGATGGCTGTATGAGCTTCTCAAGGCCAAATACAGGCATAATAAAAGCACCCACCATTAAGTTTGGTAGGTGCTTATTTATTCATAAGCCTAGATAAGCGTCTAGGTCTTTTACATAATCGGCTCCGCCTTCAAGGCTAAACTGCCGATCTTGGGTTTCCATCAAGCGGATAAAACCCGCATATTGAATATCGGTTACTTCCTTGTACTTAGGAAGTGACTTAGCTGTTTGAATAAACTTGTCTAGGCTAAATACCTTAACTTTGCTTGCGGGTTGAATGATTTCTGTTTTTCTTGTATTCTTTTCGACCATGTTTTACCACCTTGTTTTAATATCTTCTATGAGACTAGTATTCTGATCAATGGTTTGGGTAACTTTGTAGGTAACTGTTAAGCGCCGGTAGAATAGTGGTTGACTATCTAAACCATTACTCTTAGTATCTTCAATTACGTCCATACCATTCATCTCAATCGTTGGAAGGTAAACGTTATAGTTTTCTTCCAAGGTTTGTTTTAAGTATATACGAATATAAGTAAAGATAGCAGACAAACAACGAATGGTACTAATGTTGCTACATACAAAGTCAATTGTTACCCCTTCATTAGTATTAATGCCGATTGGACTGCTATAACCATCTTTATCAACCTTTGTATTGTAATAGAGGTCAATTTTATGCTGTCCATCATCATATGGTGGAATATACGGGAGATACACTTTATTATCTTGCAAGTTATAATTAGTTGTTTGGGGGATTGAGATAACGCTATGAATTTCTTGATTAGGTTCAATCCAAGCAGTTGCATTTTGGGTTTTAACAACTAACTTTTCATGAATAGCTTGACCAACACTATTAGAGATAGTTTGTCCTTCAACACTCCCAAGGGCACCAGATTCATCATCTTCTTCTGAACCTTTAAATTGGAACAAAAGGAAAGCGGTAGTTGGGGCAGTAGTTGGGAAGGCAAAGTAGGTGTTAATCTTCTTTCCAAGGTGATTGCTATCAGTACAATATTCATTAATAAATGAATCTACCATATCACTAGGGAGAGAGTTAAGAATGTTGTTTTTTAGATAGTTACTATTAGCGAGAATACCAGTTAAGATTGAATTGGTTTCGTCTAATAGTAACTGATCTACATTTGTAATGGCCATTACATAGCCTCCTTTTGGTTGTACTGTTCAATGTTTCTAATAATGGCTTCACGAATGATATTAGATATAATTTTAGCCTTTTGAGGATCAAAAGACCGGGCGTTTACTTGTTGTTGAATAGCGTTACGTCCGACAACCCAACTCATAGGATCTGACTTATCGGACACGGTTCTGAAAGTAATGTAGTGTCCATACTTACCACCACCTGATTGAATACGGGTAATGTTAGTGGACTTCCATTGATAAGCCAGTGCCCCCTCACCTTCACCTGAACTATTAAGGACTTTTTTAAAGCGTTCAATATTAGCATTCTGGCCACCAGTTTCTCCAAAATTTAAGTGGCTAATATCGTCCCACAATGACCGACCATAGGCCATTCGCATTTTGGTAGTGGATTGGAAACCACCAACTGGAATCTTTAGATACCAGCCACCATCTTTGGTTGGCTTGGCTTTGGGTGACTGCATGAAGTATGGCTTTAGATCAATGAACCTAATTTGTTCATTGGTACTAGTATCTTCAATTACTTTATAAGCAACTTTTAAACCATTAGTGCTAAGTTTAATGGCTTGTTTACCAAAAGTTTGTTCTAGTTGCTTTTGTAACCCTTTAGCATATGAATTAACATATTTTTCTTTACTAACATCATCTTCAAGGTATTTCTTTAAAGCATTAATACCTTCACGACCAATTAAGTTACCAATACTAGCCATGATTAATCACCTAAGAAGTCATTCATTTCAGTAACCCGTGGATCAGTAATGGCTGTATTACCATTGCTTTCCTTATTAGTAAGATTAATATTTGAGAAATATAGGTTTTCCCGCTTTAACCTTAACTGGGGTGGCAAACGGTAGATTTGTTTCTTGCTAGTATCAATTAGCTTCCCATCTCGGTTTTGAACTTGTGGAAATTTAACCTGATCCATCTGCATAGCCTGTTGATTACTAAGGTAACTATTAAGGGTCGTATAATCACTGGTTTCATCGCTACTAATTTCACCAGTACCATTACCAAGTGCCCACAGCTTTTGAGCTAGGTTTAGGTATTTTTGGTAACGTAATTCCTTCTCAAGGCTAACTACATAGAAACGCTTAACTACCTCTAGGCTTAGGGAGATAGTACTATTCAACAGTTGATCGTTAGTTACTTTTAAGAAGTCGCCATCAAGAGTTAAGTCACCCTCTTTTAGCCGGGATAAACTACCACCTGAAATGGTATAGGCTTCATTAATGGATTGTACTTTATATGGTAAATAGATACCATTATTCAATCGTTGCTGGTCTACATTGAAGATATAATTTTCACTAGTAGTCCAACCGGGGACTGTAATACGATCTCCGGGTTTAATTCCTTGCTCAACTTGGTTAATAGTAACTTGAGGAGTTGCCAAGGTTGCCCCATTTTGATCTAGCCCTTGTGTATTTAGACTAAACTGTTTTTGATCAGATAGAAAAGCAATATCCAAAGATTTAGGGTGCATGAAGATAAATCCCTGTCCATGACAGATTGGGCAATCTGGTTTTGGTTGTAAGGTTTGTGGGTCAACACAGGGACACTTATAGGACTGTTCATAGATACTTTCAATCGAATGTTGTTCGATTAATTGGACAACGTATTTAATTTCGATCGGTTTCATTTGTGACTGAACATAGAGTGGGTTCAGACGTTCAACTGTTTCATTTTCCATTTAATCACCACCATTTCTTATTTAATATAACCCGTTAACCTAAAAAAAGTGTTGACAATTAACTATGATTGTTACATAATAAAGATGTCATAAGATAATAAAAGGAGTGATTAATTTGTTAAATGGTTATGGAAAGTATCTCAAGAAGCATGGGATTAGTCAGGTGAAACTAGCTGAATTTGAGGGTGTTTTCAAACAGTCAGTTAATTACCGGGCGCATTCTAAGTTTGGTAATATCCGTTTTTGCCATATGGAAAGCCTTGCTAAGTTTGTCAACAAGACGACAGGCGAAGTAATGGAAGAGTGTTTAGATTTAGAAGAAGGGAAGTAGTAATACTATGGTTAGCCCAGATCGATTAAATGCAATTGGTATGTATGTTAAGAATCATGACATTGACAAAGAACAGTTTGCGAAGATTATTAAAGTACCTCTTAATGTTTTAAATTCTGACCTTGCTTATCAAGGAAATATCTATAATAAGTCTGTAAGGTTCTATTATGCTTTGGCTAAGGTTTCTGGTTTACCTTTAGATGATATAATTAAGGAAATCAGAAAACTTGATACAAGTATCAAGAAACAACGAGGTGAAGATTAGATGGCAACAAGTCAACAACGAGAACAGATCTTAAAGGAAATGCGAGAGAAGGAACGTCAGCAAGCTGAAATTGCTAAGCGGACGGGTCGGGCACCAGTAGGTGGAATGGCTCCCAAAGAAGAAGAAAAGAAGGTTAAGAAGGACGATACCCCCGTAGATACTGATTTACGGGTTAAGCAATTAGAGGAACAGTTAAAGAAGGCCAAGGAAGAAAATGCTGATTTAACTGATCAACTTGACGCTAAGAATAGTTCTAAGCGGTATTCCAAGGAACAAGAAGCATTAGCTGATATTACTAGCTCGAATGACGCTTATCATTTTGTCAAGGAATATACTTATGATGTTAGTTACCCTACCAATGGAACTAAGCAAAAGAAGATTGTGGTTAAAATGCACGCACCGAGCGTAGCAGAACAGGCCAAGATTCAAGGGAATTACGTTGAGTTGACTAATGGTTTAGGTGATGGCTTCCTAGCTAATGCAAAGGATTTATTCCTAGCTATTGCTTACTTCCAAGTAGTTGGTGATAATGTCCCTGTATGGTTTACTAATTTAGATAACACTTATCGGACAGATGTGTTATTCCAAGTATGGGGGGACTACCAAGAATGGTTATACTCCTTTCTGGACACCCAAGCACAATAAAGATGATGAAGTTGAGAATTACAACCCATTAGTTAGTCCCGCAATTAATAAGGTTGGTGGGATTGAACCGCTAGTTAAGTCAGTTTCTGGTCGTAACTTGTGGGCAATCATGAAATTTTTCAGGGTTCTTCCTAATGACCCTAAACTTAGGTCATTAACCTATGCACAGCGTGAATTTATCATTCAGTCTATGAATGAGGACGTTCGTGAACAAGAATTGGCCGCTAAGGGTATGGAAGAAACGGCTTCGTACTCTGATGATAGTTTTGAAAAGAAGTTCTATTCTAACAAGGAAGAAGATCTTCTTGAGGGTGATGAAGATCTAGATAAACTTTATCAACAGTCCTTACAATTAAAGCAAAAGACAGATATTAATGCTGGTATGCAAGCTAAGGACTTATCACAGTATGATAAAGAAATTACTGAAAAGATCAATACTGCCCTGTATGAACATCAAAAGAAACAAGAAAGTGCCCACCAACAGATTCAACAGAATTGGGACGACATTCTTAAAGATTCTAAACAGTATCAAGATAATGATTAAGACCTACCGAAAAGTAGGTCTTTTCTTGTATATTACGATTGATAGGTGGTGAAATAATGACTGAATATGATTTAACATTAAAGCTGGCAAGTGGGACTGCTGTTCCTTTACAAAAACGAGTTAAACAGCTTGAGAAAGAAATTGACCAGGTTTATAAATCCGGGATTAACAACAATAATACAATCTCTAATAAGCGGTCTACTAATTTACAACGTGATCTAGTATACGCACTTAACCAACTCAAGGAACAACAGGATAACCTTGAGGGTGAATTAAATAGTACCACCCTTTATAACCGACAGGCTTATCAACAATTGGTTGACGCCTTGGATAAAGCTACCCAAGGAATTGACCAGATTAATTCCTTAGCCAACAGTGATAAATATCAAGATATTCAGTCATTTAATCTATCCTCATCAAAGGTATATCAGAGTTCAGAGTATGCTGATCAACAACAAGCCAACGATTTTGTTAATTCTGAATTAGGTAAAGAAGTTAAGAATATCGTTTTACGATCAACAACTCAATCTAATCGTTGGAATCAGAGTGTCGATTCTGGGGTTGTTACTTACCAAAAGTATCAGGAGTATGTATCAAATAATCAGTATACCCGAGAAAAAATAACTGATTTAGATAGCCAAGTAACTGATCAACGGAATAACATTCAATCCCAAATTGACGTATTAAGTTCTCAACAAGATCAAATTAAGGGCCAAGATAGTTTAAGTGTCGATGATGTAAACACCCTAGCGGGAATTAGGGAGCAATTAAATAACTTATCAAAGAGTGGTAAGTATCTAGATGAGTTGTCTAATCGGCTAACTCAAGCTCAAGAAGCGGTTACTAGGACTGGTGAAGCAATTCACGCTAAGACCAGTATTGATAATGTTACTAATAATACTGATACCAAAGATACCATTAAGGTATTACCTAGCAATGATTCTATTGCTGGGTATATCCACAATCACCGTTCTTTCTTAATTCGTCAAGCAGTTAGAACCGCTTTAATTGCTGGCCCTTATTATGTATCACAAGGTAGCAATGCTCGTCTTACTACCTTTAATAATATCGCAGGGGCTATGTATGCACGAGGCGGTGGTGATAATAGTATTGTTAATACCCTAGGTAACAATAAGTTAGGAATGGACTTATCAGAAAGTTCAGCTTATCTAGGGGCGTATACTCGCAATACTGGTAAGGGTAATCTATCAAACAAGTCTATTTCTAAACTTACCAACACTTGGGGAGCTTTAGCACTTACCAACGGAGCAAGTAGTAATACAGTCGCTAATTTGTTAGGTGTGGCCGCGCTTACTAATACGCAAGGATTGTCAGCAAGTGATAGTGAGCGTTTAGCAGACGCAATTCAGAATAGTCTAACCAATTCTCATACTAGTGCGAAGGCTGATTCCCAATTAAAAGCCTTATCTAGTATGTATCAGACTGCGGCAACTAGTGGTAAGTTGACCACCAAAGATCAGATTAATATTGCTGGTTTCCAGTCAATGATGAGTAAGACTGGTTCTTCTTGGCAAGGTAGCGCAGGTGCCCAAGCCTATTCTGGTTTAGCTAATGTATCTAATAATGCTAATAGCCAAAACCAACAGTTATCATTATGGTTAGATAACAAGAACTTTACTGGGTATAATCAATCCGGTAATATGGTAGCCTTAAAGACTGCACAACGGGCTAAGTCAGACCCTTATTTATACAAGACACCTATTGGTAACTTATATCGGACTGCTAGACAGCAAACCAGTAGCAAGTCCGGGGCAATTGCAGTTACTACTCAAAACTTGGTAACTTTGTCTGGAAACTCACTATCATATGAACAGGCTAATTCATTAGTCAAGTTGTATGCTGATGGCAAGTTTACCCGTGCTAACGTTAAGAAACAGACTAAAGGTAAAGGGGTAAATAGTAAGAAGTATCATAAGACTGGTACTAGCTCCATTCGCTCCCAACAGCAAGCAATTCAATCATCACAAATTAAAGCGTCCCAATCAATAGATGGTTTAAGACGTAATCTAAGCTCCTTTACCCATTCTCACCCAATGATAAGTGCAATTGGTTTTGTTGGCGGAAGTGCCTTGATGGGGGCTAGTGATGGTATTATCAATGCCGCTATTGAGGGTGGTTCACTAGCTACAATGGGGGCTGGTGTAAAGAGTGTTGCTAAATCTGGGCTTTCGGTTTTGTCCAAAATGCCTAAGACAGGTAAAGTTGGTACCATTGTTGGTATAGGTGTTGGGATTGGAACTGGTTTGTTATTAATGTCAGGCAATGCTAAGGCAAGTACCAAAGACAAGGATAACAAAGCCAAGATGACCAGTACGCAATCACGTACACAATCACGTACACAAAATAGTCAAGCATATACACCACGTAAAAAGTCAGCTAAGCATAAAAGTATTCTTACTAGTATTAAGGACGGGGTTTTACATTTTCTGTCCGAGCTAGGCGTATATCGTGTTAAACACAAAGATGTTAATGCTTCTCAAAAGCAATTAATTAAGCACTTGAGAATGTGGTTCAACGAGATATATAAGAAAGTTAAGAATGCGGCCAAGAATGGTTCAAGTGATTCTAAGACTGCTGGTGACGTTTCCAATGATGGGGCAACTAAGTCAAAGGAATACTGGTTAAAGAAGGCCAAGGAAGTTGCTAAGGCAATGGGGGTTGACATTAGTGATTCACAGCTAGAAAACTTAATGAAGTTAATTGCGGGCGAATCCAACTATGATCAAACCATTACTCAACAAATTCAAGATGTTAATTCAGCTAATGGTGACCCAGCCAAAGGGTTATTACAGATGATTCAAGGAACCTTTAACAAGTATAAAGTTAAAGGTCATGATAATATCCTTTCCGGGGTTGATCAACTTTATGCTTTCTTTAACATTGCTAACTGGGCCAGTTATCTCTATGGTCACGCTGGTTGGTCACCTTCTGGCCCTACCCGAGGTTATGCTAATGGGGGCTTAGTAACTCATGCTACCGGGGGTAGTATGACAGGCCCTATTCAAGGTATGCGTACTAGCCGAGAAAGTGCCCCAGTATCTATGCTTGACTTGAGGGCTTTGCAGACTCGTTACACAACCCTTAACCAAGCTAATAGCGTTGTTCATAGGGTAAAGAGAAATGCTCCGAAAATAAAAGTTAAAATAGATACGTCACAAGCCGTTCAAAGCCGGAATAAAAATGATATTATAGATAGTATCATTAACGATACATTTAATGCGTGGGTTAATAATAGCCAACAACAGATAATGTTAGACTACTACTCACATTAAGGAGGAACTAGAATGCACTTTGTAATCTATGAAAAGACAGACTGTTCTAATTGTATGCGTACGATGGCCCTGTTGCGGGGCATGAAGTCCGCTGTTGCTACTAACTACTATGGTGATGAATCAAAGCCTAATCTAGCTGATTTCACGACTGATGACCCAGACAAGGTTGCTTATCGGGAACACTTGGTAGATAAGTTAAAGACCCGTTATAATGCAATGTCATTCCCGGTAGTTAAGGTTGTGGACAAGGATAACAACCTTATTGATTATTGGGACGGCTTTAACCCCAAGAAGATTTTTGAGTATGGAAAAAAGACCGATCAAGAAGAACTACAAGTAGTCAATGAGGAACACTAGGCTATATTAAAGTAGAACAAACCTTATAGAAAGGACTAAAATTAATGGCAACAATTGATACAAGCGTTTTGCCTTACAATAATAAATTTAATCGGGCAAAGCGTTTTAGCGAGGTGCTATTTCGTCCGGGACGCCCCGCCCTTTCCCAAGAGTTATTAGAAGAACAATCAATTAAAAATGACCAGTTAAATATGCTAGGATCAACCGTGTTTGCCGAGGGTGCGGTAGTTTCTGGTATGCAGGTGGTACCAGTAGCTACTACGGCTTCTTCTACCAGTAATAGTCAAAACCTATTTAGTGTCGCCACTCTTAGTGCTACTAATGCAACCCTTTCTACGACTGATTATGTAGCTAAGGGTAACATTAACTTTACCAGTGCGGCTAACGTTAGTACAGACCAATCAGCAATGGGTTTCAGTGTTAATGTTACTAAGGGCTTAGGTCTAACTATTGCCTTTAACGTTACCAAGACTACAGGTATTCTAGATAAGTTAAATCTGGACTTTGATGGTTCTCAACTTACTTTAAAGAAGTGGACACTTGATGGAGTAACAATGCTTAATTCGTCATTAACAGATATGGCGAGTGCGAACTACAACATTGATTCAAATAATAATCAGGTAAACATTAATACTACTACTGCACACAAAGTGGTTGTTGTGTTCGATACCCTGATTTCTGGTAATACAGACTTAGCATTATATATTAATGCGGGGTATGATAACTCAAATTCCATTGTAGGGGTTGTAATTAATAACCCAATGGCTGTGGAAGGAACAACCGAAAAGCCTTATGTAATTTCTAGTAAGGACACAACCACTGCTTCTAGCACAGAGAAGGTTAAGAATTACAAAGTTACTGCTGGTCGAGTATGGTTAGGTGGGCTAGTTCGTGAATTTGATGAACAAACCTTTTCCATTACTGGGACTGGTAAGGAAACAATTGGTTTATCCTTAAATGAAACCATTGTTACTAGCGCCGATGATAAGGATTTATTAGATGATACACCGGGTACGGTTACAAATGGTTTAGCTGGGGCTGACCGTTTGAAGTATCAAGTGGTATTAACCTATAATGATAATTCAGCAGTTGACTTCGTTGTATTCCAAGATAATGTTATTAATCAAAGTGAGGTTCGACCAGACTATACTAATATCACCAAGATTTTAGCTAAGCGGACTTATGACCAGTCGGGTTCTTTCCGAACAGAAGGCTTTGAGGTTCACCCTCACTTAAACTCTGATTCATCTAAGGGCGCTCAAGACCCAATGGACGCTAACAAGATTCTGTTAGATGTAGATAAGGGTCAAGCGTATGTTCAAGGTTATTCAATTGCCACCGATTCGACAACTAATTTAAGGGTACGAATTGCTAATGATACAGGAACTACTACCAATGAAGGTCACTATTACAAGGGTGACGGTAGTAAGTATGAACTAATTAATCAACCTGTTAAGGCAGTTAATGGGGTTAGCTTTACTTCACGTAAAACAGTAACTTATACTCGTCCTGTTGGTGGTGGTAACTTAGATACGTTTACTCCAGATAATGTTACCTATATTCGTCAGGTTTATGATAACACCCACCAATATACAGCAGGTGTAGATTTTACTTACGTTAATAATGTTATTCACTGGGGCCAAGATCTTTCTGGTAAGTCTTTGGCTGGGGCTAATGTCCCTAATCAAGGTCAATCATATACAGTAGTTTATGACTACTCAACTAACGCAGTTCAAGGTACTGATTATACTGTGGTTACAGAGGGTGGAACCACGTATATTGATATTGATGATTCAAAAGGTGCTAAGCCAGTAGCAGGTTCGACTATCACGGTATCTTATGTATACTTTGAAGCACGAATTGATATGATTAGAATTACAATGGATAACTCAAATCCATTTAAGATTATCGAAGGGCAACCGGCCCCACTTGCTTCGGTTACTCCACCAGTGGTTAATGACCCTTACTCTTTGGAATTAGGGTATGTATTAATCTATCCTAACTCTCACAATGCAGTCTTTACTATGCAGACTGTAACTCGGCAAACCTTTGAAACACTACAACAATGGGGACGCCGGTTAACTAACACCGAATACAATTTAGCGATTGCTAACATGAACCAAACAGTTGCCCGGTCAGAAGATCCTAGCTTGATGAAAGATGTTCTTTCTGACAGTTTTAACACGATTAACAACCGTGATGACGCTAACTCTACGGTTGCCTATGACTTTGAAAACGGTGAAATCCTATTACCTAGTCAAGCAATGGCCGACTTAACTCCTACTATTGACTATGATAATTCACAAGTAGCCATTAAGGGATCGTCAGTTGCCCCTAAGGGTTCATTAGTTACCCCACCATATCATGAAGAAGTGGCTATTAATCAGCCAATTTCAACTGGGACAACCAATGTTAATGAATTTAATATCTTTAGTGCTAATGGTACTTTGACAATCAATCCTGCTAGTGATAACTGGATTGATACAGATTCTACTACGGTTACTCGGGAAACTGACGCTGGTAAGGTTAGCCTTAATAAGTGGTGGTACCATACCAATGGTGACGTAGCCGTTGGTCGGACGGGTAAAACCCAATCTTATGCTGACGCTATTAGTCAACAGTACCAATACTCTAACTTACAGGGTATTAATTGGATCAATGAAGGTCTACAAACTGGGTATATGCTAACCGATGGTGGATCTACCACTACTGAAAGTGCTATTGAGTACATGCGGCAACGAACCATTTCATTTGTGGCTCAAAACTTACCGGCCTTTTCTGACGGATATAAGATCACCATTGATGGGGTAGCGGCTCTTGACCCAACGCCTGCTAGTGATGATTATAAAGGTACTAATGGAGCCTTTAAGACTAATGCTAATGGTGAAATTCGTGGTACCTTTACGATTCCGGGTGGGGTAATTCGTTGTGGTACTCGGACGGTTAAGATTATTGATAATGCTAATGATCAGGCAAGCACCAACTATATTGCCCAAGGTACTTTAAAGACAACTGAAAATATCATTGAAAAGCGGGTATATTCAGTTGATATTGTTGACCCGTTGGCCCAATCATTTACCATTGGTGAAACTCGTCAATTATCCTCTATTGACCTCTACTTCTATAAGAAGGCCGATAAGAGTGACACTGCTCACACTTCTGATCTAATTGTCCAAATTCGGGAACTTTCAGATGATGGTTATCCTAACAACGTGGTTCGGACTAGTGTTACATTAACACCAGATCAGATTCAAGTTTCCGATGATGGGAGTTTAGGTACTCGAGTAACTTTCACCGATTCAGTTACTTTGACTGGTAATCGGGGTTATGCAATCGTCTTGATTTCTGATAGTAATGCTTATGAAGTGTTCTCGGCAACTAAGGGTCAAAAGGTTGTTAGCGCCGGAACCAGTGCTACGGTTTACAACACTAACCCGAATGCAATCAGTAACAAAGACCCGAATGCTACCGGTAAGAATGTCCAGATCTCCAATACAGTTACCGTATCTGTTGGTGACACTTTAACCTCGGCACCAAACTCAAATGGGGTAATGTTTATTTCTAACAACGCCCAAACTTGGACTGCTGATGGAACAAGCTCAATTAAGTTTGCGGTTAATGTATGTAAGTACCAACAGAATGGTGAGATTATCTTTGACCCGATTGTAATTGACGACTGGATCAAGTCTAGTGATACATGGGTAAAGGACTTAGGGGATAATCTTGATGGTAAGAGTTCTACTAGTAAGCACCAACTAACTGCCTTAGACCGGTTGGCCGCTTTAACCTCTTACTTAACCTACCAAAACACGTCCATGAATTGGTATATTAGGGTATTGCAAGGCAATGCTCCAACTTATTCAGGGGCCAGTGTAGCGACTGCTTTAGCTAACTGTCCTTGGTTAGCCTTGCCTGTAAATAACAATAATCAGGCGAAACCTTCGGCTACCAGTTCAAATGGGGTTCCAGCGGTTACTAGTGATGATAGCATTCAAACGGTAGACGGCGAGGTAATCTCCTTTAAGAATACCTATGCAATGCAATTGAAGGCCGACTTTAACTCTGACGACTATATCGCACCTGTTTTAACAACAGAAGATCTATCATTAGTAGCGGTATTAACTGGGAAGGCCGCTAGTTATGAAAGTATCAATGTTGATGAAAGCGGGGACGCCGCCTTCAACTATGTAAAGCTCCAGTATGACGCCTACATTCCGGAAGTTGGTACTGCCTTACCACAAGTCAACCCGATGTATTCAGTTGATGGTGGGGCAACTTGGTATAACTTCCCTAGTGGGGGTGGAACTTCAAGCACTACGACCAAGACTAGCGCTACCAGTTCTACACCAACCAGTACCAAGGCACAGACAAACTACTTTACCCGTTATGTATATGAGGCGGTAGTACCGACTGCAACTGACCAAAACCATTTAGCAACACAGTTTAAGGTAAGGTTATACTTGCAAAGCCCTAACAATTTCCGTACCCCTAGAGTGCGTAAATTAAGTTGTTACTTGCAATATGACCCAAGCAAGAAAGTATCATAACTAATAAAAGGGAGCCTTGATAGGTTCCCTTTTTCGTATATTAAATTTGAATAAGGGGGGATAAAATAAATGGCAATTGCAGATGGCTACCACCGGTTAAGTCGGGTAGCGTTTAAACAAGTTGATGTAAATGGGAATGTAATTGATACCTTTAATTTTGCTATCAATCCCCAAAATATCCAAGAACAGGTAGCAACCCGAACAAGTTATATCAATACTGCTCAATGGGGTAGTGTTCAGGAACTAGGGACTGGGGAACGTACAATTACCATTTCTGGGACAACTGGTTGGCGTCAAGGTTTAGGGTTTGAGGACTATAAAAAGTTACGGCTTTTCCTTACCGCATATACAGATTCTCGTATGGCACCTCCCGCAACGTCTAGTTTACGCTATCTTGAATTTTGGAACTATACTGATGAGTATTGGTACGATGTGGCAATTAGTCCAAATGGTTATTCTTTTACACAAGACGTTTCAGAACCAATTTTAGTACGTTATTCTATTACCATGATTGTACGAGGAAGATTAGATACTGCCAGTACAGATGATAAGTCGCAGACGTTAATTACTGATCCATATGCAAACAATAGTGGTCAATCTAATTTGTATTATTCTAATATTGGGTATACGGTTCGACAAATGTTAAATGATGGGAAGTAGGTGAGTAGATGGCGGTTAGTACAGCAAGTGTATTTCCAAGTATTACTTATAATCAATATTTATTATATAAGCTATTAAATGTAACTAATGATGATAAGGTTGTAATACCCGACCGTTACTTATCTGATTTTAACGGGTATGGGCAACCGGATTTATCAACGTCTCGATTACTATATCTGTTTACCAAAGTTACCAGTAGTTATCTACCAGTTAAGTTTACTAATACTTCATCTACCACTGGTCAGTTTGAAGAATACATTGAACAAACTCACTTATTTCATTCCCACCCGGGGGTTTATATGGTGTTAGTAGCTCAATATTTGGAAATTGTAGCTTTCAACTGGGCTGTGGTGAACCAAGTTGAATTAGTAAATGAAATTTCTAAGGTAGATATTCAACGGATTCGTAAGAATTTAAATTTGTTATGTGATTGGTTTGGCGATCATCAAGATATAATGAACCGTGAAACTGATTATTACGTGGATATTATTAATAAATTACGTAAGTTTGAAATTGATTTAGGTTATCTTGAAAATCGATTAGCTTATGTATTGTCCACTTATGGGTATACAAAATAGGGGGGTGGCGTGTTGTCAGTATACAAGCATTATGTAATCAAGGCTGGTGAGGACTTACGGGTGATTGCCCAAAAGTTGTATAATGATATAGATAAGTGGCAAACATTAGCCCAGCTAAATCACTTAAAGTACCCGTATATTGTATCTAGTCCAGAGGAACAACTTAAAGACCCAGACCATCTTTTAACTTGGGGCCAGACTTTACTATTACCTAATAGTAATGATATAGACACTGCCAATTCAAACCTGATTGAAGAAAGTAACACCGCTCACTATAAGAATTATTATTATGATACTTCATTGGGTATGGACTTAAAACTAAATATCTCAACTGATTCGTTATTAACAGAACAGTTAGGGGTATTACAGAGTGATGATAACGGGTATACCTTCGAGCGAGTATCTGGGTTAGCTAATTTACAGCAGTCTCTGATTTTAAGAATCCTAACTAGACGAGGAACCTTACTTATGCACCCTAACTATGGTTCTCGTTTGGTCGATATGTTAGGCCAACCAATGAATGATAAACTGTTGAGTGAGGCGGCTGTGGAGCTAAGGCGAACCATTACAACTGATTCAAGGGTTGCAGATTGTAAGATTACTAAAAGTCAACTCACTTATGATGAAATATTTATAAATGCTACTATCACCCCGATTAACTATGATCAGGCTTTTGACTTATATTTGTATCGTTCTAAGACTGGGAATATCTCACTAAGATAGGAGGGAACTAAATGGCCGTATCTGTCGATACCAATTCTGATACCGTAACGATTAGTACCAATGGTTTTGCTTTTAAGAAAGCAACTGATATGGTAACTGATCAGATTAATTATATTACTACGCACACAGATTATTTAAATGACTTCACCGAGGGTTCAATTACTAGGACTTTAATTGAAGCAGAATCAATTGAGATTGAGAAGCTCTATTACTATACCCTTGAGAACTTACAGGAAGCGATTGTAGACGGTTTGACAAGTGCCTTTGGGTTTGCTAAGCAAAACGCTACAACGGCTTATGGGGACGTTACAATCACACTGAACGCCCCTTTGGCTAATGCTTCAATTATTAACCGGGGCACTAAGTTCTATTCTAGTAATAGTGCCTATGAACAGGTTTATGTAACTAAAAGTGATTACACAATTCCAAAGGGAACCCAAACCTTTACCGTACCTGTTTACTGTACTGTTCAAGGGGCTTATGGAAATATCCCAGCCAATGTAATTGATTCTAGTACGGACGTAGGAAGCTATGCTAGTGTCACTAATAATCAAGCCTTTACAACAGGTAACGATGAAGAAACCACTGAACAAGAACAAGTACGTTTCCGTAAGATGATTCAGGCCATTGCTAAGGGTACTAATCAATCATTAGTTTATGCGGCAGAGAGTGTAGCTAATGTAGCCGGAGTGTATGAGTATGAAGAAACATATGGTTCAGTTATCTTATTCTGTCATGACGCTAACGGTAATTTAAGTGATGAGTTAGCCCAACAAATTGCAGAGGCGGTGGAACCATATCGGCCGGCAGGGATTCGAGTAACCATTATGCCAACGCATAAAACTAATTTAGCTTTATCGATTGGGGTTCAAGTTAACTATGAAACTTTACAAACGGACGACTTCTTAACTACTGTTAGTGCTACCATTCAAAACTACATTAATCAGTTTACCGCTGGTGAGAATATCTATATCTCTGATATTGAACAACAAGTAATGGATATTTCTGATACCGGGATTGCTGATACCAAGGTTAATATTACTGCCTATCCAGATGATATTATGCTTCAATATGCAACTATCTCTGATGATTCAATGACTAATGTTAAGGGCACGATGATTAATCACCCTTATCTTCAACCGGTAGATATTACAGCTAATGACACCTACGGGGAAATTGGGTTAAAGCGAGATCGCAAGGACTTTGCTTCTTCCAATGGTAACAATTGGCAACAGGCAGTTAGTTTAGATTCTGATGGTAACAAGACGATTGATCGTGGGGTTGAAATTGTAGATGTTTACCGTACTAACCCTAATGAATTATTAAGGGTTGGTAGCATTAACGTTCAATTCTATGAAGCTAATGAATTACAGGACAACACAAGTATTCGGCGGACAGAGGTTACTTATCAAACAGCTAATTCTGAAACCGTTCGCCCAGACGGTGATTGGTCGAGTAATTATGTACAAACAACCGATGATAAACCTTACTTATGGACAAAGACTACAATCTACTATGTAAATGGAAATACTAAAGTCCTGTATAGTGTTGTTGACGGGGTTGATTAAATGGCAATTAAAGATAATTTACAACCCTTTTGGGGGTTTAACGTTCAAGGAATTACTAAGGACGATGGTTCAGCTAATGACGCTTTTATTAGTAGTTTACAGGGTGAGTTAGATAAGACAGAATTAGACCTATACAGTTCTAAACTAGAAACATATCTTGATACTGCTAATGGTAGATGGCTTGATTACTGGGGTCGTTGGTTAGGTTTACACCGGGATAACCGAAGCGATGATGATTATCGAACCGCTTTGATTAACCATGTTTTGCATGAACGGAACACAATTCCAGCCTTAACTAAAGCATTGACTGATTTCTTAAAGATTAACCAAGATCATATCTACATTTATGAACCTTGGCGAGATATGTTTGTTTGGAATGCTAGTCATTATAATACACATAAATTTTTCACTGACCCCTATTATCGCTATGCAGTAATTGATATTCAAATTGAAGGCCCATATGGTGATATTGTAAATGAGATTATCAATCTATTTCGACCGGCTGGTGTATATTGGGTCGTAACAAGTTTAGTCAATGTAATTAATAATACAGCACCGATTTTAGACTTGAGCTTACCAACCACTCAAATTATTGAAAGTTCAGATACAGACTATGCTAACTTTACCCAGACTAATTCCGCCTATTTAAATAGTAAGTTAGATTTAGCAACCTATGTAGGAGATCCTTTTAACTATAATAAGGACAATCTAAATGCGGGAAAACAGTATGCGACAAGCAACTCCAGTTATAACCCAGTAGTATATATTGGGAGTAACAAAGGAGATTATGATTCAATCATTGATACGACTGGTGGTGGAACTAACCTAGCTACTGGTACTGATCAGGAATATACAATGGGTTTTGGGATTCCTAATACGACATGGGAAGACGGCTATGCTTACGAGAAGTTACCATTAAGTACCACTGGTACTGAAATTCTCCCACAAGATAGCTCACACTTCTATACCCTGACTCAAGGGACAACCTATACTCAAACAATATGGTTTGAAACTGATGCGAATGTCAAAAACTTGAGTGTGGCTAAAATTTCATGGTGGACACATGATGGACATGATTATCAACTGGCAAGCATTCAAAATCTAGGTCAAAATAGCTACAAGATTGTATCAACATACACGTGGCCGGGTAAAGCCGACAACAACGTGCGGCTGTTTGATATTAGGTACTTAGATTCAACTTTTGACCTAACCACAGGAACCTATTTGAAGTTTGGCAAGTTGAAGCTAGAAGAAGGTAGTGTTTCAACACCTTGGTCGCCTAACCCTTCTGATAGCGATTATGCTAGTTGGTTACAAGCTAAGCAACAGGCAGAGTTAACTATTACCTCACAAGATTTAAAGCAACAGTTAGGTAATCAAATTACTACTCAACCAACTTTGATTAGTTCAATTGATAGTCAAGCTAATTCATTTACCATTGACCAAACACAAACTAGCCTATTAGGTGGGATTGATCTTTTAGGTTACCTAACTGTATATAAGCAAGCAGTTAAATCTAGTGACCAGACCGCTAAACAGTTTATCTTGAATAACTTAGCTACTTCTAATACTCAACGGTTAGAACTGGTCCTACAAAATCAGGACAACATTGATTTAACCCAAGATGTTCGTTTAGAATTATATGACTACAATCTCCATCTTTGGGTCAAGCCAATTATTGAATATGAGGTTCATTCTGACTACACTATTTTTAAGGTTAGCCTATCAAGTTTAGCCCCATATTTATCAGATGGGGGTAACTTCATGTTTCAGGTTTGGCCAACAATAGCTAATATCACTACTTTATCAGTTAATTACCTAGGGTATTTATTTAATGCCCCAAGTGATATAATTACATTAGCTAATAGTGCTGAAACATTCACAATGGAAACAAATTAAGCGAGGTAAATATGGCAATTACAACTCAAGTTGGACATATTCAACAAGCAATCAATTTTATTAATAATCATAACCATCTCTATTTTGAGTTTGCTAAGGAAGCTGACTGGTCAGATTCTAATAACCCAGAAGCAGAGAATGAAACAACGACTTCTTTAACAGACCCTAAGGCATTTTTGAAGGTTGACCATCTTTATTTATGCTATGACACAAACACAACTACCACATCATCTACTGATACAGATACAACTATTACTTATAAGTCAAAAGCATGGTCAATTGTAGACCCTACTACAGTGTTACCAAGTACAGGTATTCCAACCCAAGACGCTCGTTATGTTTGTTTAGTAGGAACTTTAGCGGTATCAGAACTAGATACGTTTAAGTACACACAAATTGGGGTTGTTGACTTCCAAGCTGATTTAGATAGTCACGCCCTTTTAGCCAACGCTGTATCAAGTCCGGGTTCCCTACTTTTTTATGAAAATAGAATGCTAGAAACTTATACTAATACAAACTCAAAGGTAGTTAAGTATATGCTCAAGTTTTAGGAAGGGTGGTGTATATGAGTAATAGTATCTTTAATCTTGACCCCACGACACACCAAGCTAGTTTATCTAAGGTAAATATTGGTGCTAGTGATGATGCTAGTTTAATTGTCTTGGGTAAAGTTACTAAGGTTTACTACCACCAAGGAACCCTAGACTTTAAGTTGACTAGTGGGGTATCTAGTATTGTTGCCGATGGTAGTGGTAATGGGACTGGTAGCGCTCGGATTCCACTTGATTACTTTGGCCAAGATAGTGAAGGTCGTACTTATGGACACTATCGCCCTGTTCAGATTGGTGATACCGTGGCTATTGCCTACCTTAATGGTCATAAGACGTCACCAATTGTTATTGGGGTATATGCACCGAATGGGGAACAGTATGAAGCTATCTCACCAACTCTATTTGATAGTGGTGATGATAAAGACAATTACATTGCTGAAACAGGTCTAGCAGAACAACACGTTCACCATTCTGGTCAAATTAGTTATCGATCTGGTTCCGGTCGGCTATTTGAAAGTTTGAATGGTTATTCCTTTATGGTCATTGATGATGATACTTCCCAAGACTATTCAGAACTATATACTGACTTGTCCTTGGTTCCTTATTCATCAATTGATGGAAAGACCCATGACCCACAGAGGGAAAAAGCTGGGGACTGGTTACTTGTCCATGAAGATAACCCAAACGGATTAGACGTAGATAATCACATTACCCGGTTTTATGTTAATAAGGCCGGGGATTTTGAGTTAGTCTTTACTAACACTTCTTTTGCTGGAGTTTCTACCGTCTTACATATGGATAAGAACGGTATGCAACTTAACAAGTATATTGGCCATCAAAGGAAAAAGGCAGGTCTACCTCGGGCTAGTGAAGAAGATCAAACCTATACTGCTGATTTTGATAGTGCCCCAACGACTGTTACTTTTGACCTAGGGAAAACCAAAGACGATACTATCTCTTTAAAGAGTTCCACAACAGCGGATTCCAAGGAGCAAGCCACTAATCTTGAGGTTCGGCCGGACGGGGTTTATATCAATGATGCTAAATTATTTGATTCTAACTCAAATAGCCTATCCGCTCTTGATATGTTCCTTGACGGTGGGGTCATGGACTTTAGCAAGATTACTGTTAAGAACTTTTCTGGGGATAACATTGAAGATGGCACCATTGATGGCACCAAGTTAAAGGGTAAGACCGTTACTGCTGATAAGCTAAACATTAGTAAGCTGTCTGATATTAGTTCCAATATGGGAACAATTACAGCAGGTTATATCCAGGTTAATAACGGAACAGCAGGTTCAACTGGGGTTAAAATTAGTGGGGACGCTAGTTCAGACCCCGACATTTTAACAGCACACGATAAAGCCCAATTACAACAGCAACTCAATGCTTTATATTCACAGTGCCAAGCGTTAATTGACTATGGTACTACAGTTGGAATTGACGTTAGCGAACTCAAAACGAATGAAAACTCCCTAAAAAACTTAACCGATTGGATCTTTGAAACCGATGGTAATGTTAAAGTTGATCGAGTAAAGATTGATGACGCCATTACTAGCTTCACGGGTTTGTTAGAAACCTATCGGAGCAAGTTTACTTCCCAGTTAAACCAGAAGATTGGTGAAACTTCTAATAAGGCTAACTCTATCTACCAAGGGTCACAAGAACCAGATCAAGCTAACGTTAAAGAGGGCGACCTTTGGCTTCAAACTAACTCTGATGGTACTAGCAATATTATGCAGTATGACAACGGTGTTTGGCAGGAGGCTAACCTCAAGGGCTACCAAGACGCAAAGACGGCCGCTGAACAAGCCCAAGAAACCGCAGATAAGTTACCTCATAATTATTATCAAGCAACCGAGCCAAGTGGTACCCAATACAATGATGGTGACTTATGGTATCAAAGTGTTTCTTCTACTAGTGATGGTAAGATTAAGTACAATATCTATAAGTGGGATATTTCTAGTAAGAGATGGGTGCAGTTAATTGATAACAACGCCAATGCTAACTACGTGGCTAGTTCCGCCCCTGCTGACCCTAGTGAGGGTGACTTTTGGACAGATATCGATGGTACACTTCATCAATATAAATCAGGTACGTGGGTAACTGTCCCTACTCAAGGCCCTCAAGGTGTCCCAGGTACTCCGGGTGATGACGGTAAAACTTATTACACGTGGATTATGTATGCTACCGATAATATTGGAAGTAATATGAGTAGATCACCAAAGGGAATGACCTATATCGGATTAGCCTATAATAAGGAAAGTCCTGAGGAATCCTCTATACCGACTGATTACACATGGTCAAAGATCAAGGGTGATCCCGGAGTTAGCCCAATTAATCTGGTTATTGAATCATCGAATGGTTATCAATTTAAAAATGGTATAATTAATACAACTTTAACTGCAAGGCTTTATCAAAATAATGAAGAAATTGATAAAGATGGAACAGGCTATGCTTATGTGTGGTCTAAAACTAATGCAGATGGAACAGAGGATACTGCTTGGAATCTGGCTCATCAAACAAGTCAAAAAACAATTACTATTATGTATGAAGATGTTAAACAAAGGGCCACTTTTGATTGCATAGCAGAATCACTTAATTAACAGGAGGAATAAAGTATGTCTATTGTCTCAAGTGGACAAATTACAATTACCAATTTATCTGATGGTATGCAACTCAATGCGTTCATCACAGCAAGTGGGGTAACTACTCAAACTTATGACGCAACCGCTCAAACATGGTCGCCTAGTTATGCGACTACTCCACAAGTTTTAAAACTTAACCTTACTAAAGCAGGTAGTAATGATTCTGTTATTAGTGGGGTTGCAGGGAACATTACTTGGACACGATCCGATGGAACGACAACCACAACTATTACATCAACTACTGATACTGATAATCAATATTTAAGCGGAAGTGCGAATAGTGTATTGACAACCAAAGTCAATGTTCCAATTGCTAACTCCGCTTCACGGTTCACTGCCTCTGGTATTTGGGTTGACCCTAATACGGGGCTAAATGTTCCGTTTTCAGCTACTTTAGATTTAACAGTTGTACAACTTGCAAAATCAAGTGTTCTGGCTAATGTTTACGCTGGGAATGGTGGGGCGTTCTACAATTCTCAACCGGCAAGTTTAACAGTTAACGCTGATTTATATAAGGGTGGACAGCTTTCATCAGGGAATAACCAAATCTTCTTCGGGTATGCAGATAGCTCTGTAACTACAACTAGCTCAAATGGGTATAATTCAAACCTTGGGTTAGGTTGGCACTTATGTACTTCCTCTACAACCGGTCAAACTCCTAATGTAGCACCAGGAACCAATACAACTTCTCAAGGGATCTTGACAGTTTTACCAACGGCTATTACAGACGCACAGAGTTTTAAGGCCGTCATTATTGATGAAGTAGGTGGGACAGCCGGGACTGCGGTAAGTGGTATTGTTACACTGCTTGATTATTCAGACCCAATCACTTGTACCATTGATAGTACAGCCGGTAGCATTTTTAAAAATGGGTCTGGTACTACAACGCTTACTTGCCGAGTATTTCAATCTGGTGCTGAAATTGATAAAGCAGGAAAAACATATACTTATAAATGGTCCCAACGTGACCAAAACGGTGTATTAAATGCTAATTTTGGTGGTACAGGAAACCAATATAAAACTGGTAAAACAATTAGTGTTTCAGCTTCTGACGTCAATATCAAAGCTCAATATACTTGCGAGGTAAATCAATAATGAAAAGTACATTTTATGCTAATATCGAACTTGGGGGAGAAATCACACAAGTTAGCTTTGAAGCAACAAGCGCAAGTGATGTGATTGAACAAATTTGGAGAACTTATGGTATCTCAACCCCAATTATTGAAATTTGGGCGGAGGAAACTGACAATGATAGTAGCAAGCAATAATATCACCCTAAGTAATGTTAATGATGGTAGCACCCCTTATGTCCACATTGCCTATGCTAATAGTGCAGATGGCACAGATGGGTTCTATGTTAGTGGTAGAAATAATTTACTATTAGGCACAGGAAATAGTCTAAGTATAACGGGTACAAATATAGTTAACCAATGTGTTAATCAGTATCCGCTAGATAACGGATACAATGTTTCGTCTTTGGCTTCGGCGCTTGGGACACAGTTTACGATTAGTTTTGACTGGTCAGTTTCAGGCAGTTCACCTTCAGGTGGCTTCTATGCTCAATGGAGTGATCTTCCATGGCAAATAAATCCAGTATTAACTAAAGTTTCGAGTTCAAATACCTCGGGTCATATTTCCAATACATTTAGCATAAGCACTAGTAGTGTAAATACAGCAAATAAGATTGGTTTTAGACTAGATAACTTTGTGGGAACTCTTACAATTTCTAATGTTAAGTTAGAAGTAGGTAGTGTAGCTACCCCCTGGTGTCCAGCACCATCAGAAATGAACCCTACTTACATGGGGGCCTACACTGATTACACACAATCAGCTAGTTTAGACCCGACAGCTTATCATTGGTCATTAATCAAAGGTGCTGACGGCAAGGACGGTGCTCAAGGTATCCCCGGCGCCCCCGGTAAAGATGGTCAAACTACTTATTTCCATATTGCTTATGCTAATTCCGCTGATGGTAGTGTAGGATTTACCAATACACCCGGTAATAATTCTTATGATTATTTTGGTACTTATACTGATTACACTCAAACAAGTTCAACAGACCCTACCAAGTACACGTGGGTAAAGATGTTCGATTCATCTAAGAAGCGTAACTTCACTACCACACCAACCACGCCTTATGATGTGGGTGATACTTGGATAACATCTGGGTCAACTTATTTCTGTAAAACCGCTAGATCAAGTGGTGCATTCAATCAAAGTGATTGGACACTACAACAATTGACCATTCAATCATTAGATAGTGATTTACAGGCTAATATCAATGGCGATAAAAACCTGTTAATGGTTGATGATGTTACCTACTACTCAAATCCTGTTCTAGATTTGTTTAATATGTCTACTGGGAGTAACAGTGCTAATATTGGGGCTAACTTATTAAAAGGTACGTCCACTACGAATAATCAAGGGCCATATGATTTTAGCAATGTTTCCGTGACAGCAGGTGAAAACTATACATTTTCTGGCTGGTGGTCAACAACTGGGAGTGGGATTGTTTCACCATATATCCAATACTATGATAGTAAGGGAAACAAACTTAAAGAATTTTATGCTAATCAAAACTCGCCACTAACGGGAACTTCTTTTACTTTAACTGGAACTGCACCAACAAATGCTGTAACGGCACGTGTATTGTTGGCCCAATCCAATAGTTCAATCAGTATTACCTATAACTCATTAAAGTTTGAGCATGGTTCACAAGCAACCCCTTGGTCGCCTTCTCCAGAAGAAGTTTGTTATCCATTTGACTACACTTCAACAGATACCACTTATACCTTCCAAGTTCAGGCTAAAAGTACCGTTAATGGCGATTATGTTCATATGTACCCTGCTTGGGGTTATACCTATGGACAATCACAAAATAAAACCACCCAAGTATCAGTTACCACTTCACCTAGTGTTCCAAACCAAACTAGCACCTTTACCAGTGCAGACAGCGATACTAAGTTGGCACTAACTACTGATTGGGTAACCTATATGTGTACTATTTCTGGTACGTGGGATAAAGGGTCTGTTTTAACTGCTTTATTGGGTCAAGTGTACAATAGTGAAACCAAGGGTACCGTTTCCTTTAGAAATATCAAGTTAGTTGCTGGGAATGCAATTAAAGATTACACTAGTGATGATAGTATTACAGTAGCCCAAGGTAGTAACTACTGGGATTTAACTACTTTGCAAAAAGGTAGTTCTGTCAACAGAGGTGGACTAAACCTAGCTAAAGGTACAAGTTCAAAAGACCAATCATCTGGTAATGCTAGTCAAACAACAGGCTGGAATATAGTTACAATCGCTACTCTTGCTAACCCACAAGTAGGTCAACAGTACACAGTAAGTGTTAATACTAGAAATAGTGGTGGAATTTATAAAATACAGATATGGGACGGTACCAGCCCTACTAACTGGGTCAGTTTTATAACCAGTGGTAATCCTATCTCAACGCAAGGGCAGAATAATTCGTTTACCTTTACTTGGCCAAGTGGTAAAAATCAATATCTAATCGTACAACTGGCTAATAGTAATGATGGTGGTCAGATATTCTGGAACAGTACAATGCTTGAAGAAGGTACCATTGCACACCCTTGGTCGCCTAATCCTTCTGATAGTATCTATGCTAGTTGGTTACAAAACAAATACTATACACCTTGGTACCCAATTAGTGAGGGCCAACGAGTATTCTTAACTCACTATGATTACCCCGCTTATCCGGGAGTAACCACTAGTGCTAGTGTTGAGTTTGCAGATAGTGATCATAATTTTATTTCTAATGGTACTAATAACAGCCAAGGCAGTTCTACTTTAGATGGTACTAATAGTACGTTTATCAACCCACAAAGTTTGAATGGGGTTTACTACAATGAACGAATGCTAAATATTAGTATTGTTTCTCAAGCCGCGACAACTAATTATCAAGACCTTTATATCCAAACGTCTGGTTTATTACAGTCTAAGTTGGCAGTTTCTGGGCGAGGTACTACTGTGGCTACTTTTGATCCATATTCTGGTCAAAGGGTAGATACTCAATATTGGGACACCTATGGTTCGGTTGATAATGCTAATGCACTAGTAAATTACTTAAAATCAATTTCTAGTCAAGATCTAGTAGTGGCGATTGCAACTAAAGACGCCTTTATCAACAACTCTAACGATTTCCAATTGGCGGCACAAAATCTATGTACTTTGTTACAGTCTTATGGACTACCTATTTCCTATGCGCCTGCTGATTTACAATATCGAGTTTCCTTTGCCTTTGTTGGACACACTCCTGCTTATCAAGGTACTAACAATGAAACGTTGGTAAGTAGTTCTAAAGGGGACGGTCAAGTTTCCACCTTAACTGCCTATGTATCAAATGGTCACATTTCTAGTACCAATAACACCCGATTAGTTGCGTATGCTAATGCACCTGCTAAAACCGCTTACTTCCGGGCTGGATATAGTTTCTCTCCTGATGAAGTAAATCGAGTTAACTTTATGGTAACGGTAGACAAGTTGTCTACTAATTATTCATCTACTATTGCAGACATATCTTCAAAGACTGTTAATAAGAATAAATCTTATAAGGGTGTCACCCTTAATGACAATGGTTTAACGGCCACAGCGGATAAAACACAGGTAATCGTTAACTCAAGTAATGGTTTTGAAATTAAGAAGTCGGGAGTAGATGTGTTCTCTGTTGATACCAACGGTAATCTTACTATTACAGGTTCTACCATCTCGACAGGTAACATATCAGGGGTTGACTTTTCAGGGGATAACCTTACTTTAAGTGGTACGTTAAGTGTTAATGGTTCCATTGTTGGACCAAACAAAACATATACTATTGGTCCAAAAGGAATGGTATTTTCTCCTACGGGTGGTGGTAGTAGTACTATTACTATTTCTGATGGTGGTTTAACCATTCAAGGGTCGTCAACTGGCAACCAAAGCAAAGCAGGCACTTATGGTATTAATGATTCTTTAGCTGGTGACGCTGGTCTGTTTGCCACAAAGGATAAAGCTGGGAATACTAAGACGTGGATAACCTCATCTGGTACCTTAATGGCGCAAGACGCTGTAATTCATGGTAATGTGTCTGTTGATAAACTTACCTTGACGAGTCAAAATAGTGAGATTGTGTTTGGTTCAGGTTTTAAAATTGATGGCAATGGGGCAATGACCTCTACCTCGAAAAACGCTCAAATTTCTAATGGGACTTATTCAGATGGTGTAATTGAAGGGTCTGAATTAGATATTGGGACTGCTTATCATTCAAAGCTAAGTGAAGCCGATAAGTATCGTTATCATGTATCTAGTATTGGTGAAACTACGTTTGGTATGTCCCAAGATTTGGGATTGATGGGTTCAACACAAGGTATTAATTCTTCCTACCTTAGTTTAAACAATGCTTGGACAACCGGTCAAGTTAACTTCCGAGGAACGGGTAGTGCCCCTAATAACGCTATTCGGGCTTTAGGTATAACAAATGATATTTATACCGATTCTTATGGTTGGAAGCACCGGTTTAGCGCCCCATCTAATGGATTGTCTGATTTTTGGAATCAGATTGCAATTTGGGATAAAGACGCTCAAGGTACTATAAATCAATATAATATTAACTATAAGATTACTGATCCAATTACCAGTTCTGTAAATCAAAGTATGAACAGTAGTGCTTATAATGGTTGGGGTGGTGCTGATACTCCTTGTTGGACTTTGTCAACTGTTGAGTTCCCTAGTTTAGGGGGGTCGTTGCTTACTTTTGGGTCAAATGAGGATTTATATCCAGCTCAAAACCAAAAACCTTATCTACTCGCAGGGCACACCTATATTTTTGGTGCTTATATTTGGAACTGTGGCTTGCGTTATGGAGCTAGAATTACTGTTGAGGCTTCACCTTTGGAGACTGGTTACCAAAATTTAGAGTATTCTCAAGGGAATACAGTTAATTATCAACAAAGTGGTTACTGTATTTGTACTTATACTCCATCAAGTAATGTTTATCTGCGTCATATAGTTGTTGAAGCGGCAATTCCAGGTGGTAATCAGGGGGACAACTATGGGGTGCCCCTTTCAGTTACTGATCCATTTGCAGTTGATCTTAATCAATTTACGTCTAAACTATTGGGTGGGGGATTAGACACATTAACTTCTCTTGGTGGTCGCTTTGGTATGCCCTATCCACATTTAGATGCTTCCCAATACGGGGTATTGGGGCTTATGCGTGCAGATAACTTAACCGTTGGTGATAAGGTGGTTGTTTCTATCCCTATTAACTATGAAAGTGGAACTAAAGCTAGTTTCGCAAAAATTAACCTAGGGATAGCTAAGCCTGGTAATGATAGCCAATATATTGCAATTGATAGTGAATTTCAACCACTAATGCCTGGTTATTATACGTATGACTTTTACTTTGTTTGGAAAGATGAATATAAACAGTATATTAACAACAACCTATTACAACTAAATTTAATTAGTAAGGGTATTAGTAGTAAAGAAAAAGCCTATGTTGTTTCAGTCGATAGTATTCGTATGGGTATCTTTGTTGGACACACGACCACTAGCTCAACCCAATATGTGAATGAGTACCAGACTAAGTTTAGCCCCTTAGGTTCATTACAGCTAAGTCATATTAGTAATGTTGGTGCTAATGGTTATACAATTGCAGGGCAAACACAATTAACCAGTGAAGGTTTAACAATTACTTCAGGCTATTCTACTAGTGGTAATAATCAAGGTGGAATGCACATTTCAATTAATGGTAAATCAGGAATTGGTATTTCTGGTGAGATGAACGATGGTAATCCAGCCACACAACCAGCCCTTTCCTTCTATGGTTCCATTCCTTACAATAGATTACTAGAAAATACTATTGAACCCCAATACAATGTTAATTGGGACGAATCAAATTCAGCGTCTGGTATATGGTTTGATTCTTATGGAAATGCCCACGGTTATGGTAGTAGCTTGTATTGGCACGTTCAAAGCCCAAGTTATGGATCAAATTTCGCAGTTCCTCTTGCTGATGGAAATGAGTATGGTTTTGCATTGTCTAGTCCCAATGGGCAACGTGGAGATAACATTTTAAGAATAGGTTTAGTCCATTTCAATAAAGATGGCGGTGGGTATGTTCAAGGTAACTATCCAGCATTGATTTCTGGCTCTGGTGATACTTTAGCAGGGATTGCCTTTGGGGCTGGGTACGTGATTATATTTGGTAATAGAAATAAAACCAATAACTTCTGGTCTTTCCCACAAGGTGGCAGTGATGGTCATAGCTCCGATTCAGGAACCGTTAGCGAAGTAACTAGCCAAAATAATATGCAAATAACCCACTAATCATGCAATATAAGTAGGGAGGAAACATGGCCTATAAAGTAGTAAACCCATATGGTGTTGTTTTACAGGTTGATGATTTAGTTTCTTGGTGTGCGACTGGTCCTTATTATAAGGACGGGTGGACAGCCCAAGATTGCGTTGACTATTTAGTATCAACAGGACAATATAAAGTCTATGATTTAGAAACCAAGACTTTGTATGTTCCAGAGATGTATAATAATGATAAACACCAACAATTAATTAATCAATTACTTATGTCAAGTAAATAAGGAGGTACTATGCCAACTAAGATTAAGCGAAGTCAACAAGTATCAATTGGATACGAAGATATTATCAAGTTGTATCAACAACGAATTGCCCTGTTGACCGATGAGAACATCAAGTTATTAGCACAGAATCAAGCCTATGCTAAGATCATTGATGATGAAAAGAATGAGATTAACTTAGGTAATCAATCTAACCCAGAAATTCCTAATGTTGATATTAAAGACGCTAAGGTAGCAAAGTTTTAATAAAGAAGCCCTCAATTAATTTTGGGGGCTTTCTTTTTGGCCAATTTTGCGTTAAACTATCACTAAGGAAGGTGATAATCATGAAAGAACAAGATTTATTAAAGTTTGCCCTTGATGATATTAACACGGTTTACTTAGGCCACCGTTATGTATCTGAATATACTCGGGGCAAGGAACAACAATACTTAGAGTTTCTCAATGCAATAGGTGATAACGGAGCAAACCCAGTTTACCTATTAGATCGAACACTGGCTTACTTTGCTTATCTTGATCGTAATCGGAAGAACAAACGGCCAATGGGTATCTTTTTCGTTACCCAAAATTGGAAAAAAGCATTGACAACGGCAATCCACTATGAGAATAAACGACTACCTCACCACGGTTTTGTTACTGAATACTGTACCAACTTAACTGCTCGGGCTGTCTATAACTATTACTCAATAACTCAAGCTGGTTTTGACTTAATTAACCTAGTTAAGGGAGCTTACAGGGAATTAGTAATGAATTTATCATTGCCTTACTATGATAATCTTGAATACCTAGAAGCCTATCGTAGGAAGATTGAAAGCAACCCAACTCCACAACAAATCCTGTTGTTAAAGGGAATTAAGTCCATGCAACCAGAGTTGTTAGTGTTCTCTAATATCTTAAAGAACTTGCCTAAAGACCCAGTTGATTATGCAATCTATTATATAGGGCTAGAAAACCTAGATAAGTTCAGCTATAATGAAGATGACTTACAGAACTTGTTAGCATTTAGTAATCAATTAGCAAAGGAAAATCTTCAATGGAAAATTACGAATTAGAACAGCAGTTAATCATTCGGGCTAGTCACTCGGCCTACTTTACTAGGGAAGTATTAAGTAAGGGGATCCCTAGTTTAATTCAAGATAAGACCTTATCATTAATTGCCAAAACCTTGTTACGTTACTATGGACAACATGATGAGGCAATTACTGGGAAAGCCCTGAATATACTCTTAGAACAACGGTTAAAACTACAAGCTAAACAAGCCGGGCAACAGATTCCTGATCAAATTTTAGATCAGTTATTTCAAAAAGCAGATAATTTACTTAATACTCCCGAAGATGAAAGTGAAGTAGTTACCACTCAATTAGAGAACTACATTCATACACAACTAGCCAATGACGCCATCTTAGAGGAAGCTAGTAAGGGTGATACTAATATTGGAGAACGGGTTGCTAAACGTTTAAATACCATTAATGATATTTCATTAACTGGTACCCAATACAAGCCTTTAAACCTGTTATCAGATATTGATGAACGGGTAGCGATCTATGATAAGTTTAATCAACGTAAGATTAAGTCTGGGTTATCTTCATTTGATCGAGTTACCGGTGGTGGTCTTGAATTAGGTCAAGTAGCTTTATTCGGGGCTAAATCAGGTGGTGGTAAGTCAACCTTGCTAACCAACCTAACTTACTATTATGCAATGCAAGGTGGCAACAACGTTTTACACGTTACCTTGGAAGAATTGGAACAAGACCAAGTATTGCGTTTTGACCGTATTATGTTGAATGCGGGAATTAAAGAAGTATTTGATACACAGGGTCAGGTGAACCCAGAATATATTAGCAAGTTACAATCTTATTACCATAACTTAGCTAATACTGACGGTTATGGGAATGTTTACTTTAAAAAGTCTACTCCCTTAACGCTAAAGGTAGATGATTTAAAACAAATGATTCTATCTGTGGAACGGGTTAATGGTATTAAAATTGACGTGGTGGTTTTGGATTATGCAGACCTGTTAAAGCGCCAAGAATATTCTGATAGTGAATCCAAGGCGGGGGAACTACTTTTTCAAGACCTAGTAAAGTTGGCCCAACAAACAGATACTTTAATCATTACCGCAACCCAATTAAACCGGGGGGCTAGTATTGAAGATGTAGCAACCCTAGCTAATGTAGAAGGTTCCTACCGTAAGATTAACACAGTGGCCTTTGCTTGTACTCTTAACTCTAAGGGTGAAGAAAAGGACAAGGGTTATGTACGTTGGTATATTGATAAGGTACGTAACGGATATTGGAAAGATGATGATTTTCTTTATTTCAGATATGATTTAAAGAGTTTCAAATTAAACGAAGAAACCCCCCAAGAACAAGAAGAACATAAGATGATTGTTTCTTCTGATTTAGGACAACGGGGTAAAGCTAACAACCAGAAACAACAATCTATTCCAAAAGATGTTGATTTAGGACAAGTAATTAATAATGCAATCAAGGGGGTATAGTCCTTGAAAATTAAGGAAATTGAAGCGAAAAACTTTCGTTCTTACAGTAATTTAAAAGTCAGCTTAGAAAACTACCATGGTTTAACCCTACTATCCGCAGATAACGGGAGCGGCAAGGCACAACCATATTCAGAAAGAGTTATGACGCCTAGTGGTGTTACTACTATGGGCCAACTCAAGGTTGGCGATTATGTATATAACCGTTTTGGTAAGCCAGAACAGGTAACAAATATTTTTGAAAAAGGTAAACTAGATGTATATAGAGTTATTACAAGCGACGGTCGTAAAGTTCTTGTAAACAAAGACCATTTATTTACTGTATATGATTCCAATGGGAAATTAAATAAAACTCTATCCATAGAGGATATGCTTAAACAGGGGCTATGGAAAGACAATCCTAGTAAGCATGGTTCTAAAGTATATAGGTATGCTATACCTATCAACGAAGCTATTGAATATCCCACTGCTAAAATTAATTATGACCCATATACTATTGGGGCATTATTAGGAGACGGCTGTTTAGTTGATAAACATATTCAAATTTCCGCAGATGATAAGAAAAAGTTTATCCTAGATAAGATTGTAGCTAATAACCATTGTTTATCTGGGTACAAGAGAAATTCAGAAAAAAACTATACTTGGGCTTTTAAACTGAGTAAACAACAAGGCAGTTATAAGGGTACTAGACACACGCACTACCTAGCCCAAAATGAAGATTTAAACCTACCAGAAGAAGTTGTTCAATATACCAAAGATAAATCCATACCTAGTGAGTTAATGTATGGTAGTATTAAGCAAAGGTATGAGCTAATCAATGGTTTATTTGACACTGATGGTTCTGTTACCTTAGTAAAAAGTCGGAGTAATATTAGTTCAATTACTTTCTCTAGTGTGAATAAGACCTTAGTAGACCAAGTAACTGAAATTTTGAGGTCATTGGGTTACTTAGTGTTTGTAAGCAAGGAAGATCGGCGTGGTAAAAAACACGCTAACAGTAACTACGCTTATAAATCTATTGAATATACCATAAAGGCAAAAAGTACGTGGGAAAAAGAATGTAAGTTATTTACTATCCCAGATAAGTTAGATAAAGTAAAATCCTCTAAAAAGACCCGTTATAAACATACTGATCGGGTAAAGATAGTGGAGGTTGATAAATTAGATTATCAGGAAAATATGCGTTGTATTATGGTAGATGATAAAGAACACCTTTATGTTTCTGGTGACTATGTAGTTAGTCATAATTCCTCTATTTATTTTGCCTTACTTTATGCTTTATATGGTAAGTGCCCTGATGGTACCAAAGCCGATGAGGTTATCAAACATGGTTCTAAGGGTGGTACCTTTACTCGGGTTAGTCTGGAAATTAATGGCAAAGACTATGAAGTTACTCGTTACCGTAAGGACAAGGAATATAAGAATAAGGTAATTCTAACCTGTAATGGAGAAGATGTTACCTTGTCTACGGATAAGGAAACCAATGATAAGATCATTGATATTTTAGGTTTTAAAGAAGATACCTTACTTAATTCTCTGGTGTTCAGCCCAGAACAACTAAACACCTTTATTAATGCAACTGATAAGACTAAGAAAGCAATGTTGGAAGATCTAACTAATATTGCAGTCTATCGGAAAGCATATGCCCTAGTTAAGGAAGATCTCAAGGAAGCTCAAGAGGGCCTCTCTAAGGCCCAAGAAGGCCAACAACATATAATTGACCTAGGTAACTATCAAAAGGCCCTAGAGGAGCAATGGAAGCAAAATAAGGCTACTCTAGAGGGTCAAAAGAAGAAGTATCTCGATTATTTATCTCAAACTGATCAAGCTACCTTGGAAAAGGAAGTGGCTAGTCAAACTTATTTAGTTGATCATAACAAACAGGCGTTACTAACTCTTAATAATCAAATTGATAAGTTAGGAATTAACACAACTGCGCCCCACCTAAATGAATACAATCAGGCTCGTTCCCTGGCTGATCGAAAGTATAATGTTCAAAAGCATACCTACAATCAATTACAAGAAATCTTTGCCCAGTTAAAGAAAGTTCAGAATACTCCCAATGCTATTTGTAGTTTATGCGGGAATGTTCTAGACGCCCAACATAAACAAGTTGAGATTACTAATCTCACTAAACAGTTACAAGAAGGGAAACAACAATACCTATCTCAAAAGGAAGAATATAATCAAGCCGAAGATAAAGCCCAACAAGTAAAAGCGATTGTTAATCAGGAGCAGGCTAGTGCTAAGGAAAGCCTGAATAAATTAAATCAACTTAACAGTCAAAAAGAAAAGATTAATGCACAGATGAGGCAAGTAACGTTAGCCCTACAACAAGCACAGCAACGGCTTAGCCAGTATCAAGAAAAACAAGGTGAATTTATTAGGTTAAATCAACAAGTAATTGAGAAGCCTAAAGAGTTATCCACTGACTATCACAGCCAAATGATTGAGGCACAAGATAAAGTTAATCAAGCTAAGAACAAGATTGAAAAACTGAATAAGCTAGAAGCTATTTATTCAGACCGTGGGGTTAAGGCTCAAGCATTAAACCAAGTCGTTCCCTTCTTGAATGACCATCTTGCTAAAGCGTTGGATATTCTTACAGGAGGTGAAATCCAAGCAAGTATATCCTCGCAGACGACCACCAAAACCGGCAAGGTTAATAATAAGATTGATCTATCGGTTAACACACCTAAAGCTAAAAAGACGTACCAAGAGCTTAGTTCGGGGGAAAAGCGGCGTGTAGGAATTTCACTGAACATTGCCTTCATGGAATACCTGCAAACCCAAATTGGCGGGGTTAATCTCGTTGTTTTGGACGAATTGTTTGATAACCTCGACCCTTCTGCGATCGAAGCTGTGGTAAATCTGCTGAGTAAGATCAGTAAAGACGATATGACGGTATTAGTCATTAGCCACAATCCCGACTTGAAATATAATGATAGTTTTGATAATATTATTAATATCAATGACAACAACGGGAAGTTAGAACTGTAAGGAGGATTATTTAAATGGGTATTTTGACTACGACTAATAGTTTGAGGACGAGGGCCATCATAGATCAAGGCACGGTAAAGCTATTGGTGTCCTGCGCTAGTAAAGATCGACAGGACACAGTGGTTTTGCCTATTAGTGTTGGCAACTACTGGTACCCTTTGTCGCCCTACCTAGACTTTCGATACAGCAATACGTATAAGCATATTATTTTATTCTTAGACGCACACACTAGTCAGGAATTTAAGGGCTTGTTTTACCTTAAAGACAAGGGCCGCTATCCTTTTCTAGAGGAATTATATGATTATAAGAATAATGTTCCCGGTATTTATGATAGTGTTTTAACACTTAATCTAGGTTTAACTACTAAGTTTAAGAGTATGGGTTTAGCTACATGGGACGAATACTATAACCAAAAAATGGTTAAGGATAACTTTACCTTGTTATCAAACACTTTAAATGAATTAGAGAATACCATCTTTGAACGGCAAGACAACTTAGCGCCACAGACTAAGAACCTCTTAAAGTTTGCGACTAAAGAAGAACAAAGGTCTTTAATGGATTTAGGAATGGCGTATCGAATGAACAGTTATATGCAAAAGATAGTTAAGGTACGTGATCGTTATGAATAGTCAATTAAGTAAGGATCAGCAGGCTTTGGTGGACTACCTTGGTCTGAATGATTTTAATCTATCTGGGGGCAACCAACTTAACTTTAACTGCCCCTTTTGTGACGACCACCGTAAAAAGATGTATGTATCCCCCAAGGGTAAGTTTATCTGTTTCCTATGTGAAACTAGGGGTAACTCGATTGTTAGTTTTATCTCCCAATTAGATAAGATTTCATATCAGGAAGCTACTAGCGCATTAAGAGATTATGGCTTAGATCATCAAGTAAGTTATAAGCAACCCGGTAGCACTTTGCTGGGTTCACTGATCCGTATCAAAGGTCAACAAAAAGTTGCTAAGCCTAAGCCAATGGAAATGATTCCTCTACCAACTAACTGTTATCTATTAAAGGAACACAGCCCAATAACTGAACCATTCTTCCAGTATTTATATAAACGGGGTATGACCGATCAGGAGATTATAAATTATCAGGTCTGTTATGTAGTTAAGGGTCTAGTCAAAACTAAGAATAAGTCCTTTTACATTAATAATCAGGTAGTCTTTATTACCTTTGATAGTAATGGTAGGGCTATTTATTGGAATACTAGGTCAATTGATTCAAACCCCTATATCAAGTCTTTTAACGGGGTAGCGATTAATGACCACCAACACACTAAGAAGAATACTATCTTTAACCTTAATCGAACCGATAACCATATTATGGTGGTCTGTGAAGGGGTGTTTAACGCCTTAACCTGCACCCAAGGCGATTATGTAGGAGTAGCAACCTTTGGTAAGAATATATCAGATGAACAGGTTAATATGATTATTAATTCTCGGGCTACTGCTGTCTATTTATTCTTAGATAATGATGCTAAACAACAAACATTTCAACTATATAAGCGTCTTTTAAATAAGGGCCTTTCCAAGCCTTTAAAGATAGTGTATAATGCTAGTATAGATCAAGACGCTAACGACTTAGGCAAGGTTAAAGTAAAAGAATTACTTGACCAAGCTAGGGACGTTAATCTTGCTAGTGTACTAAATATGTTAGGGGGACGATAGAATGGCGAATCAAACGCCGTTGAGAATGCTTTCCGCGGTTGCTTTCATTGATTATGTGCATATCAAGCACCAAGTCGAAAAGCTAGATCATGATAAGGTCACTCAAGCGGTGGGCCAACATGATAAAGACAAGGTTGAGTATGGCGAAGCCTATGAAGTTTTAGAAGAATATCTAGCGGAAGCTCAACATTATAGCGATAGTTTAATTAGTTACACCAATTCATTAATTTCTAGTCTGTGTTCCATGATGGTTAGTAAAGGAATTATGACTGAACAAGAAGTTAACGAAATGGTAGACGTTACCCAAAAGATTTGGGAAAGCCAATTAAAAAGTGAGGACAACAATAATGAATAAAGATTTACCAGAATTAGACAAGAAGCGTAACATTATCTTTACTATTACCGATGGGGATAAGGATCACACCGATGTACAGATTGCCGCCAATGGTTATGGGGTCGTTCCTGAATCTGAAAAGGTGAGTGATGTCGAAAAGGACACTAATAAGTTACGTATTTCCAAGATGATCACGGAATCAATCTATGCTTTTACTATCTTTATGGACGACTTAGGTTTAGATAAGAAGTATGTATTAGATACCGTTGACAAGATTTATGGTCAACTTCATCAAGACGATCAAGAGGATCAAGGGGATCAAGGGGATAAGTAATAATGCCAGTATCATTAATTAAGTCTTTTAAGGATTGTTTAAAGGCTAATGGGTTAAATGAACTTGCTAAGGCAGTTTCTAGTAAGGACATTTCACCAGTTACCCCTAATCAATTAGTTGACCAATATGGCTTAGACGTTTTAACTAATACTAGCAAAGAAGATTTATTAATTGATGAAGAAGATTTATTGAAGGATTTCACAGAAATGGTATTGAACTTTGACCATGTAGTTTTAAAGTTGGTACCATCACATGATTTTAGTGAAGAAAATCTAGCTTCATTACTACGATCTTTCATTTTAAAGAGTGAAGAGATTAAGAACAACTATTCCTCTTTATTTAAAGAGTCCCTTAATATAGACTACTATTTAGCTGGTAAGTATGACAAGGGTCAGTTAGGTATCTTTGCAGTTCGGGGTAAGAAAGGTCATTATTTTATCTTTTATAGCAAACAGGTTAATTTACTAACCCAGGCTGATTTAGATAAGTTAGTCAAAAATATGTTTTCTGACAAGGAATATAGCCTAGAGGAAATTAAGAATCTACAAGAGTGGGCTAATCAATTACAAGTAGTTTATAAAGATAATAAGAAGTATCTGAATAGCTTGTTGGAATTAACAAGAAATCGTGTTTTATATGACCCAGACGCACAGAAGATTTTCAAACTGGTCTCAGAATCACAATTACTGTTAGATAATTAGCCGAAGCCCTGCTAAGTAAGCAGGGTTTTGTTTTATCGTTTTTTGATATAATAGATTTAAACTATGAAAGGAAAAAGAAATGCAAGGAAAGGGACGAGTCTCAAAGGGAAAGAATTACGAACGTAGAGTAGCCAGGGAACTCTCACAAGCATTCAAAACTGATGTAGAAAGAACAGGGGGGAGTGGCGCTTATCGAGGAATCCAGACCGAATATAATAAATCCGAAGATGAGGGTAAGGTTGGTTTTGTCGGAGATCTTTTCTTTCCCAACGATCACCCACTAAGCATTTTTAATTATGAACTAAAGAACCATGATAAAGTTCGATTAACTAATATCTTTAACAATAATGGAGAAATCCCATCTTTCCTAGAACAGGTCATTACTGATAGTAATCGGCTAGGTGGAGTTGGTGCTACTGCTCCTTGTCTGATTATCCATGTTACACGGGAGGACGATTACGTGGTATTCCCTTATAATGCTAATGTTTATCGTGCTCTAGTAACTAAGGGGCCCGTAATGATTAAAGTAATGAGTTTCTACCAGAAGCGTACAGAACTAACCTATCGTTATCAAATGTTAATAACAAATTTAGCTACGTTTGAACAGGTAAACCCAGAACAAATTCAGCAGGTTTATTCTAAGTTAGATTGGGACGTTTTAAACCATGATTTAAAGCCAGTTAATCATGAAGTTGATTATGATGATTTAGTTGATAATATTAAATAACTATGCGATTAAGAAAACAAGTAAACATTGATAACACATTTAGGGTTTTGAATCTCAATTTTTATGATACAAATAATGCGATTGTATTAAATAAAGAAAATATGGCTAAGATTAAGCAAGCCCTAAAGAACCAAGATGAGGTCACTTATGTAGTAGATCATTTTAATAGTTATGTAAGGCAACAAAAGGCCATCTATGAAAGTGGTCAACGGGTAATTCTACATACTAAGACAGTTATTCCAGTCCATGTATTCTTAGCAGTCGGGACGAACCGTAAGTCTTATTATGTATACGAATTACATGATTTTACCCAGAAAGAGTTACAAAATATGCAAACTGCTAGTGCAGTATCAACGGTAGCGATTGAGATCAACCATATTAATTCTAAAACTAATTTAAGAGAGTTGTTGTTCCAGTTAAACGATACTCGTTATATTGCCGATCAGGTCTTGCTTAATTTTGATGATGAAACCGATGTAGCCTTGATTAATGCTGTCTTTGATTACTTCCATGAGATTTTAGCTAGGTGGAAGTTACAGTTATTTATTCGTATGAATGACAAAGAACAAAAGAATCAGTTGCGATCAGATATTATTGCACGCTATAAATAACTAAAAAACTATTGACAACCCCCACTTGTTGGGGGTATTATTATGTCATCGAAAGGAAAGGAGATCTAGTCATGAACAATGAGATCATTCAAGACGCAATGCAACCAATTGGCTATATCAACGAACATGGGGAAGCAGTAACGTTAAACCCCGAAGAATTGTTGAATATAGATAACCAAAACCTAAATGTGTCTAAACTAGCTAATGACTACTTTATTGTAGCTCGGTTGGCTGAACGTAAGGCTTTGGAAACGTCTGATTTAAAGACCCAGTTAGAAGCATTGCAAGGGAGTTTGTATGCTAACTATTTAAATAACGAAGGGCTAAAGAAGATGAATGGGGGTAAGAAGCCAACTGAAACTATGTTAACTTCTGCAATTAATACTACCAAGTCTTACCAAGAGCTAATGGTAAAGATTAACCGTGCTGACTATCAAACTCGGGTATTAAAGTGGTTATGTAAGGCTTTAGAGATGAAGTCTAATCTTTACCAAACGCTTAGTGCTAACAATCGGGCAGAACGGAAGGTGGAACACTAATGGATAGTTACAATGATACTTTTGATTCTAATTTAACAGCAGTTGAAAATTGGGTTGAAGATGTAGCAACCCAGTATCTCGAAACGAAGGATAGTTTTGTTCAAATCTATTCACCAGATCAGACGTACCTTCGTCTATATCATAAGTTGCCTAGTGATCTTAATAATGAAGAAGTTACTAGTTACTTCCTGATTAAGACTAGGGAAAATGTTCATCTACTAATGCGTCAACTGTATAGTGAAGATGACGCTTTATACACGCAGGACGTTTCTTATGTAGAAGCCTTAACCACGAATATGTTCCTTAACACCTTGGAAATTATGCACCTTTTGCTAGATGAACGACCAATGGAACTAGATGAATTTAAAGAAGAACTAACCGCACTTGTTGGGATTCTAAAGGCTAAGAATCATGACTATGGTTCGTCTACCCATGACACGGTAGAGTTGTTTGGAATGGTACCGTCTTATGGAGTACGTATTATTGATAAGCTCAACCGAATTAAGTCACTTGCCTTTGGTACAGACCCACGGGTTAATGAATCATTACAAGATACTTTAGTTGACTTAGCAGGTTACTTGTTATTATTCCTAGTTGAAATTGAATACCAATTACAGGTTGCAAAAGACGAGTAACTGTTGTATACTTAGGACATATTAAAAGGAGGAATTAAATCATGTCATTTGAAGAACAGATTGAAGCCATTTTAGGCGATACACACAATACGCAACAACAACAAAACAATTTCCGGGCAATCAACATTGGTAAGACGCCGTTCGTTGGTCGTATTCTCCCCTTGGAAGAAGGCGAGTTTCCCTTTGTTTCATACACCCGTTCATGGTTAAGCTACACGAATCGTCAAGGAGAACCAACTAGCATTCCAGTTATCTTTGATCGGACTAACCCTAACGATGTATTGGGAAAGTTGATTGCTAACGTATTCTTTTACAACCGGTCACAAATGAAGGCTACTGGTAGTAATGAAGAAGCTATTAAGATTAGTAGTGGGCGCTTTGGCCTACAAATGCAAGAACGCTCAACCTTCCTTGGGGTTCGAGTTGGGCCTAACCAACAAGGGGCCTATGTAGAAGAAATCGATGGCAATACCAACCAAGAAGTCATCAACGCTTTCGATATTTCTCATGGTATGCTTCGTAACTTAGTAGAGTTACTCAAGCCAAGTGTTCCATATATGAACAACCAAGGACAACCATTGTTTAACACCCCACTACAATTTATTAGTGCAGGTCAAACATTCCCCGTTGAACTCAAGTCTACCCAAGGTTCAGACCGCCACTGGTCTAGCACGGCTAATGCTTTGAATCAGATTGCATTACCACCAATGTCCTTTAACTACTTGGAAAAGGAACAGGACGGTAGCTACAAGTATATCCCTAATCTTGCACAGGAACTCCGTCCTCTGTTAGAAACTAATCCTACTTTCTATGAAAAGGTATATAACTACGTTAAGGAAAGCGTAGATACACAGATGAACAAGTTGGGGATTACTACTTTAGATACCCGTAACCAAACACAGGCACCACAAGCACAAGGATTTACTCCTAGCCAACCAAGTCCGGCCCCACAGCCAAGTATGAATACTAATAGTGTTCCTCAAGCCCCTAACTTTGGAAGCCAAGCACCAACCCAACAAGCTCCTAGTTTTGGGGGTCAAGCACCAACACCACAAACCCCTAACTTTAGCAACAGTCCCGCTTCCAATGAACAACCTTTTGCCGGTAATCAAACTACAATGTCAGATGATGATCTACCTTTTAGTAATACAAACCAACCGTCTGATGGGAGTCAACTGGAAAGCAGTCAATCGCTAGATGATTTCTTAGACAACATTTAACAAAATTTAAGGCTACCGCTTAGGCGGGGGCTTTTTTATTAGGGGATCAAAATGGATAATAAATATGAATTAACAGATAACATTAAAGTAGTAGATGGTCATACCCTACATCAAATTAAAGCGTTAAAATCTTTTGGTAATGTAAAGAAAGGAGATCTAGGGGGCTGGATTGAAGATTATCGTAATCTATCCCAATCAGGTAACTCTTGGGTATATGATAATGCACAGGTTTTTGATTATGCCTTTGTTTGTGGTAATGCTTCGATTGAGGACCATGCTTCAATTGAGAGTGATGCTAGTGTTTTCTCTAATGCAAAAGTTTTTGGTAAAGCCGTGATTGATGATCGTGCACAGGTTTTTGGTAATGCAAAAGTTTTTGATAATGCTTGGGTATATAATAACGCCCAGGTTTATGGTAACGCCCAAGTATCTGGTGACGCCGAAGTTTTTGATAATGCTAAGGTATATGATTATTCCGCAGTTTTAGGTAATTCATTGATTGCTGGTAACAGCCATGTTCTTGGTGACGCTAGAGTTGATGGGAACCTTTTGATTCAGGGGGGATCTACCATTTCCTAATGGTTGGTTTTTATAGGAGAATCATAGTTTATGAAACTATATAAGGTAGTTAAAAAGAATATACCAGTAGAAGCATACCAAACAGAAAAGCCACTTGATATTCATACCCTTGAAGGGGTAATGCACGCAAATGCAGGGGACTGGATTATTACCGGAGTAGAAGGTGAACAGTGGCCAGTAAAGAAAGATATATTTAAAAAAACATACACCATCCTTTCGGAATTTCCGAATAGTTGACCTCCTGGTACGCTAGTGGCGGGATATTAAATGCTATGATTAAAGAAAAGGAGATTCTTATGAATAATAAATATGAATTAACAGATAACACTAAGCTACTGGAAGGCCATACCCTTCATCGAATTAAGGCTTTAAAAGACTTTAGTAATGTAAAGAAGGGAGATCTAGGTGGTTGGATTGAAGATTACTCTAACCTATCCCAATTAGATAACGCATGGGTCTATGATGACGCTAAAGTTTTAGGTAATGCCTTGATTTATGGTAATGCAATTGTCTATAATAATGCTATGGTTTATGGTAACGCTAAAGTTTTAGGTGACGCCATGGTTGAGGACTATGCACAGATTTTAGGTAATGCCTGGGTTTATGGTAATACTTATGTATATAATAATGCTATGGTTTATGGTAACGCACATATCTATGGTGATACCCAAGTGTTTGATAATGCCAAGGTCTATGGTAATGCCCGGGTTTATGATAATGCTTATGTATATAATAATGCTATGGTTTATGGTGATGTGCAAGTTTATGGTGGATCCTATGTATATGGTTACACTAGAGTTTGTGGCCATATCCAGATTTATGGTGACGCTAGAGTTGGCGGAGGCCTTTGGATTAACGGTAGCGCTGAAATTGGTGGAAGCCTTCGTGTTGATGGGAGTGCTGTAACTGACTAACAGTTAGGGGGGTATCAAATGGATAATAAATATGAATTAACAGATAATACTAAGGAAGTGGAAGGCCATGTCCTTCATCAAATTAAGGCTTTAAAGTCCTTTGGTGACGTTAAGAAGGGCGATTTAGGTGGCTGGGTTGAAGATTATGATAACCTATCACAATATGGTAGTGCCTGGGTCTATGGTGATGCAATGGTTGGTGATGACGCAAGGATTGAAGATCATGCACGGGTTTATGATAATGCCCGGGTATATGATAACGCATGGGTCTATGATCACACTAAGGTTTTAGATAATGCGAAAGTTTATGATAATGCTTGTATCTATGATCATGCTAGAGTATTAGATAATGCCCAAGTTGGTGGTAATGCTAAGGTTCATGATGACGCTCAAGTTTTTGGTCAAAGTCAGGTTATGGGTGACGCTAACGTTGGTGGAGACCTTTGGATTAACGGTAGCGCTTTAGTTTGCTAATAGCTAGGAGGTTAAAAAATGGAAGTACAAGATATTTTAGGACAACTCAACGGTAGCGACAACCTAGTTACTTATGGTAGCACTAGCATGGGTGAAATTAACGACTGGTTGCCAACGTTAATGCCTCGGTTTGATTACAACTTAGTTGGTGGTTTCCCTGCTAGTGGTCGGGTGTCCGAAGTAGCAGGTAAGAGTAGCGCAGGTAAGTCTAGTTTGATGGGTCTTATGATTAAGAACCTTCAAAAGATGGGCGGAATTACGATTTACTATGACGTTGAAGGGACACAAGACGCTAGTCGGTTAGAGGAACTGGGTGCTGACCCTAACCAAGTTTTAACCATGAAGCCAAAGCGACTTAAAGATGGTACCATGGAAGAACTATCAGTTGAATCTATTGGTAAAAGCATTGTTGAAACCCTTGCTAAGATTCACGAAGCTGATCCGAATCGGGTAGTTTTGTTTGTGTGGGACACCGTTGCAATGACCAATTCTTCCATGCAAGCAGAAGGTGAATTAGGGCAACAGTTGGTTGGGCAACAAGCTCGGGCCTTAGCGGTGGTAGGACGTAAGATTCAAGTTAATTTAATTGCTAATAACGGTATGTTAATTGCCCTTAACCAAGCACGTGATGATTTTAATGCCCCAAACCCACGCTATGCACAACTCAAGACAGTTGGTGGTAAGGGTTGGGAACACCTATTATCCACCCGTATCACATTACAGAAATCAGGTAATCTAAAGGCGAAGTCTACTGATACCAAGCCTATTGGTCAGATTACTCGGGTTAAGGTAGTTAAGTCCAAGGTTGGTGAGAACTGGGGAAGCGACTTTCAGGCCGGTATTATTGGTAAGTGGGGTTATGATCTCGAATTAAACCTAGTATTAGAGGGTCAAGACGCTGGAATTATCTCCACGGGTCGTTCAGTTAAGTATACTAATGAAGATGGCGAAGTCTTAATTGGTGGTCGGAATACGATGGACTTAGTGGAGAAGCTCAAGGAACCTGAAAATCAAGCAATCCGTGATCGTCTATGGCAACAACTAATTAAGGACTTTTTCCCACAATGTTACCCACCTTTGTTTAACACGACCCTGATTATGTATGAAGATAAGTTCCCAATGATTAAGGGAATGCGTGAATACTATATCCACCAACAGCAGAAGTTAGAACCTAAGTACCAAGAATACAACTATAAGCACTTTATGAGTGAGTATAGCAAAGGTAACTTACCTGATCGATTGGCTAAGGAAGTGGGGGAAATTCTCAATGAACAATAATCAAATTGTTGACGACTTACTCGCCTACCTCAAGTTATATGAACAGCCACAGCCAGAATCACGATTGGGGCCTCGTTTTACGGAGGACGTGTACCAAGAATATCGGGATAAGTTTGACAAGCATATTCAAAATGGTGATCGGGCTTTTATCTATCGTTCTAAAGCCAAGACCCCAAACTCAACTGCCGTGGTAACGTTTATTGAAACCTATCCTCGTTTTGCCCGTGGTTATGTAGTTAATAAGTTAAGTGGCGTCAAGATTCCATATACCCTAAACTTCTGTAACCTAATCACTAAAGATGTCTATAACCCAGAATCTTGTTGGTCAGACGGTTCTAGTCTTTGGGAATAGTGTACAATTATAATAAATAAGTTGAAATAGTCTTAGCATTATGCTAAGGCTTTTTTGTGTTAAAGGGGTAAATTATGGTTAATAAAACTGGATATAATGATGATAAGAAGAATGTCTTTAACGAACTTAATGGTATCTACATTGGGTCTAAGGGTGATAAACTAACCTTTTTACGGGATCCCGAAAAGTTACTTAAAACCTATGATAACTTGATTAAGTCCTTGGGCCGTTTATATGGTGGAACAGAAACTAAGATGAGTTATACTGATCGCCAAGAATTATATGCTTATATCTCGGAAGTATTCATTGATCTAGTAAAAGAATACGATATGGAGAACGATGTAGACTTTCCGGGCTACATTTTAATGATGATGAAGATCCGCATTCGGGGTAGCTACCTAGAACACAAACACCGTTATGACCAACACATTACCCCGTTGAAGTCAGAAACTTTGACTGTGGAAGATTTAATCGACTATAACTATGATCAACCTAAACTGTCTTATGGTCAGTCTAAGAAGAAGAACAGTGTGATTAGTAAGATCATTAGTATGGGTGATAATAATGAAATTGATGAATTTACCATTAACACGATTCGTATGATTAAAAACAATTCATCACACGTAGAACCCCTAGTTGAGATTGTACTAATGGTAGGAGTAGAGGGATATTCATTAAGGGAAAGTCTGGAGTTCATTAAAAAAGAATATCATTTGAGTAACAAGGAAGTAAACGAGTATGTAGAGGAACTCAAAGGGTATCTAGAATAGCTATTTCTATAAAAACTGTTGACAATCTACCTAGCCGTGTTATCATATAGTTGTCGAAAGGATAAAAGAAAGGAGTTTCTTATGAACAAGAAGTATGAATTAACGGATAACATTAAAGTAGTAGATGGTCATGTCCTTCATCAAATTAAGGCTTTAAGGTCTTTTGATGGCGTAAGGAAGGGTGAGCTAGGTGGTTGGATTGAAGGATATGACAATCTTTCTCAATCTGATACTGCTTGGGCTTATAATAATGCTAAAGTTTATGAAGATGCTCTAGTTTGTGATAAAGCTAAGGTTTATGGTAATGTTAAAGTTTATGGATTCGCTTGGGTTTGCGATAATGCTGTGGTTTATGGTAACGCTCATGTTTCTGGATATGCTGTAGTTTGTGATAATGCTACTATATATGGTTATAATAAGGTTTGTTGTGGCGTTTTTGGCTCGGGGGGTCGATGTGGTTTCTAATGGTTGGGGGTATTTAAAGAATGTATAACAGTGAATATCGAATCTGGAGTGAAGAATATCAGGATTACACACCAACCTTTGTGGTGGCGCAAGATGGTACCATCTTAGACCCTAATAATCTAACCTTCATGGACGTAATTGGTCATGTAGGTAAAGACTTTAAAGTTGAATATAACTTACACCAGCAAGATAGCAAGGGTCATGATATATACGATGGTGATTTAATCGAAAGTAATGGCGGGGACTTATACAAAGTTCATTTTGATAAAGAAAAGTTAGTTTACAAGATTGGTCAATTTACTTTTAATGACCCCAAATTAGCTTTGATTAAGCCCTACACGATTGTTGGCAATATCCATCAGGGCTATATTAAATAGAAAGGGGGAAATAATTTAAATGGCAAGTACATTAATTTTGAATGCTTACGATCAGAATGGTCAACTGGTAGCACAAGGAAATCCGGGAGCTTCCTCGGTAACTCTAAAGGGGATTGCTTCTGTTGACGCAAGCAAGTATCAAGTAGCTTTTGAAGATGGCGATGGGCGTATGTCACCAAAGGTTGCTGTTGGGTCAACCGCTGTCACGGGTGCTAGTTCACCTACATCGGCTTCATCGGCTACAAGCGGGTCTGCTTCTCCTACTTCTGGCAGTGGATCCTCCACTCATTAAATTCTTTAAGTCATATCCTAAATTGGGTATGGCTTTTTTATTGACCTCGTGGTATAATAATGATAATTCTTAGATAAATGCGAGGTTTATTATGCAAAGCAAAGAAATTACTTGGGCTGTTTTAGGACATTTAGCCAATCAGTACCAGAATAGTGTTAGTCTTAGCTTAGTTAATTCTTACTTTAAGGACTATGGCTTAGACCAAGTTAATCAACAAGAATTAATGAAACTTGTTGGTGAAGTTAGTGTTAAGGATAGTGAAGCTAATAAGGTTTATCTACAATACAAGCTGGGTAAAGATCTAAACTCAATCTATCGAGATGATGTTACGAGTACCAATACTTATAAGTATATTGGTAAGGATAATCACCCTCACCAAGTAACCTTAGAGGATCTAAAGAACATTGCTTTGATTGTCGATGAGTTACAACAAGCTAGTCCTAGCCATACGTTCTCATGGCGTAAGGTAGAAAAGTTAAGTGCTAAGCATGACTTGATCTTTTCAAGTAAGCAAGAGTTTAAGGACAAGGTATTGGCAGTCCTCGATGAGATGAAGGAACAACCGTCCGTTAAGAAAAGCCCGAAGCAAGCTCGTTTCTTGCAGGAGACCTTAACAGATGAATTAGGTATCTTAGCAACTCGTAAGCGGGCCTTACAGAATGACCAACGACACATTAACAAGGCTCGCCGGGTGTTATCTGATGTTGCCTTAACGAAGCAAGCCATCATTGAAGTGATGGCAGAACCCTTAATTATTAAGCAACCAAGTAAGGAAGATGTAGAAACCTATGACCAAGAAGATAGCACCTTGTTTGTATGTATTTCAGATGTTCATATGGGAGCCGTTCAGAAGCTCAATTCCAGTACCTTAACCAGTTATAATACAGATGAGGCTGTGGTTCGCTTAAATAGGTATTTGCACAAAGCCAAGGAAACTATTCGTCTGTATCACCCCAAGGAAGTTAATGTGGTAATGATGGGTGATCTAGTTGAAAATGTTCAAATGCGTAAGAATCAAGGTTGGTCTGTTCAAGGAACTTTGGCTCAACAAATCCGTTGGGGTTCGTCGGCTATGGTTAACTTTATGTCAATGCTATGCAACACCTATCCTGATCTCACCTTTACCTATACCGAAATTGAGGGTAATCACGATCGGTTCGCTCCCGACAAGAAAGATGAATTACCACAAGACGGGGTTAGTTTAGTAGCTCGAACTATTATCGATACTGCCACTAAGGATATTAAGAATTTATATGTATTGGATCCCGAAGATGAGTATCGTCATCTAGTCCAAGATCATGGAAATAACCTCCTGTTTGTGCATGGTGACAAGGACAAGTTAGCTAACAATGATATTTTAGGCAAACTATCCACCTTCTTAGACACACCTTTAGACGCCGTAATTGGTGGACACTTACATTCATTACAAGCTCATGAAGTTGGCAATCGTAAGTTAGTCTTACAGACTGGTTCAGTAATTGGGTCAACTGATTACTCTAATTCATTAGGAGTAGCCAGTGCCCCAAGCCAATTAATGATATTAAGTAATGAAGAAGGTATTCAACCAATTTTCACCTTCTTGTAAGGAGCTGTATATGTCTAAAGTTAAAGAAGAAACTCAAAAGATACTTCAACGATCTCCAGAATACTGGGCCTTCAACTCATCAGTATGTCTATTAATTTCCTTTATCGCCATTGGGGCTGTTATGATTCTCGACTTTTTCATGCGAGTATGGTGGTTAGATTTAATCTTATATCTAGTTGCTTTTGCTAGTTTTGATCGGGCGATGTTTTATACTTATAGTTATGGGCAATCGTCCTTGATGTTTTTCTGGGACAAACTAATTGTTCACTATGAAGATGAAAAGAACAATAAGCACACTGCTTATCTTCTTTCAGAAAAGGCAATTGATAATTATATTCCTGATACAGTCTACTTTCTAGCTCATAAAGATGGTCAACTTTTACTAGATGAAAAGCAGGATTTGTTTGCCTTTTACGATAAAGAAAGCGCAGTTGAATATGGCAAGGGGCTAGAGGAAGATGTTCTAGTAATGCCCTTAAACCTAACTAGGGGTGATCAAAGTGAACAATAACTTAGAAGTTTTATCTGGGGTAGTCGTATATAATGACAAACCCTATTATTATGTAGAACAAGTAACAGGTGATGATGGTAGCTTGATCTTGGCCTATGAATTTAGCAAGGCCAGTTTAAGGGAATATAACAAAAGTAAGGATTTAAAAGTCTTAGCAAAGAAGTCATTAATTAAGACCCAGCGAGTACAGCGGTTTGATAGTGAATCAACTGATCTAAGCAAAGATATGAGTTTAGTTAAGCCGCATGAAGCCACTAGGCAAGTATTGGTTTATAAGCCGGCCATCTTTGTTAGTCCGGTTACAGATGGAATTGATACTGATACTAATAGCTATTGCCTAGGCTTTTATGAAATGAAGCCGGATAATTATGATGGCCCAGTATCTAATCAGTATGTAGAACCAGAAATGACTGGTATCTTTATTGGTTTTCACCACGTTTACTGGACTAAGGAAGTGGTTGATTTTAGTAAGTGGCAAGGTTACTTAGAACCAATGTATCGTAACTACATGGACTATTTCAGGTATGGGAATGGATAATTTATACGAAGATGAGATTAAGAACAGTGTCTTGCATAATCAAGAACTGTTTGAAAATGACGTTGGTAAACTTGGTCAATCATGTATCTTATACGAGAAAAAGTTAAATAAACGGGTTATCTCTGATGTTCTCTTATGTAGTAGTACCCAAGGAATTATCGGGATTGAGATTAAGACCATTCATGATACTTTAGCTCGGTTGCCTCACCAATTAGAATCTTATAGTTTAGTTTGCAACTATGTTTATGTACTCTGTCAAGACAAGTTAATTGACAAAGTTAAGCATTTACTAACGGAACTTAAACTGTATTGGGTTGGTTTAATCTCCTATGAGGAGTTTGAATCAGCCCCTCTATTAGGTTTAATCAAGCCTGCTACTCTTAGTCCTCGAGTTAACACAAAGGATAGTTCGAGGTTACTGTGGCGTAGTGAACGGGCTACTATCCTAAAGTATTTAGAGGGGTCAACTTATTATACTCGCAAGAGTTTGTCTTATCATTTTAATCGGATTCCCACTGCTCAAGCCCAACGATTAATCGCTAGTCTATACGCTTATCATAAAACTAGCCTATCACACCCGTTACAACGTTATCATTTTCATGACACTTATGTCCATGATACAACGGGGTATCAGGTATGACTAAACAGAAAGAAAGCATTAGTTTAAGAGGGGTTAGCTTAACTGGTAAAAGCTATATGATGTCAGAGAAAGGTTTCTACCTGCAAGGCTTTAACACCACCTTAAACCACCTTACAACTGCTCATCTAAAGAATTATCTGAACTATGGGCGGGACTTGGTGTCTAGATATGAACATTTAGACCCAAGGTTGATTCAGTTTAAACTAATTCATGAAGAACAGAATTTGTCTACTGTTACCGAAGTTCATAGTGTTAGAACTGGAGCCATTGTAGCGGGAAAGTTGTATGTTACCGTTCAAATCTTAAATGAAGATGATGTTAAGATTAACTATAACTACCGCTTTAGAACCAGTTCAGAAGATTTCTTTAACCGTCAACCAAATTTAAACCCTAGTATTAGTGGTGCCAACAGCGAAACCATGAGATTAAAAGCCCTCGGGCAATCAGTATCGAAGGGGAAGGGCGATAAAGGACGGTTTAGCAACCATAAGTATGTTAGAATTAGAAACAAGAATGAATCTAAACGTCGAAAATATAAGGAGTATTAAATGATTAGTAAAGAATATATCAAGGAACCATTATACAAGTTTATTGCTAGTGAAGGATTTAAGAAGTATTACCAACAAGCCGTGCTTAATGAAGCAGTTCGGGTTCAGCAAGTTCCCGGGTTTGTAGTTAGTGTACCTAATAAGGGGAATCAATCCTTTAAGGTTCAATTGACTAGCAACCACCAAGAAGTCAAGGTAACTCGGGTTGACAATTTCTCCCGGGTTGAGGTTGGTTTCTTTCCACTTGTTGAGGAGGACAAGCAAAAGCCCAGCAAGCCTAAGACTACCCATCGGGCTAAGACTACGACTACTCGTAAGAAAACTACTACAACTAAGAAAGTAGAATCCAAGTAGTTTAATTAACACCATAATTTTAACCTAATTCTGGGTAAAAGTTAGTCTAAAATGGGTAGTTATATTTAATAGTTTAACTAACAAATGTAAACAACCTTTTGATAAAGCTAACCCCTTGATTTTACTAGGTTTTAGCCTAACTATATCCCCCCCATAATAGCCCCTTATTAGCTCGTAAATAGGCTTATAGGGGGTTTAAAAATAACTTGTGGAGTGTTTAGTATATATTATGGTAAAATAGCCTAGGGGTGAAATAAGATGGCCAAGAAGGAATTACAAAGTCTTAGTCTAAAAGAATTAATTGCAGACCAACCACTATACAGTAAAGTGGTCAATATGCTAGATCAGAAACAATCGTACCGATACATTCTGAAATACTTAGCAACTAAAGGATATAAAATGAGTACCGCTGGTTTAACCCATTTAAAGGATAAACTAACCGAATCACGAGAAACTGGGGTACCAATTGAAATGTTAGGAGATAAACGTTCCTCCAAGAAAGAGATTCAGGAACACACAGCAGAACAAGAAGCTAGTTTAGAAGATGTTCTAGAACACGCTACTGGCTATACAGGGGAACCAGAAACGGGGGTTGCCAAACCCATTCCCGTTTATAGTTCTGAACAGTTATTAGAGGAACTACTCAAGAAGGGAATGCATACAATCCAAGAGAGTGACTTTATCGACCTGCCGGTAGTGTTGAAAACCCTAGAGTTGTATGAGAAGTATTATGGAGCCAAGAACCGAGGATTGACTGGTGAAGCCCTCAAGCAGTATCAGTTAATTATGCAAGCCCAACAAACGGCGATGACCGAGGTGTTCTTACAGTATGTTCCTAAGACTAGACAACAGGAAGCCTTAAAAGCCCTTGAACAACGATCACAGGAGATCTTAACTCAAATTGGGGCGACTAAAGAAGGTAAGGAATTGCTGAAACAACTAGACCGGGCTGGCCTAGAGATGAATTAAAGGAGTAATGATAATGCGTTTTAACTTAATGTCAAAGAATCGAACCATCTACTTTACTGAACTGAATGAAAAGCCAATTCAAATTCAACCGTTGGAAGAAGTTACTTTTATTATTTTAGGTGATCATAAGTATGTTATCCCTTATGGTTTAGATACTTACAAGCAGTTAGCTAATCAAATGGCTAAGAACAGCCATGATGTAGATCAACTCTTTAAGGCTACAATTAAGGTTCTTAATGTTAGCCCTTATGGTCATAACGTGGATAAACTAGTCTTACGACTTAACGAACTCAAGGAACAGGCAGAAAAGGAAGATGCCTTAGTTTTTTATGGGGTAATAATTAATGCTTTATCTGATTATCAAACACCAATGATCGACCATGAGGAATGGGAAGAACTAGTTGATAATGTTATTGAAACTGGTAATTTAGAATTATCACCCTCCGCATTCTATGATTTAGAGAAGCAAGAATCACCAGAAATTCATAACGAGATTATCCCAACCCTAATGGAATTAATTAAGCAAGTTGATCAACAGGGATTACTTGATGATTTAACCGACCCGACTGAAATGCTAAAGGCTTATTACGAAGGGAAGTAAGATCATGGCTTATTCCTATTCAACCATTAAGACCCAGCAAGGTTTCCTCAAGAAGGGGTTTCAAGATTATAAGCTAATTAACATGAGTATTAACCTAGCACACACTAAGACAATCCATGAAATCTACCGGCATGAAACCTACTGGGTAGTATTGGGGCAAACAGATGATTTTAGCCATCTGGAGTTTGTCACTTATGACCATGAAGAACCCCTAACTACTTATCTAAATGATAACCCGAGTGGGTTGTACCAGAGTTTAGATGGTTATCAGAGGTGGGGGATCACATTAGTACACCCAAAGTTTAGCTACCGCCCGTTTACCTTTAATGATCGTCCCTATGTAATCATTAGAATTACAGACGCCGGGTTAGTCTATAATCTGTTAATGGCTAAGTACACTTATGAAACGCCCTTCGTGTTTACCAAGGTTAAGATGAATAAGACTAACCTTTATAACCTTATGGACTTGCTTAACCTAGGTTTGTTAGGGCGTCAAGTTAGCTATAATCTGGCAACGGAGCATGTCCTTAGGCGTCAACGTGTAAATGATGATCTAAGTGTAGCAAGAATAACTTTTGAGAACCCCACTGATCGAGAAGGAATGGAAAAGTATCGTCTGTGTCTAAGCCAAGAAGATACATTAGTTAATATCTATGATTATAAAAAAGTAATTGTTAAGCCATATGTTTACGACTTAACCGACCAAGATTCTATTCCGGGAGTAAGCATTGAGTTAGTTAGTGACCACGAAAGACTAGAGATTGAGGTTGATGGTTAAACCAAATAAAATATAAGTTTTGAGTACCGGGTTTTCTCCCGGTATTTTTTTGTATAAAATATAAGTTTTGAGTACCACGAAAAGCGGGGTAAAAACAGATGGCCGTTGTGGCCCCGCTCCCGGCCGTGATCACGATCGTCCTTGCCCACAAGGGTACTACCCTACCACATTTCATCACGTTTGTCAATAGATAAACCAAATTAATTGATTAATTTTTTTATTCCTATGTATAGGGGGCGATCAAAAATAAATCTAAAAAAAGTGTTGACAAGGGAACGGGCTAGGTGGTACTATAAGAGCGTAGAAACGAAGGGGGTTATAGATATGCGACTAAAGGACGTAACAAAATCAGTGAGAAAGCCGGAAAAGCAATGGTACCAAAAGCCGTGGTGTTGGGTAGTGATTATTCTAGTGACCCCGCCGGTTGTTGCGTGGTGCTTTACCCCGTACGGGTTCTGGTCATTCCTAGGGGCGTTTGTGCTAGGTTCCTTATATGATCGTAGGCGGTAATTTTTTTAGACAAAATCAAAAAAAGGTGTTGACTTTAATTATAGACGTGTTATTATATAGTTGTAATAAGGAACAAGGAAAGAAGAAGGAGCTAATTTTTTTAAAAACAAAATTCAAAAAAAGTGTTGACAATCTTTAGACCTGATGATATTATAAGAATGTAGCAAGGATAAGAAAAGAAAGGTAGTTAAAAATGACTGAACTATACATTAACCAAAAGTTGAACCAACTTGCAGAATTAGACTATGATCAAATGCCTGAAAACCCACTTGATTGCCAAGGAACAGGGCAAGCTGGTTTACCCCGTCACCAAGTACCAACATTCAATGGTACATTACTACCTTGGTAGTGACGAAGGTTGGGACTGTGGTGTTAATGGTTTTGTACTGGTGGACGTAAAGCAAGCAAAGAAAAACCTAGGGTTTATCAGTGAAAAGGATATTGTAGCTAACATTAATAACACTCTAGAAGATTTTACCAGCTATGCTAACGGGGACGTTTTCTTCGTTGCCTTTTATCAACTCAATGATAAGGGGGAAAAAGAAGAAGAATTGGATTGCGCCGGTAGCATTCAATCAAAAGACGCAAACATTGAAGGGCTTTTCAATTTAGGTTTCCTCGAAGGTAAGCTTGAAGATTGGCAAGAAGCCCAAGAAGAAATTAAAACTAGTTATACGGTAGCAGACTAAAATTTAGGGGGATATAAGATTGACATACAAACAAGAAAAGCAAGAATATGATAGCCGGGTTAAAACCTTACAACGGGTCACTATTTTAGATAAGGGTCCCGGCAAGGGAACCCCGGTCAAGATGGCGGCAGTTTATTTATTAGAATATTCTAATGATCTTAACAATTATATCAGTAAGGAATGCTTAGCATTAGGGCCTTTTGACACTAACCTAGATAGCTTATACACTATCAAGGGGCAAAATGATGATTATAATATTTACTTGTTAGACAAGGAATTAGACCCGCAACAAAAAATTATCATTATTCAACGGGGGTGTACGGTTAAAATTCTTAGGGATTACGGGGTTGTTCTATCCTTTAATTACAATTGTACACCACTAGCCGCCCGTTCCTTGGCGGCCACCTTGGCAACCCTAACACTTAATAAGGATACAACTATAGACAAGTTATTGGTTCACTTGCTACACCCTAAAAAGTACGGGCGTGAAACAGACTTTTAGAAAAAAGTGTTGACTTTAAATCCAACTATGCTATTATATAGTTGTAGCAAGGAATTAAAGAAAAGAGGAAATTAAAATGAACAAGCAAACTAATAATGGTGCAATTGACACGCTTTTAAAGCGTAGCTGGGACATGGGCCTTGATTTCATTGATGAAGGCAAGTTTGAAAGCAATAAAGAATTAGGGGCGTTGTTCGATAGTGTCTACCCTTGGGAGATTGACGACAAGGAGAAGGCCGAACTGGTCCAGGAATTATTAGACAATGGCTATATCGAACCGTCCCCTGATGATGAAGAAATTGATTCCTTACAAATTGTGGACAATCATTTATACACCCACTACCGTGATTTAACGATGATGGATATTTGTAACTACTTAATCTATGATAAGTGCCGGAAGGACTACCTGTTAGGATTTGACGCCTTTGGTAGTTATGAAATAACCGGGGCAATTGACCTCGCCACTGGTTCTATCGGCTACTATAATAGTGAATATGACGTTTATACGCAAGTTGGAACCCTTTGGGAGAATGACGTGACCAAACTTGAAAGGGTGGTAAATGATTATGATTTTTCAATTGATTGTACTTGCAAGGTTGCAAGGAATTAATTTAAAATAAAACCATAAAAAGTGTTGACTTTTAACACAACTATGGTATTATATAAGTGTAATAAAGATAAACAAAAAGGGGCTAATCAAAATGAAAACTACTAAGCAAACGGAACAGGAATTACGCAACGTCCTATTGAATTGGGTCGTGGACGCTGATTCAACCCCTTCGGAACCGGAACAGGGCGTGGAACTGACCTATCAAGCTAATGACGGGACACTAGGATTTTGGGTTGATCTTTACACGCGTGATTTTGAGGATTTACCGAATGTTGAAATTAAGGACGGTGATTTATATCACCGTGGTAAGCTGGTTGAGGACTTGGTGGAGGCTGAAGAGTTGCTTGGCTATCTTATGATCGTAGACGAGATTATATATGATTTAAAGGGTGGTTTAAAAGGGCGTGAAGAATACAACGAAGAAAACGTAAAGGAATTTATTAAGTATCTTAAAAATTAAATAAAAATGTTGACTTTTAACACAACTATGGTACTATAAGAGTGTAGAAAAGATAAACAAGAAAAGGGGAAACAAGAAAATCTTAGATGGTGTAGTTTCAAAAAAGGAAAGTCGCCCCGTTTTAAAGGGTGTTCACTACCAGAATGGAAACATGGTTGCCACTGATAGTCATCAACTGGTCTTATTCAAGGACGTGGTAGAGGACAAAGAGTTAAATGTAACAATTGATTTAAGCACTTACCTACCTATTAACATGAATTATCCCGAAACTGAACGGCTTATTCCAATGGAACACACCACGCAACTAGTCTTTCATAACTTAGATGAAATTAAGGGACTAGTGGACTATCTCAAAGCAAGTAAGAAACAGCTTGTTGATATGGATATTAAGGGTTCAGGATTTACCCTTAAATTGCAGGATAACCCTTATATGGTGTATAATCAAGAGGTTGAATGGAACGGTGACGAATTAGAGATTAGCTATAACCCTAGTTACTTATATAACGCTTTAGCGTACCTTGGCCGCTTAGTAAAGGAGCAACCGGTAGAATACACCGGGGACATTCTGATTAGCTTTAACGGCGATTTACGGCCCTTCACGGTGGTGTTTGGTAGCATGACTTACTTAGTTACCCCTGTAAGGAATATCTAATACAACCCAAAAAGAGGTCTATTCAGGAATGGATAGGCTTTTTAGTTTACCCTTTAATCTAACCCTTTAACCATCTAATTAAGCTAAGCCTATAACCCTACTAAATAACATTAAACTGTTAACCTGAATGAAAGATAACTACTAACCTTACCCCCTTCGCTTTAACTTGTCAAGTATACCAGCTTAGGTTACTAGAAAATATTTACTATAACTATAAAGGTTGATCCTAATAAATTTAAAAAGGTGTTGACATTGCTTTCCTATAGGTGTATTATAAAGACAATCAAGAAACAAGGAAAAGAGGGGAAGCAAACAAGATAAAAATAATTAATAAAACTATTGACAAGTTAAAACAAGTAAGGTATACTAAAGACAATCAAAGGAAAGGAATATTAAACATGAAAAACTACAATGAAATGACTAGCAAGGAAAAGGCGCAATTAATCTTGGAAAATACACCAAGTGAACAATTACAACAGTTAGCTATTGACCTATCCCAGGCCTATGGCGATTATGGAATTCAAACCACTGATGATTGGTTTGATACTATAGTCGAAGAATTCAATAGTGGTGTAGTGGAAACTGATATTGTAGAAATTATCAGAATTGCACAACAATCCAAGGATCTTGACATTTGCGATACTTTTATTCGTGGTAGTATCTACTACTATGATTATAAGACAAGCGACAATGCACTAGACTTGGTTAATGATGAGGAACTATCAGAATGGATCGAAAACGCTATTGAAGATGATAACCCTATTATTGAGGACGCTAACAACGAACTTGAAATTGAAGCTATGCAAGAAGGACTTAAAAACGATTAAGAATGAACGGCCGCCTGAAAACGAGCGGTCTTTTTTTTTATCGCATATCACTTGACTTTTGCAGCAGGATATGGTATACACCCCTCCCCCCCGTTTGTCAAGTACCAATCCAGTACCTGACCCCCTATCTGCTCTACCC